CAACCATAAGCAGTTTTGTACATCTTTAAGATATCCTCACCAATCTTCTTATCAGTTGCGTATGGTGAAGTTTGAGGGTTACACCAACGAGATGATGAACCTGCGTAAACTACCTTTACATTATTTTCTTTAGCCCATTCAGCTACCATTTGTGTACCACCCGCATTTACCCTAAATGTTTCCATTGGGTCATCAAATGATGGTTGGATTCTACTTAGTGCAGCAAGATGGTAACATAAATCAAAGTTATCACCTTTCCAATACATCAAATGTTCTATATCACCATACACATAATTACATCCTTCAATTTCATACTCCTTCAATCCAGTTGAAAGGTCATCCAATGAAACTACATGATGTCCTTCGGATAGTAATCGTTTAATTAAGTTTGAACCGATGAAGCCGTTCCCGCCTGTTACTAATACTTTCATAATTTTAATTGTCTAAATAAATCCAATCGGAATGTTTATCCGATTTTAGTTTCTGTCTTACTCTTTCAGATGAGATACCAAAATGGTTACCAGCATCTTCCATTGAATAGAATTCAATTCCATCACAACTTATAACTGGTATTTCTAATCTAATATTATTATCCCACATATCCATCATTTCACCATAGGTAATATCATTACTATCCACCCGTTTCCAATGTCTATATTTGGGATTGTTTGATTCAATATAATTTCTAGCAATTTGTTCGGTGAAATCTCCACCAATTAAATCTGCTATTTGTTTTGGGTTCTCAAACGGAACTCCATCTACTTCGTATTTTATATGTGGGTTGGTTTCTTCACCAATGATTTGCCACTCTTTGTAAGATGATTTAGTACTTCTACATCTTCTCTCTACTTCAGATGCAACTAACTTATCTGCATCCACATCAATTGCCGCATGTCTAAATGATAGGTATTCCTTCCCATCTACTTTACACATAGGTTCACCACCTTCAATCTCAATAGTTGCGATATCAGGGTTTCCTTTTACAAAAATTAGAATGTTTTGATGAACTGATGGTATTTTACGATTTCTATCAAAGTAAGTTTTACCAACTCGTGAAGCTTGGTGTTGAGAATTGAATAGAATCATATCATTATAGAATTCCATTCCAGCTGATTCCAACATATCTATGGTTTTACGAACCAAACCTCTATATCTACCTTTAGAATACTTACCAGTTACGGATGGTTCTCTAACTTCAGATACTACAATCCCAAAGAATCGGTTATCTTTTAGTTTTTGAACTGATTTTAGGAGTATTGATTCATATACTTTATCAAATGAATCCACATCCATATTGGAAATATCATTCACATCATCAGTATAAATCTCCAAATCGTAGTAAGGTGGGCATGTAAATACAAAATCAAATGATTCATCGGCTACCTTGTCCAATTCCTCATTCGAATCACCATTAATCCATAAGGGTTTTTTTGATTGCTCTTTGTTGGCTTTTACTTGTGATTTGGATAAATCAATTCCAACGTATCTTCGGTTCATCTCTTCACATACGATACCTCTCACACTACCACCAGCGAATGGGTCTAATACCATTCCACCTTTGGGTGAGAACCAATCGTACATCAATTCACAAAGTACTGGGTCAAATACGGAAACTGAATTGGGTGTATCCCAAAAGATAGTTTTGGATTGAGTATCCTCTCTACCTAATTCAGATTGGATACCATAATTAGTAATCCAATATTCCTTTCTTTGCTTCCATTCCTTTGTTCTAGTATCTAATACTGAAAAGGGTGTAAACATATAACATATTTTATAAACACAAAGATACAAAAAAAGCTTGGTATATCCAAGCTTTTCTTTAATTATTTTTTATTAGGTGATATTATTCACCATCAACCACAACTTCAGTTGTAGTTTCAGTTGTTGGAGCTGCTGTTGGTGCAGGTTCCATCGGACCAGCCGGAGTCACACTTCCAGATGTAGGTGACCAAGGTAAATCAGTTTCACCAACTTCTTTAATAGCGTATTCTTTTTGGTTGATTTGCTTTAAGATTTGTTCATTGATGTGAGCCATATAATTAGTTGGTGCACTACCAGATACTATATTTTGAATCCAACCTAATACAACTTCTTCAGTAAGTTGCTCATAAGGAATAAATCCCGCCTCATCAGCATCAGGAATATCCAATGGAGTTGCTCCACTAAATGTACCTTCAGTACCATTTTCATTAGTACCAATTAATTTCCATTGGGTTCCAATTACTAAATCAGTTAAATCAGCAGTATCTTGCTTTTTTAAACCCGTTAATTTCCATTCGTATGTTAATGCCATAATAAATCTTTTTTTGTTTTCTTATTATAAATATATATCTTTTTTGTTTTCGCTATTTTTTTAGTGAATATGTTTAACTTCATGCCCTTCCCAACCTTTAGTTGGTTTTGAATTAGGAAAATCAAAACATTTCCACTTCTTTTGTTTTGAAAAATAGATATGTTTAACCATTGATGTTGGAACATGTCCTCCGGTTGGTAGGACTTTATGTCCTTTTCCAAATACCAACTCAACTTTAACTTTTAGTTTTTCGGTATCATCCCATTTTCTTTCCTGCTCTTCTAACATTCTCCACTCACCTCTATTCATATATTGGTCTTGTAGTGCACAATTCAAATATGAAAACGTTTGTTTTAAATTTTCTATATTATCAGAAAATGTAGCTGCTGGTGCTAAGTGACCCTTATCATATACATTTGTACGATAATCATTAGCATCTGATGTATGTACATCCTTTTCAGTATAAAAATCCATAGAACCTCTATTCACATTTGTAGCTCTATTAGTTGATTCATATGTTAACCAAAGTGGTTGTTCGAATACCTCTGAATATAGTACTTCAAATATTGGGGTTTTTACCTTAACTTCATGTCGGTGAGAATCACCTGTAAATGAAAATAATATTAAAATAAATGGGATAAATAAACTTAATCTTTTCATTTCTTATTTTGCTAGTTTCTTTTCATTATATGAATCTACGAATTTCTCCATCAACTCAGCCGGTATTGGTTCGTTAGCCAATTTCTCAGCAATCATCTGAGCGAATTTCTCCATATATACATCTTCATTCTCTTCTTCATCTCCAGCAAATATTGCCGCTTTACCTACTCCTTTTAAAATCGTTTCACCTACTACGTGAGGAATAAACTCCATAGCAACGTGTTGACCGAATGCAGCAGCTCCGTGTGCTAATCCACCGGTTGCAGCTCCAAATAGAGCAGTTGTTACAACTTTAATAGCTACTGCTTTTAAAGCCTTCTTTTGGTGGTCATTCATCTCTTCACCTTTAAATAGTGATTTAACTGCACCACCTGCAGTTTTGAATTCTTCTACTTCACCTTTAGCGCCCTTTTTAACAGCTTCCCAAGCTCCTTTAGCTTTATCTGAAATTGCGTGTCCCCAACTTCTTCTTTCCTTAGAACCTCCTTTATGTGAATCAGATTTAAAGAATTCTTTTTCTTCTTTGGCCCATCCTTTGATTTTATCACTAATTCTACCAACTGCTTCCTTAGCCTTAGCAGCCAATCCCTTTTCGTAATCGGTTTTCTCAGCCGGTTCCTTTGTAGGTTCTTCGGCCGCTTTTGGAGTTTCTCCTCCAGCTTTCTTATCAGCTGGTTTATCAAATATATTTACTTTAGGTTTAGGAGGTGCACCAGCATCTCCCTTTTCAGGTTCTTCATAATCGCCGGATTTAATTGCAGCATCTCTGGTTTCTCTTGAACCAAAGTTTACTACCTTACCCGTTTTTGTTGATTTTGCTACGAAGCTTTCTTCGTTCAACAAGTCCATTAATTTTATCATTTCTTAATCAGATTAGATTTTTTTAATATTCTAGCAGTTGCTACCCATTTTTTTCCAATTGGATTATAAAGTGGTTTTCTTAAGAACGCATCTACTGCTTGTTGTACTGGTCTATTTACCGGTTTGTAAACGGTATTATCTACAATTACAAAGTTACCACTAAACATACCTTGGAATGCTCCTAAGTTATTTTGACAATCTTTCCAAATTTTGGTTACCAACTCATCCGATAGAACTCTATCTCGGTTTTTATTTCTTTCCAATGCTACTTCCAATGATGTATTTACAAACACCATTGAACAATCATATCCTAATGATTCAGCATGTTCCATTTTCTTTTTAATCTTAGATACCTCATCTCCGGTTCCATCGATAATCATACCCAATCTACCAGCTTCATAAAAAGCTCTTTGTTTATCGGTAATCGCTTTTGCTTTTCCTCTAATTGAATTATCTCCCTTAGTGATTAAATCCCAAAGTTCCGGGTCATTCTTTTCAATGTTACCCAACTCCTTCATATCAATACCATTATCTTTAAGACCCTTCTCAAATGCAGTATCAGAATTTACTAATTTCAATCCACCAGCAGATACCGATGAAAATGCAGATTTACCCACTCCAAATATCTCTTTAGCAGTAAATGATTTCCCACTTCCAGGTCCTCCTGCCATAAATACACATTTTAAGATTCCCGGGTCATCAACACCCTCACTTAGAATCCCTTTAATTATTTCCTTTAAACTTATCATTATCTTATTTTATTTAAATTCTTTACTATTGAGGTTACTTCACTATTATCAAAATTATGTTCCGATGATATTTGTGACCGGTTTATGGTTTTCCATATCGGAGTTCCATTTATAGTGATATCGGATAGTATATCGTTTTTACTTCTACATCCGTTATAATCACAATACTTCCCACCATACAAAACACAAACGTGAACCATCGCTTTCGTTTCCGGTTCTATTATAGCTACATACTTACCTCTATTTCCTAAATACTTATTCAGACCATCAGCAAATGTATAACATCCTCCACTCATATACCAATCTGTCCAATTGGTATCTTTTCTATATTGTTCTAATGTATCATCTAAATCCGATACACTTATCACAACCTCATTTAGTACTTCATAGATAATTTCTTTTAAACTTATCATATTAATACTTTTTAATTTGCTTATAATCTAATATAGATATTGGTTTTACAATTATTTCGTTCCAAAGTGAGGTTTTGTTCTCAGTACAATTCACTAAATCCGTACATAGATTATTCTCATTATCCGGGTATGAAAAACGGAATAAGTTAGCTGCCCGATTTCCTCTATCAGTTGCAAATGATTTTACATCTGATTTAAATGCGGCTACTAACTCTCCTCTTATCTTTACCAATATATTACTCTCCGGTCTAAAGAACTCCTTTGCTTGGGTAGTAAACGTTGATATAGAAAAACTATACCCACTTCGGATACTATCTGCAAGGTTTCTGAATCCCTCCTCAGATGTCCAATGGTACGTTACCACCTCAGAACCTACGTTACCATAAGTATCCTTAGTAAACGATTTATCCAATAGAATATAAGGTTCAATTGCTCCTCTACTATTAAAGAACGCAATCCTATCATTGTTTATGTTCTTTATATAATCCCCAAACTCATCTCTGATTCCCCATATCCTATGGTTTACAAAATCTTCAATAAAGTCTAAAACGTTTTTCTTGGTCAAATCCCCATACAAATCGGTTTCAACCCATAGTTGATATCCAAAATAAGTATCTATAAGTTCCATCATCTTCGGGTCCGTAGGTAAAACCCCACCCCTAGTATCGGAACCACCCTTTTGTAGGTCTAAAAAACGCTTAGAGATACGTTCCCACTCTCCAATAGTGTGGAACGAATCCTCCGGTTTTTGATATCCTCTTACTTTGTACATAGACTCGAAATTGGGTTGTTACTTAACTCCCCTATAAATATGGATAATTTCCATTTTTGGTTGCTTCCCATATCCCTTCCCCAGCTTCTAATGTAAGAGATACTAACCTCTTCCAAAACCTTTTTAGTTTATCCCTCATATGGTATCTCCATCTGCCTATCTACTAAAGTTCGTTCGGTTTCACCACTTTGACGGGAGTATATCGTTTTTCCCTTATCCGGGGATTCAAAGATTTTCTCCCCAGTTGTGGATTCTCTCCAATACGCTCTACGGATAACATTTCCCAACTCAGCATCGTTTGGGTATTTGTTGATTAACTCTATAATTTTATTGTCCATCCTTTTAAAAAATTTATTCTTAAGTAATACAATGTACTACATATCCCCTTATCCTTAAACTCCTTATACGTCTTTAACTTCTCATCGGTTTGAAGTAAATCCCTTTCCCATTTTGGTTGTATTCCCAAGCGGCTTTGTATTTCGTATATAAATCTTTCTAATCTACTACGTTGTGGATTCGGATGTGCGGAGTTATTCATATAGTAATAAGTGTAAGGATAGCTAAATGTAATATTCAAATATAAGTATAAATATAACAAAACTATCAAAAAAATTAAGGTTGCGACTCACCCCCCACCGAATCGATGAAAAGGAGGTATCCCCTTAATCCCAATAACTAAATTTCATCTACACCATCTACATGCGTATCTCCATACTCATCATCGGTGTGGGGTTCGTTATTCCACTCTTCATTAAAATACTTAAAAGTTGGATATTTGATTTCCATCTTAAAATATATTAATTACAATTTTTGCTATTTGATTTTGTGATACCCGAATGGGTACTATTGTATCCCCTGTTATAGGGTTGATTAGAAGTCTACCATCGTTCAACATTTTGTTTTGGGCCGCTGTAAGTGATTCCAATATCTTTTTAGTGATAAGTGGGTCTTGTACTTCTGCCTCTGATAGTAAACCAAACATAATCTATTCTCCTAATAAGATAATTTAACCCCTACAATGCATTCTACCAATCCTTCGTACTTTGAATCAATTGGTGTGATTGATGTTATAATCCATTTTGATTTTTGAAAATTAAGTACTCCTCCTACCGATAATACCGGTCCACCTTCAAAGTCAAACATTACCGTTTCACCGGAATCATTTGTTGATGTTCTTTGAAATTGAGATTCCCCAGTAATCCTAAGTCTATTGGTATCTAATTTTTCGATAACTCTCTCTAATCCGTATCTGCTTTTAATCATTTCCATATCAATAAGTATTATAGTTGATATTCTTTTAGTTTTTCATTATAAATAGTATCCAAAGATTCAATTAAATCCTTGTCATCATACATATTACTAAAATTATTTATTAATTTTTTCACACTTCCATTTGCCATTGCAGCGTATTGTGCAGTTTTAATTGTATTTAGTACTTTAAAGTATGCTTCTTTCATATGATTCCTCTAATTTGTAATTCTGATTTAGTGTAACCAAGCTTACATTGTTTTTTATACCACCAATATAAATCTTCAGTAGTACCCTTACCCCGCTTTCTTTCCATAGCCTTCTCCCATAAATCCTTTTCGAATTCTTCGGCTAATGCTCTTTGTAATTCTCGCAATCGTTTATTCTCATCAGTATTACCTACTTCATCTAACTTAAGAGCTTTTACTCTTTTAATTCTACCAGCATACAATGCCTCCATCTCTAATTGAGCTGGGTCTGAAATAAGTGCATTCTTTTTAGTCAATTCATAAGCTTCAATCGCAAGTTCTCTATTATACTTTGCCTCATCAAAATAAGGTGAAACTTCAAAATCACCATTTTGAATCCTTCGGAGTAATGGAGCTGATTTTGGTAGTGGCTTCTTTCTAAGTTTAGATGTGTACCAACGGAATTTATTATATGCCATATTACAATTTTTGGATTTGTTCTAATATATCAGTAACTTCTGTTTCTGATAAATACCCAATAACATCATCTGTAATTGGAGTATCATATGTCAAATCACCATCAGTACCTAATACTGCTAATTCATATTTTCCCCTATCACCACCATAGGTATATGGGGTCTTAACTACACTAGCACCATATCCATTTTCAAATATGATACGACTCATCACACCTCCCATTCCGGCAGTATGTGGTTTAAATTCTAAATCTTTGAATGTTTTCATCTTTATCTTTTTTACGAATGCTTGTATATTATAGTAATTCATATTTCAAATATACAAAAAATAATTCAAATAACCTAATTTCTTTCCAAAATCTTTTTTAATTGTGATTCTTTCAATAGTTTCTTTGGTTCTTGTTTTTTGGATTTGTCCTCTTCCAATGGAATTCGATAGTTCTTTACTAACTTTTCCATCCAATCTTTGGTGTCTTTACTCATACTCATTTCTATTTATTTTTATAACATAAGGAAATCGGGGAATTCCATCCGGTGTTAGGTTAAAGTACTTAACAGTTGCTTCTTTACCTATCAAGGAATCTTTGTTTTCTAAAATCTCAGCTGTTTCAGCAAATGTCCCCTTTACATTTGATTTGAATCGCTTTCCATCTTTGGTATTAAATACCATATATCCACAAGTGCCGGTTCGGTTACCCTCACCTTCACATATATCTAAAATCGTATATTCCTCATCTACAAAGGATTTATGCTTCAAAAGGTACTTACTTCGTTTATTCTCATAAAGTCCACCAGTACGAAGCATTTGCCCCTCATAACCCTGCTCAACATATTTACCATACAAATCCATAACACCAGCCTCATCCCTAACAGGGTGGGTTGTTACAAACTCACAAGTAGATGGTAACTTAACACCATACAATGCTTTGAATCTTTCAACAAATTCACCACCATGTGATGGGAAATCATAGATATGGTATTTGATTACTTTTTTACATTCCTCTAAATCAGATGGAGTTGGCTTTGTTTTTTTCACCAACGATACAATCTTATTGAAATCATTAGCGAACTTATCAGCGTACAATTCTCCATCAAATATTAGATTTGGATTCTCATCAAACAAATATTTCATTGATTCAAAAATGTGAGGTGCTGATACAATTGGTTTACCATTCCTACTAAACATACCATCTTTGGTAAGGATACATCGGATACCATCTAATTTTGGTTGAGAGAATATTGGGTATTCAATTTTATCTTTGTAATCTTCCCACTTGGCCGCCAACATAGGTTCAAAGTATTGTTTAGTATCAATGTTATTAATACTTTCAAAATAACCACTCTCTAACTTTTTAGTTCTCTTAGCTATTGCTTCTTTAAGAGCTTGTTCGTTATCAGTAGTACCATTTGCTTTACCTTCATTTTTACCATACACAACTGTCCATGTGTTTGTGGTAATTACTCCACCACATTGTCCACTATGAGTTCTGTATTTATTATCGGATACTTCAATTGTCCACTCTTGAGTTGCACCTGTCTTAGTTTTTTTGTAAATCGTTTCTAATTTCATCGTAATATGAATTTTAATACATTGTATTTTATTTTGTGGAATTTATTGAATGTTCGAGGTGACCATACTTTGTGGTCTTGCAACTCATCCAATTGCTTTGCTAAAGTATTCCTTAAAAAGAACAAATCACCCTCCCATCTAAATCTAAATCGGTTTGTGTAATTTGGTAAGAAACATAAAAATTTAAATAAATAATAAGAATGCAATCCCTTTGTTATTTTCAGAATTTCAACACCCCATTGTTCATAAGGTCCGTTGATGTATATATTAAGTAATTTTATATTTAAATTGAACTTTCGCATTTTCCAATCTATTGTTTGGAGTATTTTCATAGTTAATCTTTTTTTTTGAATTTAGAGATTCAGGGGGGTATTACCCCCCATCTCATTTATAATTGATTAACCTTAGAACATTGGGATTTCATCTACTAACTCTTCTTTTTGTTCGGTAAAAAGAGCTTCTGCTGATGTATCTTTAACATATTTTTGAACCAGTTGTTTCACATAAGTTCTTTCAGAATCTACACCACCATCATTAGAGAAGAATGGGAAGATTGAAATTTCAGCTGATTCGAATAAATCGAATCCATCATAAATTAATCCAGCCATTTCAACACTAGCTCTCGTCGATACCATAGCGGTAACTTTACCAGAATCACTCATCGATTGAGTTCGAGTGTGGTGAGCGATTTCAGCGATTGCTTTCAAATCATAATCATTAACCTCAGGGAACATAAACTTTAACAATCCAAATTCCTGCTCATCATTTAGAACATCCATTTCGATAGTTACGAAACGGTCTAAGATAGCCCTATCGATTACCCTAGTCGAAGTATATTCAGAACCTATGTTAGCGGTAGCGATAAAGGTAACACCTTCAGCCACTTTAACAATTGGTGAACCTTCAGCCTCATCCAAACGTAAGTAACGTTGTCCACCATCTAAAACGGTCATCAAAATGTTCCAAGCATCAGGGTGAGCTCTACTCAACTCATCTAATAGAATCACAGCGTTTGGAGTTTTAATTGCTTTAACGAATGCCGATTCAGCGAAGAAAGTTCCTTTGTTTTTATCAAAGTGAGTATTACCAATCAAAGTAGCACGAGGGTCTTGCGTTGCTCCTAAGTTGAAGTAGAAATCAGGTCGGTCAAGTGCTTTAACCAATGCTTTAGCTGCCATTGTTTTACCACAACCAGCAGGTCCAGTCATCATAATGTTTTTAGCTCTAACAGCTGAACGAACTAAGTATTTCCACTTTAGAGGTGTCATCACCAATTCAATTGGTTTCAAATCAATTGAACTATTGTGAATGAAATCTTTGATTGCGTTATGGTCACCTTTATCTTCAAATTGAACACCACCATTATCGGTATTCATTGGGGAAACTAAGTTATTATAAACTTCCATTCCCACTTTTCGGAAAACCTTCTTACCATTCTTTTGAACGAATGCCTGAAGAGCCAATCCCTGCTCAAATGCATCTTTACGAGTACCGGTTCCGATACCCATTGTACCAACTTTTTGACCTTTAGTGTCAATTAACTTAAATGAGTTACCAAAAGCTTCTACTTTGTAAACCTCATTTCCTACGAATCCAATTTTTAAATCTTTCATTTTTATTTATTTTAGGGTTTTAATTAATTACTCTCTCAATTACCTGTCTAATATACGAACAATTTCTGATATAAACAAGCTTTTTGCCAATTATTTTTGCTTTTTTTAATAATAAAATCGACTATAATAACCTAATGTACCAGTATCCGAATCTGCGTTGTCTATAAACCCAAATCCTTTGTAATTATTGGTATTGAATAGGATTCTTTCAATGGTGGTGGCAATGCCAGCCTTAAATGCCACTGTAGCGAACTCATCGGTTCGTTTTAGTTGTTCATTAGCCCAATCCAACATAGTACTAACTTCAATCGTTTTTTTACTTTTAGCCATAATTTAGGGGTTTTTTAAGTGATTTAATCTATCTATCAATCTTATACTCAAATATACAAAAAAGACTTGAGATAAACAAGCCTTTTTCTAATTATTTTCAATAAAGTTATTAACAATTTGAATTATTTTGTTAAGAACAACTCATTTATTGTTTTAGTTATTTGAGCCACATTTGTTACATCGATTTTCTTAGCTCCCTTACCATACATCTTCTTAAATCCTCGAGATGGTTCGGTTGTATTTGACCACTCATCTACAAAGTAAGAAAGAGTTTTAATTCCCATTCCTTCGATTTGTTTAACCATTTTACGAGTGTGTTCGAATGCCGGTTCACCACTATATCGGAAAGAACCACCTTCAAAGTAAGGTTCACCATCTGAGATGTTTAGGAAGTAAGAATCCATATCGTTATTAGAACCTAAGAAATTCTTCATAATTGCCTCAAAACATAATCCCTCAGGAGTAGTACCACCAGCTCTAAGTGCCGGAAACATTTGTTTTACCTTTGAGAACTTATCAATACGAGAATCGTAAGCCATAACCACATATGGTGAATTACCATGTGTAGTTCTGAATGAAACCTGAATTGATAGGTTTTGAATCATATCAACTGCTTTACAAAGTGCAACCACATTGGTTAAGGTATTAACCCATTTAGAACCACCCATTGAACCACTAGCATCAATTGAGATATGTAGGTTAGCTTTTTTGTAAGAATCGGTTTCCATATATTGGAACACATTTTCATTACCAAATCCTAATGATGAAATCATTCGTTTATCAATACTACCATTCTTTTGGCGATTGAACACCGTAGAACGGTCCTCACCTCTAACCTGAAGTTTCTTTCCTAATATAGTTCCAATTCGAATTCCATTTTGAACTTCAGTCTCATAATGCATTTTAATCAATCCAGTCTCTTCAGGTTTGTACCAATTGTTATCAGTCATTGGGAACATTTGATTTTCAAATAATGATTTGGTAAGTTTCTTAACTACTATACAAGTTGTACCCTTTCGAGAGTTACCCCAACCATCATTAACACCAGCACCAACTGAAGTAATTTCTGAACCACTTTCCTCAATTGCGTTAACATTATTTGCTTCAGTTCGAGTGATAGATTTTTTACGAATTTCACCTCTCATAAACTCTTTCTGCTTTTGAATTTTCTTTTTAAGGAGGTTTTTTTGGTTATCACTAAGAGTTAATTTATTTGATTCCTTACCACCTTCAGTTGATTCAGTTGCTTCACCACGCTCAACACCTTCAGGCATTTCAATTTCCATAGAAGAACCACCAGTTGGTTTACTATCCATATCACCCGTCATTGGAGATGAACCATCCAATGAATCCATTAAATCATCAAATTCAGAATCACTCATTTCACGTGATTCATTTGAACTACCATTACCATTTCCATTTTGATTTTGATTTTCTTCAGAATCACCCTGTCCACCAGTACCCTCACCTTCACCATCAGATAATGATGGTAAGTTATTTAGAATAATTTGAAAAACTTCCATAGCCACATTAAATGTATCTAAGGTAGATTTCAATCGGTTAATAGTACCTAAACCAATTGTTTTATAGATTTCGGTGAAACCCGGTAAAGCGTTAAGGTTTGTATTTTTGTTGTGAATGTTAATGATTCGGAACATATAAGAATCAATTGTTGATTCAGTATATTCATCTGAAGTTAATCCCTTATCAATTAATGGGTCATTAAAGTATTTATCGTACATTGAACGATAGTAATCTCTATAACCCGGAGCGGAGGTAAAAACGTAGTAATCAATTCTACGGTCCTCAACCACATTCCAAATATCTTTGATAGTTGAAATTGGATTAGTAATACCTTTTTTGATTGCCCCATCTTTAATATGAGATGGAACCAAATTGTAAATATCACCTAATGTTTTAAAATCTGAAAGTTTAATGTGAGAACCTTCGTGCAATGCTAATCCAACAGCCACATCAAAATCCTTAGGGTCTACGATTTGTGAACCAATTACCACAGTCTTACCATCGGTATAGGAATCACCACGTGTACTAAATTTAACAGGAATTGAATCGTTGGTAACGATATTAACGAAGTTGGAGATAGCTCGTTTAGAAGCGGCTAATTTGTAAAGGTCATGTGATTTACGTTCCACATCATTCATTTGATTAACAATGATGTCATCATCTTCCCAGTCCTTTAACCAATAAGAAGAATTTCCGTACTTTTTAAATTTACTCATATTTTTAGGGTTTTAATTAATTTATCTCTTAATCTTATACTCAAATATACGACAAATACCTGAGATATCCAAATAAAATTGAAGTTATTTTTGATAAAATTTATCAATCTCTAATTTGGCTTGTTTTAGTGTCTTTTTAGCTTTGGTTTTTTTACCACTAAAAAGTAGTTCCATCGACTCGATTAACAATCGTCTGTGGGTTGGAAGGGTGTTTTTTGGTTTCATATATTAGGGGTTTGATTAATTACTCTCTCAATTACCTGTCTAATATACGAATAATATTTGATATAAACAAGGGTTTTCTTAAAAATCTTACGATTTTCTTAAAAATCTTCCTCAAATGTAGATGGAAAATCTGAATCTAAGTCTGCTAATAGAAATAATAACTCTTTTCTAGCATCCTCTACCTGTTTCCACTCTTCATATGATATTGCCTCCTCTAAACCATCAATAATATCTTGAATTCTTTCACTTATATCCATAATAATGTTTTTATTTATATGGGTTTAAATATAAGATATTTGAAAAATTAGTGATTTGCAACTTTTGAGTAGATATATGGACCTGTTTTTGGCCCCCATATTTGAGTTCCAGAATCATCCCAACCCCTCTCCCAACTAATAACTTCGTGTTGGTATATTACAAACTCAGTTGTAGTGTAGGTTGCTCCCTTAAATGAGCCTTTACAATCCGATTCATTGGTACTACCTCTAAATGCCCCTAAGTTATCTTTGTATATCTTTATATCACACCCCACTTTATATGGTAGGTCATAGATGGCAAGTGCCTTTAGTTTGTTGGTATCAACTTTAAATGTTATATCATCTAAATTAAACTTACCAGACGCAACTTTGGTATCAGTTAGTACATTCCAAAAATCAACTTCATTTGGTATTGAGAATATGTTTAAACCAATGTAATAATCATCAATTTGGTATATTGCGTATATACGTTGTCTATATGGATAGTACTTACCCTCAATTAGTTCACCTTGCTGAGTATAGATTAGAGTCGCTTCATCATGTGTATCATACTCTACAGTCCTTACTAATACATCACCTCTGGTGGTATCAATGGTTGAATGGTATTTAGTTGAAAACCTACCTGTAATTGAATGTATGTACTTATCAAAATCAAGTGAGTCCAATTTGGTTTGAGAATATCCAAATATTGGTAGTAATACTACGGAAATGGTTATAAAAATAAACTTTTTCATATTTTGAATTTTTCTTTAATATTTGCTTTGTAGAATAAATCTTTTTGTGGTTCCAGTTCCATAAAATCCGATTGTAAAATCTCTTCATTTATATCAACACCATTACAATATACTTCATCCTCAGTTCCTCTGGATGTTCTTGTGATTGTTATGTTATTAACCATAAATCTAATTGGAACGTTTATTTTGTTCATATGAATATGCAACATATGCTCATGTGGAACCAAATAATACCCTTCAGTTAAATAATTCATTATGAAAAAATAGCACGTTGAATAATAATCCATCATCTTTGGTGAACCATATGCAAATAGGTCCGATATACCCTCCGATTTATCGTGATTATTTAACCTAACCCTACCATGTGGTAAATTTAACATATCATTAATGGATATATCTAAATTATCATCAAAATAAGTATCAGTTCTAGCTCTTATTACAATATCATAATCAATACCCAAATCCTTTGTTAATAAATTTGCTCTCCAAATTTTGTACCACATACTCATTGTACCAAAGTTCACACAGGAATCTCTTAAAAAATACAATAATGAAGTTGGTGGTTCAATACCAATTCTTAGAATAGATAAGGTAGATTCATTAAATGAATTATAATTTTCAACCTCCACCTTCTTAACATTGTATATCCTATGAAAGTTTTCAATAGTATCACCACATTCAGTATTATAAGTGTCCCAGAATGAACCATATACATCAATGTCATACTTCTTAATCAATTCACCCCAATACTCCTTAGTTCTATCTAAATCTCTTATTTCACCAGAGAAACACAATGCTATCTTTGGCTTATGTAAACTGTTAGTTTGTTTTTTTGTGTTCATTTCTGATTTATTAAATGAATATCCGAAATAATCCAAGTCAGATTTCCATAATTTTGTTAATCTCTCAATTTGGTCATCTCTATATGTTATAACGTTATCAACCTTTGGTTGTGTGAATTCAAGCGATATTGGTAAATTTATTGTTTCTGAGAATTTAGCTAAATCCTCATTAATATATTCACTCCTTATTATAATACTATTATCATCAAATAACCAATTACCATTGATATCCTTTAATTGTGAAAACATTGAGTTACGAAATGCGGGTGCATGAAATACAATAGATTTATTTAGATAGATATCCACAAATTTTTGGAAATCATCAACTGAATTTATATCAGCTAGATTATAATGAGTCTTTAGATTAGCCCAGTTTTCTTTATAATAATCTACCAAAATATTAAATGGATTTCTAATAGTTGTAATAAATACATCATTTGGACTTAACTTAAATGTAGCTACATCTCTAAATATATTAGGTGTTTGTTGTGGGTAATCCCAATCTTGCCAACCTTTTATTTTAGTAGGATAGTTCCAACTATGTCCTGCTGAATGTATTTTGTATTCATTGGCTCTTTTGCCATGAAATAAATTTTCAAATAACCCAAAATCGGATGCTGGTATTTTTATGTAAACGTAATTTATCATAGTAAATATTTATCACCCTCTACACAAGGGAATTTAATAACTGTTGTTGTTGTATTATCTAAAACTTTAAAATCAGTAGATTCACCGGGTTCGATTGTAATTACATCACCCTTTGTATAAACAGTACCATTCATACGAACCAATCCTTGTGTTATAATTGTTATTTCAGTTGCAACTTTGTGATAATGGGCTACTTCATAATCCCCTGTTTTATATTCCTTAACAGCTACCTCAAAATCGTTCGTTTTGAAAAGAGATGGGTTGAAGTTTCCAACTACCCATCCTTTAAAAAAATCATTTAATTTATCTACTTTCATTATAAATAATCTTGCATTAATAAGTTAGCAACTATATAGTTTGTAGATGCCATTGGAATTGAATCCAAATTAGAAATATCAAACCAAGTTACATCAATATGTTCTTTTGCTTTTGCTCCACTACCATCATTATCATCTTTGGTAAGTTCTACATTATAGAACCAAACATCATATGGATGTTCTTGTACGCTGGTATAAAATTCACCAACTTTAACAATTGCATCTAATTCCTCTATCCACTCCCTTTCAAGAGCTTGTTTATCAATTTCACCAACTTCCACCTTTCCACCAGGAAATTCCCAATGCCCATCAGGTTTCAATCCTAATAACACATATGGTGTGTTATCAATATACTTAATACAAATCCCCGCTACTACTTTTTTCATCTTTGTAATTTTTTATATAATCCGAACAAACTCCTTTACATTCTGAAATATCATCATTATGAATTTCAGGCATTACTGCAATACTATTTTTAACAGGTTGTTTTCCTGGATACACCCACATATAACCATGTGATGTTAATGTCATTGTATCTTCTTCATGCCAAAAGTAATTGAATCCACCAATCATATTAAACCACTCTATTGCTTCTACATTTTTACAATGTATCCACAACTTAGAATGTCTTTCGTTTAACCAGTGTTGTGAGATTCCATATTGTGGTTCATCATGTCCTAATAAAAGAACACCTTCTATCATCCACACATCAATTTCAACATCATATCCAGCATTAAGTGCTTCATCTATATAATCAGGTCTATTTTCAACATCCGTTAATTTACCTTCTAAATTTCCCCTATGTGATATTAGTATCATTTCCATTTGTTATAAGGCAATATTTCATCAAATAATTCATTTATATTTTCTATACTTTCATTATTATGTGGTGAAAAATCACTATACCAATGCGTTTTAAATATATTTGCAATTACTTTATATGGTTTTAATTTATCCAATTTTAATATATCAAAATTTTCAAACATTATTTCTGCTGGGGTTTCATTTACCAAATCAGTTTTATACTTAGCCATTAAAAATGAACGAGTTAGATGGATTTCAGGTTCCCAATATTTATGTTTAACCCCATCCTTTACATGAAATATCAATTCATTATCAAATGCATACTTAGCTGCACTATACATAAATTTAAGAGATTCGATTGTACCACCAATGATGTGGTCTGATATATGATATTTGAAATGTAATGGGTGTCTAAAAAATATAGGTGCTGACCATATCTTTGATGGGTTACTTTTTATAGATTCACTAATGGTATTTATATTTGAAAAATACTCATCTCCTCTAAATTTTATTACATATTTAGTTTTAACATTACTAAGTCCATTTAACGTAGATATGAATTGATAGTTCATATTCTGGTCACCTGATTTTTCAGGTAAATGAGATTGAACTATTGTTAAATTATTAGGAAAATAAGAAAGGTCTAATTGATGATTAGACCAAGTTGAAATTACAATTGGATATTGAGGATAGGCCTCAACATAGAAATTATAGGTTTCTTGGGTAATTTTACCCTGAATTAAAATTGTAACATCTTCCATTAAACAAGTATAACCTAATGATTAGTAATCATCTGAGAATCTATCCTTACGATACTTCTCTTTTCTTTTATATTCAGTTTTTTTCTTATTTGCGAGTTTCTTTTTCATTCCATCAAACTCATTATCCCAATGGTTTGAAGAAAGTGAATTATTCTGCTTCATAATAAACTAATACTTAAATTTATTTTTGTGAATCAAATTTATTGACTTGTGAATCAATCAACTTAGCTAAAGTGTTTTGCAACTTTTCTAATTTTTGGATTTCATTAAAATAGTATGAACTATCTTTATGTACCAATTGATTAATTTTATCTTCAATTCTATCCAAATCCTTTTGGCAATTTACTTTAGCCAATTTTAGTTCATATTTCAATTCATTAGTTTGATACATCATTCTAATGATTACAAAAATCCCTAATATGAATATAATTGCGATTATACTAAAAATCAATAAATAATCCATTTATTTTTTTGTAGATGGTTTTCTTTTTCCTTTAGAAGTTCCTTTAACTGCATCAATTACATCTTTAGATTCTTTAGCAACTTTCTTAACCGCTGCAACAACTTCTTTAGATTCTTTAGCAATATTATTAGCTCTAACCTTAACTTGCTTAGTTACTTCTTTAACTTTAGCTGCTGTATCTTCAATTGAGTCTGGAATTAAATCTCCATCCTTATCTTCTATTTTACCTGTCTTTTGTAAATAGATTACGATACCAATAGCTACAGCTAATACTCCAATAATAATTAAAATTGTGTTCATTCTTTTTTTTTTTAAATTAATTTACTTTGATATAAATATTATCAAAATTAGATAAACATATGAAAATCATCATCAACTGAATCCGAAACCATATCTTTGTTTATTACATGTAGTTTCTTATCTGATAAGATGGTTACAAATGTTATTGCTAATCCTAATAATAATCTTTTAAAATAGGTTCTAATACTCTCCATACAATGAATACTTTTTATCGGGTTGTGGTTCTATTACTTTTTGTTCTTTTTCAATCACGTAAGTGAAACCATCCTTAGCATCCATGTAAAATTGTGTATTGCCTCTTTTCTGATAAACATACTCTAATAAATCGGTCAACGATTCAAGTATGACTGAAGTGTTGTCTAAGGGAGTCCACCTGTCTCCAGGTGCTACTCTCTTAGCAACTTTTATTTTCACCTCTTCGGTAATAACTTCAGGTTCTTTCATTATTCAATAACTCTGATAATTCTGCTTTCTCTTGCTCCACTTACTTTGTAGTCTACAACCACACCCGCATCCATAAAGTCTTTTACAACTCTTGCTTCAGCTTCTGTTACCGATTGTGCATCTACTAAATAAATTTCTTTGTTCTTCTTGTCTTTACCATTCTTAAGAGTGGCAACTACAACTTCTACTGTAACTTCAAAATACTTGTTCATAATTTGTGTTTTATATTTATATATATTGTTTATTTATGTAAAGATACGAAAAAAATCTGAATTTACCAAACTTTTTTTAAAATTAATATTCGTACTCCGCTTTTGGACCTGTAAGGTTCCCATTTATAAGGAATGAGCAATTAAAACATAGCATTCTAAGGTTCTCATATTTGTGGTTGCATCTATCTCCATCAATAAAATCTAATACTAATGGAACCTTGAAATCGGTTACCCGTTTTTCTTCAAATCCACAACTATTACATTTTTCTAACATATATCCATTATTCAATAATCTCTTTTTGAATTTATGTATTGGGTAATTGGGATACATACCAGCTAAGATATCATCCAATGCATGGGTACTACCCTTATCAGATGAACCTTTGGTTATACCAAGTCCAAATGGATTCTTCAAATCTTCAAAGATACCATAATCTCTTGCGTATTTCTTATATGTATTGTATGATACTCCCAACATTCTAGCAGCTTCCATAGCGGAACGTGCTTTTTGTTGTACATCTCTAATTTCAGATTCCATTAGAGGTTTTGCACCTAACCCACGTTTAGTTCGTTGTTTGGGTGCTTTCGATAAATCTTTGGTTGGGTCAAAGTTTGGGAACATTGGTTCCTCATTTGTAACATCTTCCATTTTCATATACTATTTTAAGTTTCTACTATATGTATATAAATATAGGTTATTTGATTTTTTATAATTTATGATTATCTATTAGATAATTAACTATACTCCCAAATGAAAGTTCAAAATTATTTCGGAATGTATCAACTGATATGAAGTTTTCGGTTGGTGCACCATATGTGGAATAATCCAATGGTTGCTTTGAATTGTGAACATAAAATTCAGAAAAGTTAGTCAAACCTATTCTACGTTTAAACTCCTCTCTAACCTCTTTATATGGTGATATATCAGATACTACTACATCACAACCCGTTGTGTGTAGGTATTGGGCAATCATTTGTAAATGTCTTATGTGTTTGATTGTACCAGAATCAGTATAATCTGTATTATTTGTAATCTTTCTTAACTCTTCACTATCTAAGTAAAATACATCCCTTCTCCAATTTCTTTTTTCAGATTGGAGAAGTGTGTGAAGTCTTTTTCCCAATTCTCTACTATTACTAGCTTCACCAGTAAACCAATAGATTCTACCTTTTGACATAACTTTTATTTATTTTACAAATATACGAAATTAATTTGGATTATACAAAATTATTTTTTACCGAAGTTACATAAACATCAGTAGAATTGAATTTTGTAAGTGTTATAATATCAATACTACCAACCAAAGATGCGGTGTAGAATGAACCAAATGGTTGTCTTACGTTTGAACTAAATGATGCAGTAGATTGATTAGCAGTTGTAATTAATACCGTTGCAGTTTGACCGAATGATATATTACTAGCTGATATGTGTGTTATAGCATTTCCGTCTAAATTTATTTCAAATAAATTACCTATACTAAAATCTAAAGATGCCGTAAATCCATTTACTGATATGGCTGTTATTTCATTAATAACAGGGTTATTAAATGTAGATGTACCAGCAAAGGTAGCTGCTCCTTGAAAGTCACTAATACCAGTTACAGTTAAATCGGTAGTTTGAACTTCACCATTTACAGTTTGATTACCATAGAATGTATTTGTAGAACCAGTCTTAGCAAATAAATTATATCCATCTACTTGTAATGATGATGATACCAAATTATTTGGTTTTGATGTTATACTATTCCACGTAGGTGCCGATGCGTTATTTGTTATAGTAATTGCGTTCTCTAAACTTTGAGATATTAAAATACCATCTCCAGGTGCGAATGTTGGTGTATTTTGAATAAAATCATAATCAATTTGTGCAGATGCGGTTAATACTACATTTGATAAATTAACAATTCTACTTGCTAATGATGATGATGTTAACCCAAATCCACCACTTGAACCCGTCCAATTATTTAATCCTGCTAAACTTCCGTTACTCACAAATCCTAAATTGGATATTTGTGTTGATGATGATACTATACCATTAGTTAATAATGAACTACTAATCGATGATACTAATGATGAAAATTGAGTTAATGTAGGTGATAGTACCTCAATAATAACCCAAGGACTACTATATCCAGAGGAGCCAGATGTAATAAAAACATTATTAGAACCAGTATAGAATACTGGTTTGTTATATATTAGTTGGTAATCTATTTGAGATGATGAACTAACCGAACCAGATGGTAATCCGAATGAACCAGATACTAATGTTAATCCATTTAGTACATTTTGAACTCTAGCATCAGTATAATATTTATAATTTACATTTTCAGCAACATAGGATGTATCAAATCCACCAGTGTTAGAATTTGTTAATGTAATTTGTGCGGATGATGATATAAACCCATTACCAATCAAAGATGATGTTGTTGCAAATCCTAAATTAGTTATTTGAGTTGAACCACTAATAACTCCGCTTGGTAATCTATTAACTATGTATGTTGAATTAACATCTGTTGATGTAAGGAATCCAAATCCATTTAATTGTGCGGATGATGATACCAATCCATTTGGAAATTGAACAAAATCATTAAATGCTGAACCAACCCCAGTAAATGTTAATCTATTATTACCAAATGTAACATTTGAAATATAATCAGAACCACCACCAGCTCCAAACCTAGAATCTAACGATGCTGAAAATTGTGAAAATGTTATTGTTCTGGTTTTATCTACATATACCGATGATAATAATAAATTAGAATCAATAGGGTCAGTAGCTATTATAGATTGTGATATTATATGGAAATTTGGCCCAGTTGCTAATGAACTTGTAGTTACAAATCCTAAACCAACTATTTGTTGAGAACCAGAAACAGTCCCCTGAGGAATTGTTGTACCACCAGATGCGCTTATAAACCCAAAATCACTTATTTGTTGTGATGATGATATTAGACCAAATGAACTACTTAAAAAACCTAAATTAGTTATTTGTTGTGATGATGATACAATAGATGCTGCTTTTAATGATGAAGTATATGCTTCAATACTATTAACCTCACCTCTAATAGAACCAGTAAATGAATTAATAGAACCAGTAGTTAAATTAATAGAACCAGTAGTTGAATTAATTGAATTAATAGATGAATTTGCTGATGATGTGAATGAATTTAATGCAGATATATTCGTAGCTGTACCTGATATAGTAACAGTTATATCACCATTAGTGTTATCAGCAATTGTTGCGCCTGGAAATGTAATAGTATCAACACTACTAATAGGTATTCCTGAACCATTACCAACAGTTAATGAAGATGGTACAGTTACAGTCACATCACCACTACCAGCATTGAAAACAGTTGCATTATTAAATGTAATTTTATCAACAGCAGTTACGTTTGTACTTCCATCAGAAACAATCAATGAAGTAGATGAACCAGATAATACATTAAGTACGTTTAATCTATCAGTTACCCTAGCATCGGTATAATATTTATAAGATGCGTTCTCAGAGATATTAGCAGTTGTTAATCCACTAATGGTGGAGTTAACCGCTGATATTTGCGATGCTAATTCAGCATCCGTTGCTAAATCCGAACTAACGTATGCTTTTATAGATGATGCCTGTGCATATAACGTTGTCCCACCATCCACAACTGGTATCTTAGTTGTACCAACTATGGAACCTGATACTAACTGACTTAAATCTGATATTTTTATACTTGCTGCCATATCTATAAATATTCTCTTTTTGAGATATTACTTTTTATTTTTAACTTTCTTTTCCGGAACCTTTATTGTTGTATCTCCATTGGATATTTTATCCAATATAGTTAATAATTCTTGCCTACGAATAGCATCTTTCATTTGCTTTCTCCTTTTAGTAGTTGGTTTAGTAAATTCCTTCCTATCTCTCAACTCCAAAAGATGACCTGATTCAAATGTTTTGTTTTTGAATATCTTAAGAGCTTTATTTATATCACCATTTTTAACATAAACTGTAACCAAAGATTTTTCTTTACTCATTATATCAATTAATATAATTAGTTAATTCAAAGTTTCCACTAGCCATACCATATACTGAAATATGTAGTGCCTTTCTTTGGGGTTTACCATTTCTCAATAATCCAACAGTAAATGAATTAGTCTTACCAATAGATGGTCTTGAACGAGAATACTTACCTCCCATTGCTATTTGTGTTTGCCAATCATTCTCATCAATTTCATACCCTTTTTTCATAGCGTATGCTTTAGCAGCTGATGCCGCATCGGTAAATGATTTGAAATAAGTTTCGTTTGATTCTGACATCAAATCAGTTAATTTTATCATCGTATTTTCGGTTTTTCTATTTTGTGTTATTTTAGCAGATACAAACATTACAACTGCAATTATAAAAAATATAAAAAATGCGTACATTCCCAACTTAGCCCATAAAGAACCTTCAGCTGCTTGTGCACCATATACATCTTCCATTATTTTCATTACCTCAGGTTCTGCTAATCTTTGGATTTCAGAATAATACCATTGTGAAAATGATGCTGTTGCGTATTGAGTCCAACTACCAGCAGTTAATACAGCTGATATAATTGCTCCCAATGCTGATTTACTTCCTACATTAACTGAAAATTTATTAATTGTACTTCGTAAATCCTCATTCATTCCAGTTTGCTTTGAAAAAACCGATTGAGCTTTATTCATTGCTGCCTTTGTATCCGGTTTATCTTTACTAATTTTATCTAAGTTAAGATGCTTTACCGCATTTCCAGCTTTCTTATCAGCTATCCTTATTGCTAAATTCCTAATCTTAGAAATAGCATCACCCAACCCCTCATTTAAGTTGGGTTGGGTGTTTTTATTTTCAGTTAACTGATTTAATTTTATCATTTCATTAAGTTCTTAAGTGAAGTTCTATTAACTTTACCTTCTTTAATTACTGATTGTATCTTATCTGCTAATTTATGAAATCCGTTCATTCTTAATTCAAATGCAATTCCATCAATTGCGGTATCTCCACTCCATCCGGCTGCTTGTGATGCGGCTACCCCCAAATCTTGTGCATCATCATCAGGTGAACTATATACTGAATCATATTTAGCTCTGATTACATCCATCTTTTCTCTGAACTTAGGGTCTGATGGGTTGGGGTAATCTGGCTTCTCTGCTAATTCAGGTTTCCCTTCTAATGCTGCTACTAACTCTCTTGCTTCACTATGGAAGTTTGAATCAGTAAGTGCCGCAACTGCTGCTTGAGCCATTTTCTTTTGATACTCAGTTTTATCCATCTTATCAGATGAAATTCCCATCTTTTGAGCTATCTTTCTAACTTCTTTATTTACCGTTGGGTCACCTTTTCTTGGTGCTTTTGGTTCAGCTGCTTTTGGTTCATCACTATCAGGTGCAAATGGATTCCATAAACCTCTACTATCTACCTCTTTTTGAGTAGATGGTGCAACTTTAGCATCTTTTTGATGTGGATACTTTGTTGGGTTATATGGTTCTAATTCAGATGTATTTACATTACCATCTGCATCGGTTTTTGTTTCACCTCTTTCATCTGCCATTCTTACAATACCAACTGATTTAGTTCTCGTATTATAAACAACTTTATCAACAGCTAAACTAGCAGGAGTTGCTTTGGGTGTATCCGATTTTGGTTCATCTTTAGATGGTGTATTAAAGATATTCACACCAGACTTAGCATCACCACCCTTTGATGTTTTTGCAGTTGGGTCCTCATGTGAACCAGCCTTAATAGCTTTATCATAAGAATCTTTTGATTTGAAGTGTACTAACTTTCCACTTTCCTTACTCTTAGCAGTGAAATCACTAGCCTCATTTATCAATTGTTTTAATTGTATCATAATTATATTTTGTTATTAAAATCCTATACTAACTCGTTTACCCAAATCTTCTTCAACCCAACGAACTTTTGCTGCTATTAATTTTTTCATAGTATCTACATCAAATCGATATGCACCATGATAATTTTGTAATTTTATAGCAACTACAAAACCATGTATACCATCCCAAATCATTTCGGCCTTTCCACCGATTATTGATTCGAATGCTTTAATTTGCTTTTGTTGAATTGGAGTTAATTCACTTAATTCAACAACAGATGCTTCGTTTATTAATTTACTTAATCGTATCATATTATTTTGAAAATTTTGTATATTTGAAATTACTATCGGTAAATCTTCTATCCACCCCATGTTTCTTATAAAACATATTTAATGTACTCACCAAATCTCTTACAAATGATGTATATCTTTCTTTAGATTCTGGTGTTACTACATTAACTATATCTCTTGGAATTAAATCAGTTGCCACATTTTGTATTGACATTTGAACTAACTCATCTATACTTTCAGTAACTCCACTTAGTTTTAAAAATTCAGTTGGATTATATTTTACATTTTCATAATCAAACTTTTTCATCATTTTAGCAGCTATCTCTTTTCTATTTTCGGTATCACTTACCATAGAAACAATTTCAGCTACACCAACTACCATTTCTCTATCATTATCAGGTTGAGTTACTACTTCTTCCTCTTCTCTGATTTGTTGTGGAGTTTTGAATGGTGGAATATCTTTAAATGTATAAACTTTTCCAAGCTCAACTTTCATACCCTTCCATTCTATTTCCGATAATATGGTTTTTAATTTAGATGAGCTCATTACTTTAATAATTTAAATGCCATTGATTGCATACCCATTAATCCAGTACTTACGAATTTATCTTTGTTTGATTGTTGCTTAAGTGCATCATATACTTTAGTTATTGCTGATGCTGAGTACAAATCAACTCTTACTTTTTTACCACTCTTTGGGTCTACTAAAACTTTATTTGAACTAGTCTTAACTATATCCTTTAATTGGGTTATAATAGTTGGTTCGGTGTTTTCTGTTAACTTAGAACCACCACACCCACAACCACAACCACATCCGGCTCCTTCATTTACAGAACTACCACCAATCAATTCATTATATGAACTCATATCGATTGTACCCTTTTCCTTTGTAAGCTTAATAGCTCTTTCAGCAAAATCATGCAAATCCATATCAGTTTTAGCATCTTCTCTTGCAAATTCCAATGTTCTAATAAACAATGGTATATCCATAGTGATTGTATCAATTACATCACCTACTTCAGTTAACCCTTGCTCTTTGTTTTTCATATCAGCGAATGCTTGAGCTTCAGGTTGTGTTTCAAATCCCTTTACTCTAATATCACCTTCCCATACAGCCCATTTTTCAATTGGGTCTTTACAAGGTTTTACAACGTATTTATCGGATGGGTCTCCGCTATGGTCTTCGTTATTTATTTTCTTACCAGCTTTAACTGCATCTTTATGTGCATCAGAATTACCATGTGCAGGTTTCTCACCTCTCGCTCTTTTAGCTCGGATGTTTGCCCAAAGACCAGGTTTTTCTTCGTTTATTGATTCAAATTTCAATCCAAATCCAGTAGCCTCATCTCTTAACTCATCCCAATCACGACCACCATTACTTCTAATATAATCAACTGCACCTTTAAAATTAGAAAATCCTAATTTCTTTAGTATTTTGTTATTACGATACAACGCTCTTAAAAAATCTCTAACACCAGCTGATGATAAAGAAATTTCATTAATCATTTCTTCAACAGTTTGAGGAAGTGCATCTGCCACTCTTTCCAATTCATCAGATTCAGTACCTTCACTAACTGATTTATAGGTATCTTCCAACCATTTCATCGCATCTCTATTTTTAGGGAAGTCTTTGAATTCTTTGTAAAATTCCTTAACGAATTCTTTAAATGATGATGCCTCTTTAGCCATCAAATCTACATCACTCATCGAACCCTCTTTTATTGATTTTTTCATAATCTTCTATAATTTCTTTAATAAGCTGTACATATCTATTTTAAACCCATATCCAGCACCTTTATAATCAAAATCAATATCAATTGGTAATTTTAATTTTGATTCCAAATAACTTTGTAATGCCTTTGGAATAACTAATGCTTCATTTGAATCAGATATTATATTTTGTAAAACATCCAAATCTTTTGAAGTTTTTGCAATACAAGCAATCCCACCATCTTTAATGTTGGGATGTACACCAAATTCAGCTGAATATGTATTACCTTTTAGTTTAAAGTTTAATTTCATAGTTGTACTTTGTTATTCTTATAAATATATCTTTTTAATGTTTTATATGTTGTACTCTCCATCTAACATCCTTACCTCTTAACATTGCTTTGGTTGCCTCTACATTCTTTTCAGAATCATCCGCAAAGTAAACATCATCATAACCTTCGTTATCGATTTTATCTTCTATCCAATCTGCTTTATCTTTCGGGTTGTTAGATGCTAATGCAACTACAAATATTTTATTAGAATTAATACCAATATCCTTTAGATATTGTTTAATAGGTTGATATGCTGCTCTTGCAGTTAGGATGTAAACACCATCTCCACCACTACTACCCATTACTCTACGAAGTACATTCGTAATCTTTTTTATTTCTTGAGGATTCTGAACTTTTTGAAAATCAGAAAAATCAAATTCATCACCAGGTTTTTCATTATAAACAGCGTATTGACCTGGAGTTAATTTTGATTTTTTTCCATTAGAATGCGTTATGTATATAAATGATGTTGTTTTTACTAATGTATCATCAAAATCAAATATTCTTAACTTCTTAGATTCCACTAATAAACTCCTTGCTATCATATTTTCTTGTTTGATTGTTAACATACAAATATACAATTTTTTTCTGATATATCCTAATAAATTAGGAGCTTTGTTTCAGAAATTGAGTATTTAATTCTAACAATTTTTTATTTTCCATTTCAAGATATTGAACTTTAATAGTTAATTCTGCCAAATCTCTAGTAAGATTTAGTATCTTATCCCTAAGTTCATCTTTTTCTTGACTACTTCTTTCTAACAATTGTTCCAATCTATCAATTCTCTTAGAGCAATCATGTTTAATAAATTCATCTTCCTTTTCCTGTCTTTCGGCTTTTTTCTCATAAAACCTCCAAGCTCCAGCTGAACCTAATACTGTTATTAGTGTTATTATTACTGCGTAAATTGATTCTGATTGCATTGTTAGTTATTTTTAATTATTTTTTTCTAATTCTGACCTTAAGTAGTGTTTAGCCGCAATCATATCTTCTTTAGCATTAACTATCTTAGCTTGCCACCAATGTGGAAAATCAACTTCTTCACCAGTACTATCAAACTGAGCCAACATCTCACCTAATTCTTCAGCATATCTTTCGATAATACTTAAATCAGCTCTTAACATACCCGGTTCATCATCCTGATGACCTAAATCCGTATCTTCGGAAACTACCAATTCATCATCTTTACCTAAATCCTTTATGTATCTTTCCTCCATATCATACAAATCGATAAGATTTTTGTGTAGTGCATTTATTTTTTTGGTGATGTCTAAAATTGGTTTAACCAATGTATTTCTTTTATTTACATCCGTTTCACTATTAACTTTAGCAGCATATGCTCCACCAAATTTTTGTTTTCTTTCTGCAGTTAATTTTTCTATTTGTTTCTTAACTGCTTCAATTTTTAGAAATAATTTAGGAATACCCTCACTCATTAATTTTGATGCGGTTCTTTTCCCATAATTCTCTACAATGTATTTTTCAACTGATTTCATACTTTAATCCTTTTTATATCATTTACAATAAATATAAAGATATTTTTATTTAACAATAAAAGCCCCCCAATTGGGAGGCTTTATGTTATTACTCTTCTCTCTTTCCAGCAAACTTTTGTAATCCATCGATTCCAAATGAACCCAACGTAATTATTACGAATGAATTATAAATGAATTCTTGAACCATTAAGTCTTTTCCTAAAAATCCAGTTACGATATCAGCTAATGCGAATATTACCATTACTGCGAATGATGCAAATCCTACTACATTTTTTTCGTTAATTTCGTTACTGTCTTTAAACATGTCTTTGATAAATCCCATAATTTTGTTTCTTAATTAGATTTAATGTAACCAATTCTGAAACGTATTTGGTATAAATATCAAATTAATGATTAAGTGATACTTTTTTGTTTTAATCTTTCTACAAATGCCACCAATTCATCTCTACCAATTGCTTCTGCGTTTTTGTAAAATTCAGATTTTTTGTCAATAGTTTTAATTTTACCATCAAATGATGGAACTCTATTTATATAATCTTCTGTAATGTATAATCCATCTAAAACGTATTGATTCACTACATAACCAGCTTCTAATGCTATTCTACCAGCTGTCATACCATAAGTATCTTCGGGTCCATAACCACCAAATGATTCAGGTATTCCAACAAACTGCCAAAATGATTTAGAATATAGAGTATGCATACCACATCCAAATTTAATATATGGTAACTTCTTAAGTTGCATATTAGTTGGAGTTTGTGTAAATGCACCTAACATAGTTTCTTCACTAAATGCTTCGGCATTTTTCATTGAATCACTTACTAAACCATCCCAACTCATATCCCACCACTTTGGAATTGATGGTGAAAGTATATACATACCCTCCAATCTTTCTGCTGCTTGTAATTGGTATATTAACTGATGTTCATGCATCACAATATCCGTATCACAAAATATAAATTGGTCAAAGTAATCAATTTTAATAGATTCTCTCTTTTGTTGAGTTGTACCCCACATAGATTCATCTAATATAATTTGATTTATATTTTTCAATTCTTTATATTGAAACTGAGCATTGAAGATATTCATAAAGTAATCTTGCTTTAACTCACTATTTTCCCAATCCGTAAGTTTTGGGTTTAAATTCAAAGTTGCTTTTATAGTAACATCATATTCTCTACAATACGATAATGCTTTTCTATATTGTTCCATAAACCTTTGAAACATTTCTATTTCAGATGGCATTATATGGATACATACTAATGTCTTTTTTTTCATTAAAATACGTTTTTAAAGTGAGGTTTAATCATGTCAATTGTATTTAAAGATAAAATACTTATTTCAAATATATCCCAATTGAATGTACCCAATTGCCCAGTTTGTTCAATAATAAATGGTAATTTTTTAATAAATTCAGTAAAATGTTGATTAGTTAATTTACTAGCATCAAATTTAATGTGTACATTATTTTTAACATCATTACCAATTGAATGAACTTTATCGGATATTATATATTCCGATTTAGAATCTTCATTCATAATATATGAGTTAAATTCACAATCTACATAGATATCATCACACCAGGGTTCTAATATTGAAAGTAGTTGTGGTCTACAATTTTCAATTATAAATGATGTTGAATATCTTTTAGGAACTATTGGCATCATATTATCATCATGTAAAACATCAGTATGCCACTTTCTCCACCACTCTCTAAATTTGGTTGCTCTTAGTTGTAAATATTCTTCAGAGTCTTTTGGTTTGAACCATATTGTACCATCTGGTAGTGGTATCTCTTTTTCTATTTCGATACCATCTTTAAATCTACTACCTCTACAAGTCATATGATATACAAATGCATCTCTACTCTGAATTAATTGGTACCCATTCAAATGGAACCTATTAAATATATCAGAATCTTCCAACTCCATAGGTGCAAATAATTTATCATGCCCACCAATAGATACAAAATCTTCTTTATATAACATCCAAGGTGCAAAGATACCATTAGTAACTTTACCCTCATTTAGATACTCAGCTTCATATACAAATTTTAAGAAATTGGATTTGGCATCAGTAAACTCATCCACATCCATTCCAAAATTCTTAACATATTTTTCAGGACCAGGTGGATGCAATGGTGGTTCGATTCTAGTGGCTGAAACTACACTCATTGGTTTAAGGTGTTTCAACATATTCCCAACATAGTTTGGTGTTACAATCATATCTGAATGTAATATTGTTACGATTGGTGTTCTAGCTAATTGAATACCTATATCGTATAAAACAGTATGCCCAACTCTATCTTTTCCACCATTTCTATAAGTTAAAATATGATTCTTATCCGAACCATATTTTTCAATCCATTCCCAACTATCATCAGTTGATGCATCATCCATTATCACAATATCATGCCCATCACCATAATGTTCTTCAATTGATGAAACGGCTTGTTGTAAAAATCTTAAATTATTCCTACAAGGTATAATAAAGGTAACTCTTTGATAATTTGTCATTATTATTTTTTTATTTATCTATATATCCAGCATTATCCGAATGTACTATTAATTTTATATTATCATACTTTTTATGGTTTACACCATTTACAGACCAATACGATTGAAATTCATTACTAACAATATCCTTTTGTTCTTGTGTTAATCTAAAATCCTCAACTGCTGAAATTTCGGATTTAAATGGTAATTCAATATGTTTGATTTTAAAATTTTTAAAACAAACTAACCATATTATATAAACCAAATAATCAAATGCATAATATTCTGATTGTAATGTATTTAAATTTTCAGATGATTTATACCAATCATAGAAATCTATAAACAATTCTTTTTTATAAACAGGTATTTCACTAAACCACCAATATAGAGAATAATTTTTAGTTTGATTTATTAATATTTCATTAGTATCCAATCCCATATATCCTGCTGCTAACTTTATTATATTACCTCCAATTTCAGATTCGTTAGCCTTTACATAATCATATGATGCAATATTTTCATATATGGTATCTAAGTTACAATTTTTAACAAATTCAGATTCACAATCATATACACCAACATAATCATAATCGTTAATTATAGATTGTAATGCAAACATTTTTTTAACATTAACAATACTTTTTTTATCTCTCAATGATTCATCCAATATTAATGGTTTATAATTATCCATATATTTGTATTCGGATTTCCAATTAAAATCAAACATTTCATTTTCATTTGTAAAAATAAAATATAAGTCATGTGGTTTCTCTACATATTTTATATAGGATTCCAATAAATTAAATGCATGATGAAATTTAGGATTATGAGTTGTTATTATAGTAGCTGTTTTAATCATTTTTATAATTTTCTAAATAATATTTTAAATCCTCAGGGGTTCCCAATCCCCACATTTTAGGTACATCGAATGTTCTAACCTTTAATCCAGCTTTAATTGCGTTGTTATAAACAGGACAAACATAGAATTCTCCATTCACTCTAATATCTTGCTCAATCATCTCTTCAGCGTATTTCACAAAATCCGAACCATGTTTCCAATAATAAAAACCAATTGTTGCCAAATCAGATATTGGGTTTTTCTCTTGTACTTCGGTTACAAATCCATCATCATCTAACTTAGCAAAACTCCATTTTGGGTGAGTTGCTTTAAATGTTGGTATTCCACCATCACAATCGTTCTCATTCATTTTGTAAAAGAATTCGTTTGAATCCCATTCTACAAATTGGTCTGAATTTGCAAAGAAAAGTGGTGCCTCTGAATCAATAAATTCTTTAGCCAATAATGCCGTACAAGCAGCTCCTTCGGTTAATGTATCTACTTCTACTACTTTACAACCAGGTGTAATTAAATTTAGTAAGGTATCTAAGTTATATTGCTCTCTATGTGCTTTCTGAACTACATATATGTAATTTGCATCTATGTTCAAATTTTCTACCACAACTTGAATCATTGGTTTACCCTCTACATCAATTAGTGGTTTTGGGAATGTATAACCAGCAGTTTGGAATCTACTTCCAGCACCAGCCATTGGAATTAATACATTCAACTTTTTATCTACCCATTTAGGTGTTGTTTCTATTTTACCCATTTGTATTTCAGTTAATTTTTTAAATATGTTCGTATAGGTTACTTCTTGTGGATTTCTAACTCTCAAAATATGAGATTTGGAACGAGATGCCGCAAGTAACCCATAAGGTGAATCCTCTACAATTAGAGTTTCTTCTGGTAAACAACTCATCATTGAAATTGCTTTCCAATACATCTCAGGGTGTGGTTTAGAATTCTTAACATCTTCATTTGAGATAATTAAATCCATAAACTCCATTATTCCCAATTTTGAAAGTACAGTCAAAACTGTCTTTCTGATTGAATTAGAACAAACTGCTAATTTGTATCCATCTTCAGAAAGTGCATTCATTACCGATTGTAGAGTTTGATTTGGTTTCAACTCTTTTAACATCTGTAATGTGTACTTTTGTTTTTTATCCCATACTTGTTTATGTAATTCAGTTGGTAATCCCTTTTGTTCACTCAACATATTCAACTTTTGGTTTGTTTTCAAACCATCATAAGTTGAAAGGTGTTCAGCCCAACTTATTTCATATTCAGGTCCTAATGCATTATTTAGTGCATCAAAGTGGATATTCTTAGCTTCTACTAAAACTCCATCTAAATCAAATACTATTAATTTTATCATACTATTCCTCTTTCAAATGGCATTACACCATATTCATTAAACATTTTATCCAATTCTTTTTGGTATTCACTCATATTCCATTTTCCTTTATTAATAGCAGTTGCTATATAAGGGAAAACAATACTATCATAGTGATACATACCTCTTTTTTTCTCACTACCAACTCGTATCATAAAATCCCGACCATATGAAATAATAGCTTCTTCAAATTGCCAAATATTTAACGAACCAATAGTATTAACTAAATTTTGAAATATTTCCTTTTTAACTAGTGTTGGTTGGATTGAAAACTTTGCGTATTGATTGGTAACTAATGTACTATCTATGGTTGATGGAAGAAATGAATCACCTGCTAATATCATTTTAATACTCTCAACTACTCCACTTTTAACATAACCATAATACTTTTCTAATAATTCAAAATTAGGTGTATCGAATAATATCATATCCTCATGCAAAAACATAATAACATCTTCCTCAATTTGTGGAAGTATTTGTCTCCAGCGCTCTGTATATGATTTTGAATCATCATATACCAATTGGATATAATCCGATGGTATTTGCGTATCTATTTGATTAACAGCCACATACACTTTATAACCATTGATATATTTTTTGAATTGTCCAAAAAACATTGGCCATACATCCTTCATATCGGTGTGAGTGTACACTACTATTGGTAATTCTATTCCCATATTGTTTGTAAATTTATTCTATTTTCCCAAAGTCCATTTTGTATCATCCACCATTTATAAAATGCTATGGAATTTGAAAGGTCACCAGGGTTTCCTTCTATCTGAGCTGCAAATGTGTGAAATGGACTTCTAAATTCCATTTGCTCCTCTAATGAATTATATAATGATGTAAATGGTTTCATAGTTTCCATTGTACCATAAAACCACATATCCGCTGGTCCCATTTTGAAATGATTCCAATCTGCCATATATATTTTATCAGATTCGATTTCAGTTTGAAAATTAATACATTGAACTGGGTATGGGTTACCTCTACCTGGTCCAGATGTATCTCTATTTATTCTACCCAAATCAAAACGAGCTTTAATAATGATATCATATTCTGAATTAGTTATATATGGTAACTTCATTGATTCAGTTACACTATAAAGATGGGATAATACACTTTGAGGTGAACGTGGTGTTCCACTCAAATTATTTAAACCTCTACCATTTACCAATTCATTAAAATCTTTTGGGGCTTCAAATATGGCTGACGTTGGATTATATAACTTAGTGATTTCACTCTCTTTTTCAATATCCCAACTATGGATAAACACATCAGTATCAGTAATATCTAAAATGTGTTTTTTAATATGGTTGTATCCATCATAACCATTGGAACTACCATCAGTTGTTGAATCAAATAAACCATGTAAACATAGTGCTATTTTCATACTATTTTCTTTTCCACATTTTTATAAAATGAGAACTAACACCATCACCAACAGAATATATTTCAGTATGAGTATTACCAATCCATCCAAATAATTTTGATTGATTTTCTTTACCAATAAAATTATGGAATTCTCCAGTTATGTAATTTACTTTTGATAAATCCTTTTGGTACAATACATCCACTTCAGCACCTTCTATATCAATTTTCAACAAACCAATAGTACCAACCATTTCTAAAATGGTTTCTAAACTAATAGTTTCAACCTCTTCATATTCATCACCCCTAAATCCATGTTTGTTATGTTCATTTACAAAACCTGTTATTGAAAAGTTTCCAGAATTAGTATCATCATCATTGTTACCCATATATTTTTTTAACTTTACAATTTCACCATCTTTAGATGATACTGCTTTGTGTAAAATTTGATGAGAATGTCTACTTTTATATTGTTCAACATTATATGAGGCTGCATCAATTGCTAAGATATTATGAAAGCGATAATTCCATGCTTCACTAAAACCACCAACATTACATCCCATATCAACGAGTTTTTCCGATGCATCTATGTCAACTAAATGAATTGGATATTCATCCCTACATTCTTTTGTTATTTGATTAAACCAATTTGATGGTTGATTTTTACTAATTAATTTTTCTACTTTCATTATTCTATAACTTTATTGCTTTTGAAAACAGTAAATTCGGTTAAATCTCTATAACCATTATCTTCACCTAAATCACTCATATGTTCTGGATAGTTTTGAAACATAGCCAAACCTTGAGCTGCTTGTTGTGGAGTCATATACATATTCCAACCATGGAATGTAATATCATCCTCTTTGTAATATTTTTCACTTCTACCTTCATAACGAGCTTTTTTAAACCAATCAGCCGCATCAGCATTATCGGTTAGAATCATACCACCTTTCCAAATTGGAAGTAACTTTTTAATGTGGAATGATAACCCCATATAAGTTCCGGGTATGTACATACCGCTTGTTAATCGTTTTGCGGCATCGTAGATAGGATATGGTTTGAATTGGTATAAACCCTTCCAATGGTTTGTTTCTGCTCTCTTATCGAAGATAACTGTACCACCAGCATGTATAATCGATTGAGGTACTGATAGATACGTTTTTGATGGGATTGTAACTTCCTTCACCTCATTGTATTTACAAATAAGGAATAATGCGTTTGTACAACTATCAATTGAGATAGCGTAAGGAGCGCCGGTATAATTAGCGATTTCCTCTTCAAACATTCTTACAATTTTGTATGGATTGTGTAACATAATTTAATCTTTAGTTAATATATAATATTTTTTTGTAAATCCACAAGCTTCGAATAATTTCATACTTGCTTCATTATCTATTTTTACTTTTGCAAATGCGGTAGGCCATGTAACCATACATTGGTTTATCATAAACTTACCAACTCCCAAACCTTGAAAATCAGGATGTGTACATACTCTGATATCATCTTCAATAACACCAACGTATCCAGCAGGTTTACCATTAACCAATGCTATACGATAAAACTGAGAATGTGTTTTCATATATGAATTCTGCATTTCTTCAGTAATATGAGTTGATTTGATAAATCCACTCAATACTCTTTTATCATTTCTAAGAACTCTTACAAATTCCCAATATCCGCTTGTACATTCTACTAATTCCATATGCAAATCTTTTGAATATCTTGTGTGTTTTGGTAATTCCAAAATGATTGTAAATACCCTCTATGAGTTGGCATATCCATCATTGGTGTTAAACAAGTCCCAATATCAACATAAGTGTTATCAGGGTAATCTCTAAACAACTCCACAATTGCCAAATTGGTAAAAGTAGAAGCCGAAAAAAGGAATATGTGGTTTTTAACATTATTTGTTCTAATCCACTCTTTAATATTTTCAATTTTTCCATAATCATTAATCATTGCGTTATAACCCACTCTAAAGTCTTTCACAAAAAATGGTAATCTATTTAAGTTAGCATCCTCATGTCCAATAAACACACAATCTCTACTATAAAAAATTGGTAGAATATGTGTTATGAATATAGGATAGTTTCCGTTTACCCAAAGATTAGCCCAAGTTAGTGATTCATCATCACCACCAGCTAAATCAACCTGCCAATCAAATGCTTCCTTACCTACACAACAACTACAACTAATTCCTTTGTAATAATTGTGTTGTTTGTATTGAAGTGATTCAACTAACTTCTGTTGATAAAATGAATGTTCTTTTGGGTCAAAGTGTTTGAAATCAGGTGACTGATAAACACCACCTTGCTTTTCATTTCCAATCTGAATTAGCCCATTATCTAATACTAATTCTTTATTTTGTAAGATATACATTTCACCATCTGAATAACGTGAAAATGCGAAGTTTTCTTTATTATCCAATTTGGATTTAAATTTAAAAAAGTGTTCTCTAAAATTTTTCATCTCTTAATATATTTAAAACTTTAATAGCAGTATCACCATCACCATATGGACAATTTTCACTAATATACGGATTATTATTAACTTTTCCAAATAATTTTTTTAAATCATTTGGATTTTTACATAAATGTAAATGACCTGTATATAATCCTTCAGGTCTTTCGGTTGTAGTTCTACATACAATTACTTGCTTATTAAAAAATGAGCCCTCTTCTTGTAATCCACCACTATCCGAAATAATGAATCTACATTTCTTAATATGTAAAATCATATCAGTATGTTCCATTGGTTCAACCACATTAACACTGGTTAATAGATGTTTCCATTTTTGAACATTTGGATTTGGATGAATTGGTAAAATAAATTCCAAATCAGGATTAGCTATTGCTAAATCATTAAGTTCTGTAAACCACTTATCCATCCAATAATGATTTTCTCTACGATGTAAAGTAATCAGTACAAAGTTTTCATAAGTTGGGTCACCAAAATCTACCAAATTATCCAATACAGAGTTTCCAACTACATGAATTTTACCATGTACTTTTTCTTTTATTAGATTATTAGCCGATAATTGAGTTGGTGCAAGATTCACATCTGCTATTCTTGCTATCATTTGTCTATATCCCTCTTCAGGGTATGGGTGTTGTAAATCACCACTTCTTAACCCAGCTTCCAAATAGTAAATCTTTAACTGTCTATTGAATGCTGCTAATGCACAGCCAAATGCTGAACCAGTATCACCTTGAACTAATACTGAACTGAATTCCCCATTAGGGAATTGTAACATACAATCTGATATAATTGAATCCAATCTATTATCAGAATTGTTTATATTAATTTTATAATCTACTTTAACATTTTGAAGTAAATCAGGGTGTTGACCTGTAAATAGAAGTTTATATTCACTTCTATCCATAATCTTAATCAATGGTTTAATTTTTAACCATTCGGGTCTTGTCCCAAAACAGAGTAATATTGTATTATTTTTCATTTACTAATTTCCAACCTTTAATTCTTTGTTCGTGAAAATATTGATTCATTAATTGTTTAAATGGTGTACCTTCTACACTAGCTTGGTTTGATTCCCATAGTGAGTTAGCATCACCACCATATTCAGCTCCTTTGATACTCCCCCATAGGGATTTATCATCTTTAGGATGTGGCGGTACAAATGTAGGTATTCCTGCATACTTTTGTAACATATACGAAAAGTGCATATCTTCACCACAGGTATTGTATTTTGGGTCAGGTAATTCTCTCACCATATGAGATAACCATTCTTTCTTAAAGAACCAACTATGTCCAACTAAATCAACTTGTACAGTTCTTTCATTGTTACCTAATTCCGGCCATCCGAATCTTAAGTAGTGTTCGTAATAAGATGAATGTTCCGCTGGTAATGGGTTTGGATAAAGTAATCCAACTGAACCCAATAAACCTTCATGTGTTTTCATAGTTTCCATACAATTTTCTAACCATCTTTCGCCAGGGATTGTATCATCATCAAATACACAAACATAAGGATTTCTAGCGTTCATTGCGAAGTAGAATCTTGCCCATACACCAAAGTTGTAATTACAATATGCAACTGGAATTTCCGTTCCAATATCATAATTCAACAAATCGTTATCACCTGGATTATTATACCATAAAAGAATCTCATCCGGCTTTACCGTTTGATTCCTTAGAGCTTCTAATTGTTCGTTGAGGTTTTCGCCTCTCTTATAACCATTTAATATAACTGTTATCATATTTTATTCATCATTTGTTTTAACCAAACTTCTTTTGTATAGTAAGTTTGGTAATTATCTTTTGCTTCTTCACTTTTCTTTTTGTAGAAAATGGGGTCTTTTAACATCTCAACCATTAACATAGCTGATTCAATATCAGATACATCTACTGATAAGTTTGGATGTAGCAATCGTTGTGTATCTAACTTTTCATTACCAATTACAGGTATCCCAAAATATGCACAATTAAGTGAGAATGTACCAGCTGCTACCGTTGGCATTAGATGTACACCATATTTGAATTTAGATACTTCTACCATCCAATCGTTCCAATTCATTCTTGGGAAGTGGGATAGGTTACCAATACCACCTTCATTTACTCTTTTTGAGTGAGATTCTTGTCCCCATATTGGTAATCCAAATTCAGATGCTACCATATAAGATTCAAACCCACCATACCATCGGGAGAAGTTACCACCAATCAGTACTTTATCCTCAGTAATAGGTTGAATATCTTTGATGAAATCCTCTATCATAAGTGAATGAATTATCTCTACCTTTTTATTCCAGAATAATCCTCTATAATATTGAGAATCTGATAGATTGTGTGCAAATATACCATCAGTAAGTGATAAAAAGTTATAGAACTGAATTTGGTCTATAACTTCATAATCATTCCACCACCAATGTGGTCCTTCTTGAATGTAATATACTTTAGTATTACTTTCTTTTAAAGTTGGTATTATTGGTTGTTGTAAATATTTAGATACTGGATTTACTCCATTTACTAATGTACTACCTTCAGAATTTAAATAGGTTTTTCCTTTTGGAAATATGATAAATACAACATCATAGTTTTTAACCGAATCATAAGTTTCTAATGGATAGTGAACCGCATTAAGAGCGTTCATCCAAGCAAACTCAGTTCTCATATTATTATGAGTTGGTGGGATAGTTCCACTAAATCCCATTTCAGTTAAAAATGCTATTCTCATATAGTATCGTACAATTCGTTTTGTTTTTCTTGTCTTTCTATTCCTTTAGGGTGATAGATAGCGTATTCCTCTTGCAATGGTAGGATAGTTAATGTATTATAACCTTTGATTCTTTCATGTACTTTACCATCCCACTCAATCTCCGATGTTCTTCGGTAAATTCTAGTTTGTAAATCAGGCCAGTTAATCCAACCATTTGGATTTAATTGCCATCCCCATTTTTTAATATGTTCATCGGTTAATCCTTCAACGGTATTAACTCTTGGTACAAAGAATAAATCAATATCTAAGTTAGCTTCGATTAAATCGTGCATATTTTCAATCAAAAATTCCGATGGGATTTCATCTGCATCCAATTGGAAAATAAAGATACCATTTGCATGATTCTTTAAGTTGTTTTTAAAACTTGCAAAATCCTTATTAAGTGGAAAACTTATTATGTTTATGTTTTGATGTAATTCACCTATAATTCTTAGATAGTTTACCACATCTTCAGTAGCCCCATCTGAATCATATTGAATCAAAATCTCATCCTCTTTTTGAATTCTCGGATGTATGAAATTGATTAATTTTGTAATCTCTTCAATTTCATTACAAACTGTAACTGCATATGTTATATTAACCATAATATTCTTCTAATACATTTTTCTTAAAAAATACTTCACTCATATATTGAATCCCATCTTTGTTATATGTACGATATGGATTTTCAATCTTTTTTAATTCAATACCAGTTTTAACGTAACTATTATAGATACGTTCTCCACCTCTATCATATACAGTTGCTATATCATATAATCCAACATTTGTAGTTTTTTGTTCATTTAAAACTTTATTAGCTTTATCTTCCAATTTCTTAAACCATTTGAAAAAATCTTCCGGTTTAATTGATGATAATTTAATTGCTGAGAACTTTTGTTCATATATTCCCGTTACGAATATAATAGTTGAATCGGCTCCACTTAGGGATTCCTTATTACCATCCGCATATTTGTAAGTAGATATACGATATACCCCATACGGCTGTACAGCCGAACGGGATACACGTTTTTCTTCTAATATTAGTGGTTTATACTTTATTGCCTGATTTGGAGTAGTTGCCATTATACTTTATTTAGTTTAGGTAATTCCATTTTGTTTTTGTTTAAATTTGGTAGGTTGAATGGTTTTACCTGCGGTATTCCCTTTTCATATCTTTCCATCATTTGTTTAAAAACTTCATGCATTTTTTCTAATGTAAAATTCTTTAATGTGTTGGATTTTAATCCAGCCGATTGTTTTAAATGTACATCGTAATCATTAAATACCTTATATAATTTGTTGGCCGCATCTGAGTAGTTTACACTAAACCATTGTGCATTTGCTAATATAAATGTATCAACTGCGGATTCATCAATATTTGTTAATGAACCCTCTAAAAATATAGTGTGTTCTTTTGGTAAGAAATCCATTTGTCCGCTCCACCCAGAAACAACAATTGGTTTACCGGTCATAGTGAATTCAGCTAATGGTCTACCATATCCTTCACCTTTAGTAAATGAAACCATTGCTTTAACTTTTGGATGATGGTATAATGATGCCATTTCATCATCAGTTAAATCACCATGTAAAAGATATACTTTAGGTGCATCCTTACCAAATGGTTTTAATATATTATCAATCTTATCTCTTGTAGCTTCTCTATCCATTACTGAAAATCCAGCATGTGAGGTTTTCATAATAAGACCAGGTCTTTTATCTTTAGGTAGATATTTGAATACTGTAGCGAATGTTTTAATAACCATACCTACATCTTTCCTATCTTGCCCTAAATTTCCCTTTAACCAATGCCCAACAAATAAGAAATTAAAATCAGTTTCTAATTTATCTAACTCAGTTAATGAGTTGACCGGGTTTGAGTAAATTTCAGTATTTACACCTTCGAACAAAACTTCAACTGGTTTACTAATTCTGAACTCATTTACTATCTGCCCCGTTTGATTATTTTTTTCTTGATATGCAGTACCTAACATCAAATTCTTTGTGAATTGAGATGGTACTATAACCATATCCATTTTATTTGAACCATCAATAAATTCCTTTGGTAAAATAGTAGTTTCTACACCAGCAGTAATACCAATGTTAAAATTACCCTTTGCTTCAAATTCATTAGCAACGGACATCTGCATAAAGATATCCGGCTTTCGGTTCAATTCGGTAATTACATTTGCAAATACCTTTTTACCAAATTCAGTTGTTTGGTCAACTTGATTTTGTGGAGTATTTCCCCATCTGGTTGGTACAACTTTAACATCGTACTTATCCATTTCAAATAAGCTTCGTAAGATATCTCTCGCATGGTCACCATAACCACTTCGAGTGAATACTGGAGCTTGATATACTAATAATGGTTTATTCATAACTTTTTATTTTCTTCTTAATTCAATTTAAATAGTTCGTATGATTTACGAGGTTTCCAATTTTCAAAGGTTCCTTCCATTCCATCAACTAATGTTTTACACATATTTTCTGAACTTAATCCTATTTCACCAATGAAAGCTTCTCTTCCCTTTAATCCATTCTCTAAAAGAGTTTCTTTTGGTGTATTGTACATATCCATCATTGCTTTAGCAACATCATAGATATCAACTTTATCATCCCAAATATATGGTGTTGGAACTGAACCTGTTAATGATTGTGCTCTACTCCATACAGGTCTAACCCAAGGTCCTGGTTCTAATTTATCTTCCCAATCTCTCCAATTGTGAAGTGAACCAATTTTGATATAATCTTCCGAATTAACCAATTTTCCACTATCTTTATACCTAAAACCACATTGGTCTTGCAAACCACCAGTTACGTTTACGATAATTGGGGTACCAGCCATTATAGATTCAGCGGTTGTTAATCCAAATCCCTCATTACCAGCGATATTGATTGTTACATCAGCCATATTGTATAGGTAATTTAATTCATTTGTAGTTCTACGTTTATCTGAAAATATAACGTTACAATTTGGTGCTAATGTACTATAAACCGTTGGTAAATCGGTACCATTTTCATCGATAGGTTGTGTGTGCATCACTAAGCAAACTTTAGATGCTTTTTCTTCACCCAATTCCTCACAAAATTGTTTAAATGCCATAATAACATCAGATGGTTGTTTTCTACGAATATTTCGGTTTGACCAAAAGAATACAAAATCATATTCTTTACCACCTAATATCTCAGAACGAAATTCGGCTGGTACTTCTGTTGGGAAATATTCTTTTGAATTAATACCATGTGGTACATAGGATACCTGCCAATCTGAATGAGGTTTCCAAGTTGGCTTGTCCGTTAATGCGGTTAAACGGGATACGATACCATAGGTTTGACGAGAAATGCATCCAATCCAATCACAACTTTCGTAATAGTTACGATTATATAATGGGTCTGGTAAATCATCCCAAATAGCGTAAAACATAATTGGAACATTTTGTCTAATCTCATGCTCCATCTCATATAACCAAATCCAATATCTCGGGTCGGTAAAGTGTAATATAGCATCAGGTTGTTCAGCGTTGATTAATTGTCTAACCAATCCAGCATCACCATATCCAGTCCAAGGTAGTATTTTAACACTAGCATCTGCTACACCAGTTTGAGCGGCAACATCAACAGATACATCCAATACTTTACCTTGCTCAGGGTGATTAATTGCGGCTCCTACTTGGAACCAATCGTACTTGTCAACAGTACCCATTACTAATGCTTTGCTCATAGTGGCAATACCACTTGCCATTCGCAAATCATCAGAAAGCAATAAAATCTTTTTCTTTTTATTCATAACTTATTGAAATAACTTTTTTTTTAAAATTGAGAACCAGAGATTTGTAATTTCAGATATTCGTTCATTTCGTTTCTGAATTTTTCATCTGTAACATATCTCTCTACAGTTCTATTTACTAATTTTTGTAAGGTAACATCCGATTCAAAAGATACACTTTTAAAATTCGAATATACTCCCTTTAGAATCTTAACAGTTGTTAATTTTGTTTGGGTTTCCATATTGTTTATATTAATTTATATATATAAGTATATGGATATTTATTTTTCGTTAAGAAATCCCATCACATAAACCTCGTTGGCCGAATTCACAAAATTTACAATTCTTTTTTCGTTCTCCGGGGTTTTTTGGATATGGAACATCTCTAAATTTACCCTCATCATCAAATACACTATTCACAAATTCCATAAACTCACCATATACTTTATTTACAGTTGGTTTTCCAGATGCAGGAATGTGTTTTGACATATATGGAATTGGAAATGGAGCCTCTTCAGGCATTTTCCTTCTCATAATCTGATACTCTACTTTGATTTTATCCAAAGGAATATTAAATAATTCAGAATAATATTTTTTATAGATTATAATCTGAGCGTTCTTTAACTTATCAGCTTTTTGGTACTTATTCCATCCCATTGTTGATGTTTTTAAATCAATGATGATAATTTCACCAGTTGATAAATCTCTCATTACAATATCGATAAATCCAATAAGATATACACCTTCTTTAATAGGTGCATTAAGTGGAATTTCAATTCCAACTAATTCAAACCCAGTTTTAGTGTAGAACTTATCTAATTTCTTTTTGAACCACTCAAGGATTCTTCTACCATCACCATAGAACTCTTCTAACTCCAATTGGGTACATATTACACCCGAACTAAGTTTTTCAGTTTCTTTGATATATTCTTTACGCATCCATTCTAATAATAACTTATCAGTATCAATTAGTTCCGCTTGCTTTTTAGAAACCCCATACATAACCGAAAGGAAATGTTGGATTGTTTCGTGCATTGCGGTTCCAAAGAGTGTATGAATATTGGCAGAACTTTCACCCAACTTATCGATGTATCTCAACTTATATTGTTGAGGACATGAACTCCATGTTGAGAATTGTGAAAAACTTACTTTTGCCATAACTTTAATTTTATATTACAAATATACAAAAAAAGTTTGGATTTTCCAAACTTTAATTGATTTATTATACGTTTATTTTTAGTTTTTTTATCACTTTTGGGTCTGTCCCATAGTTTTCAGCCAACTCAATAATTTTTTGTTTACCAGTGTGAGATGCATATAATATCTTTAGATAATCTTCTGCTTCTATCTTTGATACTTCATAGTTTTTAGCTACCAAATCTATTAACCATCCCTCATACTTATCAGCACCCTTTGGTTTGATGTATTTCATAAAATGTCTACCCTTTGGGAGTAAATCAATTAAAGCCAAATACATTGCTTTAGGTGGTACTTCCTGAAGATATGGTTGAACACTAGCGATAGTTTCTACCCACTCATATTTCATAGATAGAAAACGGAGTACCATATAGTTTGACCAGGTCTTACGGTCACTCTCATCCAATGTATCCCAATACTTAGGGTTTTGAACATTGGTTATTTGTGTAATATGGTCAAAAAGGGTAGCTGCCATTACTTAGTTTGTTCGTTTGTATTTTGCTTATCTAATTGTTCTAATACTCTCAATTCAGGTGGCATCAATTCCTCACATACTTCACCACAATTACCACAAATAAAGATATCAATTGGGATAACTACATCTTGTGGTGTTCCAGTTAGTAACTTTGATATTTTTCTAAACTTACCACCAGTTACAAATGTATCGTATCCACATTTTTCACATAAGATTGGTTTAGATTTACCTATATCTATTTTTGGTCCACCAGCTTGCGCTTCAGCTGATGGTTTTTGTGGTTTCCCACTATTCATTCCTAATACTTTCGCCATTATACTAAATTTAAAATTTCAATTAAACACGCTGCCATTGGGATTTCCTTATCAATTGAATTGAAATGGTTACTTTGCCCTTGTGATAATGCAATAATAACATTTGCTGTGTTAGATGGAGCGTATTCATCTACCTTATCATATAATAATGTAAACAATTCAGTAAAGTCAGTAACTCTACTATCAATAATTGTTTGCCTCATATTCATATACTTATTTCTCTTATCATCTTTTGATTTAAGAATATCCAAAACTTTCATTTTGTAATCGTTTTCCAATAGATTTTTTGTATCTACTTTCAACTCACCTTTTACTGAATTTAATTGACAGGTATTGATAATCTTACGAATATCAGGATACCCAGCATCAATAATTGGTACCAAATCTTTAACTTCGAATTTTACTCCTTCATTGTTAAGGATTTTACTAACCTGTACTGCAACATCTTTTTTAGTTGGAGGTACAATTTGGAAAGTTTGGCAACGAGATTGAATCGGGTCAATTACCTTCTCAACATAATTACAAGTCAAAATGAATCTACAATGTCCACTAAACGTTTCCATTAAGTTACGAAGAATTGCCTGTGCATTTTGAGTCATATAATCAAACTCATCCAAAATTACAATCTTCCATTTCTTAAAACCCTGTGATGATGCAAAGTTGGTAACTTTATTACGAACTGTCTCCACATTGTTTTCAGATGATGCGTTTATAATCATATAATCACATTCAATTGATTTTACAATCAATTTTGCTAATGTAGTTTTACCCGTACCAGCTCTACCATACAATAAAAGATGTGGTACATCACCAGTTTCTAAATAACCCGCTACCTTTGCTTTAAGGTGTTCGTTACCTACATAATCATCTAATCGAGTAGGTCTATATGATTCAACCCACAATGAATTATCTACTTTTTCTTCTATACTTTGTTCGAAAAATGCCATTTTGTTTTTTTATTTATTATCTACCTACTTCACTCAATCTCTGAGCCTTAAAATCTTCCCATTCTACACCAATACCATCTATGTAATATAAATGTTCCGGTTTTAATCTACCTTCATCATGCAACTTAGAATATCTCTTAATTGCCTGTCTTTTCCACCACTTATTAATGTAATCATATCCTTCAGCGAACTTTGGTTTCATTACCAATTCAGATTCTTCAATTTCTGAACGTAGGAACTCAGGTCCATTTTCATAAATCATAGCGAGATATACACCTCGTTTAAACCCATGATGATATTCATTTGCTTTAATGTTACATTCTTTGAATATCTGTCCCAAAATCTTTTGTTTAATACCACTTACAGGTCCACTAGCTCCTTCACCAGTACCCATATTAGCCCCATTACGGATTCGTTCGTTTGTGATAGCAGTTTGATACCACTCTGCACGATTTTCCTTAATCCATTGATGCCAAGGGTCATAGAATTTATCATCCGGCTTTAAACTAATTTTACCAGCTGATTCACCTAATGTTTTAAAGTGAGGAATTCCATTGTATTGTGAATGTATTCCATAAAGGGAAGTTGTACCAACTGCTATTAGAGTTTGTCCGTACTTCTTTTTCCAAAATTCCCTAACTTCCGGAACCGTAGTCATCATTGCGGTTAACTTACCCCCTAAGAAGTTGTAACCAAGTGGCTGAGTACATACAATAGATGATGCAATAGTTGTATAGTTAAGTTTACCTTTAGCAAATTTATCTTCCTTAGTCCAACCAATGTAGTTATCTCTAACACCCATTGCGGTTACATCGGATGCTAATGAAACTAATCCTAACAATTTACCACTATTCCTATCTTTTATAAATATCTTCACATTTCGACCAGGATTTGCTGTCCAACTCATTGTGTGAATCATTTTACGAACATAAGTCCATTTGGTAGATTGTACTGCATCATCTTCAACAATCTCAACATAAGGGTCTAACTCTTCGATTTCTCTAATAGTTAGTTCCTTATTATTGATATCAGTTGGTTTCCATTGAGTATCATATAGAGATGCCATTTGGGATTTATCCCTAAACATAGATTCCTCCTGCAACTCTACCCATTTTTTGTATAAGGTTTGTTCTTCTACACTCATTGTCATAAGGTAGTTCATATTTTCGATGAGTTTTTGTTTCTCATCTTCAAATACAAATATTGGTTTTTGCGGTTCGGTATCCCAAAAGCTCATATGCTACTTTTTAGTTGTTATTATTTAATCTCTACTAAGTAATAATTTGATACATAGTCACCATCGGTAAATGATAACGTTGCCAATCCCTGTGATGAGATTTGTAATGATGAGGTTGTTGAACCTCTATTAGCCATTAAGATAGCTTTTAGGTATTTTGCTGAGAATGCAATTGCATCCACATTACCTTCACATTTACAATCTACACCAATTGAGATTCGGTTAGAGTTTATTGATGAGTATCCTAAGATAATTTCACCTTTACCATCTTTACAAGTGAATGTAAATGTATCAGCGTCAGCTAATGCTCCTTTAGATTTGATGAATTTATTAATAAACTCATTATCTAATGTAATATTTACATTGAATGGTGGAAGTGCTTTCAAGTCAGGTACCGATGGGATAACTGATGGTGCTGCCAACATATACTGAACTTTTGTTCCTTTATCAGAGAACTTCAATGCCCCAGTAACTTCCTCAACAGTGATACCATTATCTAATACACTTAACAAACCTCTTAATTGAGATGTGGTGTAAATACCGAACTCACCATTTGGGAATTCCGATTCTACTACACTTACATCACCTAATAAGGTTTTGTCATCTGAAATCATTCTAACTGATACGCTTGTATCATCTGATTTTAACATTACTGATTCTACTTCACCACCAAGGTTGTAACGATTGATGAAGCCATCTAATTTTAATTTTTCCATAATTTAATTTTAAGTTTTACTTTTTTGTTATACAAATATACGAATTATTTTCCACATTTCCAAATTAAAATGCAAAAAACTTTTCTGCTGTTTTGGTTGAGGATAAAACCTCTCCCCAATTTAATGCTCCATAGAAATCTTCCAATTTCTTAAGGAGTTCCCTTTCAAAGATTTTATCATAATCAATGTAGGTAGTTACTAAGTCCATAATTTCTTTTGGGTCACTATAACCATTTAATCCAACTGCATCTAATCCAAATGGGTTTTGTTTAAGATATACCCATTTAATTTTATCACCATCTTTTAATGGTGCAAATTGATTTTCTAAACCAAAATGAATTAATAGTTGATTATATGCAATAGATGCTTTAACGTGTGCTGGGCAACCTGATGGGAATTGAAACATTGCCGTTTGTTGTTTCTTCTTTGGCATGTACTTTGTTAAGTTTTTAACTGCTCCGGCTTTAGCAATCTTAACAACATCCATATTAACCAATTCTTTTTTGAAATTATAAACTTTATCAGTTATTTGGGTTTCCGTATCACCTCTAAGAATTTCAATTAATATTTCTCCCATAAACTTACGGAAAGCCGCTGGGTATGATGACCTAACCACATCTAATCCCTTTACATCCAATCTATCACAAGGTACACCATTATCGGAAATAATCCATTGTGCGTATCTCTTTTTAGCAATCCAAATACCAGCTTTTGATACGAATTCCTTTTTAATTTCAAATCTATGCTTATCAATGTTGAATACCCTTTTACCTAAGATATCATAGAAGTCATTTAGGTAATTCTGCATCTCACCAGCTATATCATTTACATAACCAGCAATTACATCCTGCTCATCATTTTTCCAATTTGGAATTCGATGGTCTAAAAGAGGAACTGCGGAGAAAAATACCGAATCAGTATCAATATATATATTACTGTCAGCATCAGGAGTGCCAAGCTCCTTATTGTATTTGATGTTAGCCATATCAGCTGTGCTTTTAATAACTGTCTGTCCCGTAGTGGTAACAGCGGTAGCATTATCAACATCATAGAACCTAAAGGCAGGAAGACCAAGCACCCCATATAAAGAGTTAAGTAAAATTTTCTGAACCAGCTGGCGTTTTTTATAGAATGCGTACTTTTCTTTATCTCCCTCATCACCATATTTTTTTTCTAATTTTCTAAATTCAACCCTTTGAGAGAACCATAAGTCCAATATATCAGGAATACAACCCGGTGTATCCGTTCTATACATAACACCATTTGATGCTACGGAATATTTACTTTTCTCTAATAGAATTTTTAGATTTTCTTTTGTTATGTAATTATCACCAACTTTATACTCATTAACTTCACCTTTTAAGTATTTTTGTGCATCCCAATCTTCCAACTTACCAACTTTGGTTTCTGGTGAGATATTGATACTCATAATGATTGATGGATATAGGGAAGTTAAATCCAAATCATAAATCCAATCATATTTTCCAACAATAGGTGCTTTAACATATGCTCCAATGAATTTCTCTTCATTATTTTCCTTAAGAGCTTCCATTCTCTCTCTTCTATCAGCAGGTTTGTTAGGTGCTACAATGTTCTTTCTTTTAAGATAACATAATAATGCTCCTTCCAAATACTTTGATGAATATACGAAATCTTCATATGGAACGTGTCCTGCGTGGCAGATACCTCTAGCGGTATCTATGAATTGTAGTTTCTTATCAAAATCAACAACTAACTCAACATCGACTAAGTTATACTCAATAAACTTTTCAATATCATCTCTGAATAAGATATCTAAGTTTCCTTCATATTCAATCTTACCCCTACCCAATTCTCTTTGAGCAATGGTATCTAATCTATATGAATCTAATTCTGAATATGTGAAGTTTTTATAAAGTGAAAGGTAATCCAAATAAGATACACCTGCCATAAAATACCTTTTACGATATGGTGACCAAAAACACTGTCCAATTGGTGATAATCTATTTGCATGTCTTTCACCCAATAAACGTTTGATACGATTATATAACATTGGTGTATCGAAATAATCAATATTCCAACCAGTTACAATAGATGGATTTATATACTCATACAATTCCAAATATTTCATTAACATATCTTCTTCATGTGTAAACGGAATAACGATAGCTTTATCAGTTTTACGCTCTACCATTTGACCTTTTTTATCCATTACTAATACCCAATATTGGTTAGTAGCAGAATCATGCAGTGCAATTGATGTTAATTCATTCTCTGCTTTTTCTGGGTCAGGTAATCCACTCTCCATCTCACACTCAATATCATATGTAAGTGTAACGTGTCCTTCAGATGGAATATCCGAATTGGTGTACATATCTACTAAAACTCTCGTAGTTTCAGGTACATCTGATTCAAATAGTGTAGGGTCATCTCCTTTGAATTTATAAATCTTAGTCACCTTATCTCCATATAGAGTGGTGTACTCACCATTTACTGCTTTTTCATAAGCATATCGGGTATATGGAAAACTCCTATACCCTTGAGTATCATCCCACAAATGGACTAAGTTCTTTTCTCTTTGATAATATATGTTTGAATACAAATTTCTTTTATTTAATTGTTCTACAAATATACGATAATTTTTTTACTTATCAAAAGTATTTCTCGCATTATTTACGAAGTTTTCTTCGATTTTCCAACTTTTAAGTTGAGATTCCCATAATAGTGATTGAGCAATGTGAGTTATATCAGGTCTTTCAATTTCACCATCTAATAATTTAACAACCATTTCTTTAAATTCTTTTTTTCCATTGTAAAGAAGTGGGTATTCGTTACCAACCATTTCAGGGTAACAAAAATCATTAGGTAGTAAATAAGGTACACCTCTACTTAACCCATCAGTTGCACTCATACTCCATGCTGAATAACCTTGAAACGTTCCTACACCAAAATGAGCTTCTGCTAATTGATTCATATAAACATTCCTATCAGCATGTCCAATATATTTGGTATATGGTTTATTCATATTGTTTAAGGAAGTCCAAACTTCAAAATCTTGTCTTTCTTTCCATAGGTTATCCATAGTTTCAAAAAACCAATCTGAACCTGTATATACACCTTCTCTATGATTAAACACAATAGTTTTTGGTTTATATGTTTGAGTTGGTGTTGCTGAATCGCATCCTAAATACCAAGGTTGAATAATCTCTTCTAACTTATCAGTAATATGCGATTTAAATGTTTCTTTTGCTCTTTTAATAACCAAATCTTTAACCCATTGTGAGTTTACACCACAAACCTTCATTTGTAACATGCCTTTCACATTTCTCCAAAATGAATTATCATCTCTAGCACCATTATCTTTAATTTCCCACCAATGACAATAACCAATAATAGGTTGTGTTTTATTGTAAATACGAGTAATTTTAAACTCATTAGTCCATTCAGGTAAATGTGACCAAATTAGATTAAATTCACCATTATATTTTTCAATAATTCGGTTGAAGAAATTATTGGGATAATCTACTCTCATTTTTGGTGGAAAACAATCCAATCCATCCATTTTAACCAACTTAACATTGGGATATTCAAATTGATTGATTATACCAGGGTGGTTATTTAAATCTGGGTATGGGAGAATCCATTCCCATTCTTTTCCTATTTCGGTGTTGTCTAAAAATGACTTAAACACCAATAGGAACGAATCCCTATTGATGTCTTTTGCCATACCAAAATTTGTGTAATTAGGTATTACTAATACTCTCATCCATTTTATTTTAAAATTGCTTTATTTGATTTTCTGATATTTGATGTTTTATTTCTGATTACTAAATTTTGTATAGTAGTTTCATTACCACTTGCTCTAGCATCAATATGGTCACCTTCCATAATTGAATTAGTACCCATTAGTTGCTCAAATGTGAACTCATTCCCATCAGCATCAATCCAATCATTTTGAATTGCTGCGTTTAATTTTTGTTTTTTAGTATAGTTTGTAGTATCAATTAAAGTAATAACACCACTAGCGAAAAGTTTATCATAACTTTTATAAAACTTTTCCATAATCATAGTAGAACGAATTTGTATATCATCCGTTTTCTTAGCTCCACATTTTCTTTTAAATGATTCGGCGTTTGTTGATTTCTTACCAGTAATAGGATGTACATAATCTTTTCCAGTTGCCGGGTCTATAAGGAATTCATCTTCCTTTCTCAAAGTTGCTTCAGTTTTTGCAAACCAATCGATAAACTTTTTATAACTATTAATTTTTATCTCCTTATCTTTATTATTCATTGGGTGAGATGGAGTATTCAATACCGTCATTAATATAAATAAGTTATCTAAGAATGTTCTTTCAAATTTAACATCTCCGGCTGAATTTGCTAATTCTATCGATTTACTGATTAATGATTTAGTATCATTCATTCTCTTTTTACTATGTTTTGGTAATCCTTCAATTGAAGCCATAGTATCTAACATAGAATTCTTTGGCCAACTATATATGTTACCCTCCAATACGTTGTAATAATATGCAAACCATTCAGCTATTATAAGTGCATCACCCTTTTTCAAAAGAGAGTAATCGCTTGATAGATTCTTTGTATTATTAAACATTGCTGTTAATAATGGGTTATTATTCATAAATGAATGTAGGAATCTATTGAATTGAGATGGTATGATAATTCTTCGTTCATTATCATTCCAAGGTTCTCCGATATTGGTATAGATTGTAATATCAACCATATCCTGCAAAGTTGCTTTTTCAACTAATACAATTGTAATTGGTAAATCCAATACTTGCTTTTGAGTAAGTTCCGGCATATCTTTGAAATATATACCTTTCATTTCAAATGGTATTGTATTACCATCTTTACTTTCGATTAAATCAATTACTGATTCTGTAATTGTAAATTTGGAATTTAAATAGTCAGAATAACATTCCACTCTATGTTGACCATCTATATTTAGATAACGATATCCTAACTTTGTTAGGTTTTGTAAGTAATCAATTGTTTCTTTAACAGATTCATATCTGTCATCTCCTTCAGAATATTGAGATATCAATGATTCACAATAGTCTAAACATCCATCAATACTTACTAATACAATTGTGTAGATATTTGAGTGTCCAATTAAACACGCTTTCATATGTTTTGCTGATGTTGTATCCTCCCACTTATCAAGCAATCTTTGTAATTGATGCTTATCCACATAAATATAAGGGGACATTTCTCTTAGTTTGTTTAGAGTTCCACCAGAAAGAACTTTTGCGCTAATTGATTTTTTAATAGCCATAATAATTTAATTTTTTTTGGTATCGTTGTTGTGGTGATACCTTTACCACATTGTTTATTTTGAACTCATATAAGGGTGAGTTCTTACCCTATCTTTATAACACTAAGATACGAATTATAATTCATATAGCAAAATGTTTTTTAATTATTTTATAACTAATTGATTATCAATAAGTTAGTATTTTACCAAAAATTGATGTCATTACTCTCTTCTGGTGCGTATGTAGTGTGATGTACTACTTCGGTATTATAATCGTTTAAATCCTTTGGATATGGCTGTATTGGATGTTTTAATCTACCCATCAAGTCCTTTCTCTCCTTCTTATTTTGGGGTAATATTTGAATATACCTATGTTTTGGTGGTTCTTCTCTTCTCCAAAACTCCTTATATCCATCCTTTCCAATTTCCTTTCTAAGATGCTCCAAATTACCACTTCCCCAGTTATTATAAACTGTCCTACTATGAATCCAATCGAATGGGTCATTAATTAATGAAATTCCCCAATTTGGCATCAATGCAATATCAGTATTTAATCCCTGATAAATCCAATTGGTAGCTTTGTATATCCCACCAACGTGTCCTTGTCCATTATTAGCGTATGATAGTAATACTTTAATATTAGTATCATTTTCTCTAATCCATTGGAATGTTTTACCTAATGCACAACTTTCAATATTTGAACCATATCCATCATCAACATACAAACGGGTAAGTTCTAAGATGTTATCTTTTGTTAACCCATCACATACCGATGTTGGTGCTTTGGCTCCAACAGGGAACCCATAAACTGCTACTCCAACTAATTTGTTATCTGAAAACCCAACTGATGTTTCATCTTCTCTATAATAGATACCCAATGCGTATCTACATGCTGTCCAAGCATGAGTGTAGTGTTTTTTAACAATCATATCTTTAGCGATAGATTTAGCAATAGGAGCTACACTTACTCTACTGGCATCAACATAATGTTTACCTTCTTCTTTCATTTTACTTTACCCACTCATTAAATGCGTTTTCAAATGCGGTTACCTTATCCACTCCTTCAGATTGATATTGTTTTGCAGTTTCTATTACTTCAAAACGTAAACCAAATGCGGATGCCTCCATTAAGATTTCTTCAATTTGCTCCTCTGCTGTCATAACTAATTTAATTTGATTGTTGTATTAATATAATGCTCTCTTACTTTGTTTAACCACACCTTATCTTTTGGGTGGTAATGACCTGAACGTAATGTGAAATCAACTAATTGTTGATGTGGATAATCTCCACCAATAGTCTTTATAAGTTTCAAAAGTTCCCTTAACTCATTTGTTAGTGGAAAAAACTTTATAGGTTTCCTAGCCATATATTTAATTTATAAAACAAATATACGAAATTAATTTGATATTTCCAAATTAATCGGTTCCATTTTTGTAATTTGTTCTATAAATTCCTCATTTTCCTTTGGATATGGGAATAATGGGTGCTTTATGGTTTTCATAAGTTTCCTACGTTCGCCACCTTTTGAGAGAATATACACATATCTATGTTTTCTTGGGTTCTTTCGTATCCAAAACGTAGATGATGCTATCTTTTGGATTTCAGTTGGATTGTTAGTTCCAAATTTGACATAAGATGTTCGTTGGTGGTGCCAATCACCATCTTCTTCCCATCGAAAATCCCAACTATCGTTAAATCTTAGTTTGTTACCCTGATACAACCAATTTGTGGCTTGATATATAGTACCACAATGTCCTTCTTTCGGGTCTGAATATGATATTAGTGCTTTAATGTTTGGTACATTTTCTCTTAACCAATCAAATGTTTGAGATAGGAACCAACTTTCAATATTAGAACCATAACCATCAAATACAAATAATCGAGTTAATTCTAATACCTCATCCCGTTCTAATAGGGGTGTAATTGATTGCCCAGCACTTCTACCTATTGGGTCACCATAACAAGCAACTCCAATTAATTTATCTTCTACATTACTAAAGAATGTATGCTCTTCTACTTCAGAGGTAAATAAACCAATAGCATAGGATACTTTAGTCCACAAACCACTATAATGATTGTTTACTATAATATCCTTTGCTACCGATTTGGTTATTAATCTAATTGATAGCTTTGAAGTATCGCAATATTGTTTGTTTTCTTTCATAAACTACCAGTCCAAAATTCATTTAAGTGTGTCCATGTCTCATTTCTCACAATTCTTAGAATATTGGCTGAGGAACATTTGTTGTTTTGAGCAATTACTCTAACATTTCGGTGTCCCATTTTCCATAACCTTCTTATTTGTATAACCTGCTCATCTGTCAATTTTGATGACGGGTGAGACTGACCTCTTAGTATTGGCATTTTTTTATATTAATTTTTCCATTCATTAATTGCGTTTGTATATGCCATTTCAGATTGAACTCCAGAAAATCGTTGTACTTCTTTTCCGTTTTTTTCAATAACCACTAATGGAATACTACGAACTGAGTATTGAGATGCTGCCTCAAAATCTTTATCAACATCAATATCTCTAAAAGTAACATCACTATGTTGTTCTTTTAATCGTTCAATCGTTGGTGTTAACATTTTACACGGTCCACACCAAGTTCCATAAAATTTCTTTACTTCTAACATCTTCTTTTTGTTTTAATTGTTTATTCTATCCATCACAACTCAAGCAATCAATATCCATTGCTCTATCAGCAATATCACCTCTGAGTACTGATTCAGTTCTCATATAATAAAGTGTTTTAACACCTTGCTTCCATGCTTCCATACTTACAGTATGTATCCATTTTGGTGTTGCGGTAGATGGGAATGCCAAATTTAATGAAACCGCTTGGTCAATATACTGCTGTCTAATTCCAGCTTGTCTAACCAATTCTAATTGATTTATTTCTTTGAATGTTTTAAATACATCCTTAATATTAAATGATTTTTCGTAATCTAATTCAGATATATCTTCTTTCTTTAATACTTTACCATTTAAGAATCTCCATTCATTCAATTCATTAATATCCTGAATTGAACCTCCATCTGCCATAATTTTATCCCAAATTTCTTTTGTATTGATTCCTATTTTTTTAAAAACCCTTTCCAATTCACCATTCTTACGAATAAAAGTTCCTTTAGCAGTTTGTTCCGTAAATACGTTAGCTGCCCAAGGTTCAATACCAGCAGATACATCACCACTCAATTTAGAGTTTGATACCGTTGGTGCAATTGCTCTTAAGTGTGTATTTCTAAACCCACTATCTCTACACCATAAAGGTTCACCCAATTCAACTGCCATATCTCTACTTGCTCTTTCAGATTCAATCTTTAATTGAGAGAAAATCTTACGAGTTTCAAATTGTGCAATCATTCCTTCAAATGGAATACCCCTTTGTTGTAAATAAGTGTGCCATCCTAATACACCTAATCCCAATGCTCTACCTTTTTCAGCAGAACGAACTGAGTTTTCAAATCCTTTTAAGTTTTTAGCTTTTTGGATAAATTCTGAAAGAACTCCATCTAAAAACCAAGTTGCGGTATATACTAAATCAGTATCTTTCCACTCATCGTACTTAGCTAAGTTTAAAGATGATAAACAACATACAAATGAATGTGATTCATCAGTATGAAGAGCGATTTCAGAACATATGTTTGTCATATGAACTTTCAATCCATTAACTTTGTACATCTCTGGGTTTTGTTTATTAACATTACCCTTAAACATAATATAAGGTTCTCCAGTTGCTTTACGTTTCTGAAGTAATTTACCCCATTTTCTACGAGCTTCTTCATCTCCGTTTTCCAACTTTCTCATAAACTTATCACCTACTACTGCACATTGGTGTAGGTTAAGTGATTGGCGATTTACATCACCTTTTGGTTCTCTAATCTCTAACCAATCTTCAAAATCTTTATGGTCAATGTTTAGGTTAACAGATGCTGCTCCCCTACGAACTGAACCCTGATTTGTGGCAAGTATGGTTGAATCATAGATTTTTGTAAATGGAATTACACCATCAGATGTTCCATTTCCAGTAATTTGTGCTCCAGCTGGTCTAATTTGATTAATACCAATTCCAACCCCACCACCATGTTTTGCTAATAACATTAGTTCTAAATTCTTAGTACCAATATCAAATATTGAATCAGCTACATCAATTCCGAAACAAGATATAGGTAAACCCCTATCAGTTCCAGTGTTTGATAAAACAGGTGTAGCCAAGTTTAACCAACCTTTCCAAATGTAATCAAAAAACTTTGATGCCAATTGTGGTTTGTTTAATCGTTGTGCTACTTTAGTAGAAACTCTCCAATATGCATCTTTTGGTTTCTCTCCAGCTAGCAAATACCCTTTACTAATAGTTTTTACATAGATTTCGGTATTTCCCCATTCTGGAAAATCTACTCCCAATTCCCAACCTAAATCTTCTCCGTAATTTTTAGCCATTTTAATTCTCTTCTTTTATGAAAACACCATTAACAGTATTTCCTTTTCTATTCTTAATTTCATTCCAAGCATGCTCTAAACATTCAGCTGGTTCTAATCCCAACTGATATGCTAATATGATTAATGTTACAAATGTATCACCAATCCCATCTTGGATTTCTTCTGTTTTTTTGTTCTTTGCGATTGCTCCAGCGGTTTCACCCAACTCTTCCATCACTTTCATCAATTGTTTGGGTGCGTTTTCTGCTTTTAGGATATCCTTAGCATCAGCCCATCCTTTTACGTTTTGTATTAATTCATCAAAATTCATAATATTGTGCTATCTAAATCGTAGGTTCCGAATAATTCTTCACCTGCTTTAATGTGTGTAATTGCTATTTTATTTTGAGTGTTGAAGTTAGCCCTTTCAACACCTAATGTGTTTGTATATGCCAATGGATTTACTAAATTAAAATATCCATCATTATATAATTTAAACCATACAAAGGGGTATTCACCCCTTTTATTTTCGTATGATTTAAGTATTATGCGTTTAACATATATTGGTAGTTGTTCAAATTCTAAATGGGTTATTGTATATGTTCCAGTTTCCCCATCCCATCTTTCAAATAATGATTCACCGGCTTTGATATCTCTAAGAGCAAATGTACCAATTCCATGTATTGGGCTTGGTGCAATATCAGTTTTGATGCAATTATTTAAATATGTGAATGTACTCATACTACAAATATACGAAATTTATTTGATTAAACCTAATGTTTATTAAAATAAATCTCCCCAATCTTCCCCTTCATTAGCCTTTGAATAATCAGTAGGTCTAATAGCGAAGAAATCAGTATGTGTAGTACCACCAGTTAAGTGATAGAACCATTCTAAATTATCAGCTTTCTTAGAGTTGAATTCGAAAATACCATCATAACCTAATTCTCTAAGTTTGGTATTTGTTCTCGCTTTAATAAATTCTTTCAAATCTGATGATTTTAGATTTTCTAAATCACCATTTTCAAACATCTTATCAATAAAATGAGATTCTAATTCTACGATTAGTTTAGCTGCTTCTTCGATTGATTCTTTACTAGCTTCCTTTAATTCAGGAAACTCTTCACACATATGATTGAACAATTGACAACCCATCTTAGAATGTAAGGATTCATCCCTTACAGACCATTTCATTTGTTGTCCTATACCTTTCAATAGATTTCTCATTTGGAACGAATATAGAACCGCAAATGATGAATAGAGCGATACTCCTTCAGCGAATGCTGAAAAGATTGCCAAACTTCTTGCTACTTCCTGTCTTGCTATCGGATTTGTTTCCAAATCGTTATGTGTCCAATCAGCTGTAGTAGAAGTTAAGAGTTGGAATTTCTCAGCAACTGCAGGTTCGTGCAAAAATGCTGAGAAATCATCTAACCCTAATGTTTCATTTAGATATGAATATGCGGTTGCATGAATTGTTTCTTGTGAACCAAACATCATAGCCATCTGCTTAATTTCATGCTTTGGAAACCATTTGGTTACCATCGTAGTCCAATAATCAGATACAGCACATTCAGTTTGAGCAAAACCCAATAGAATGTTACCAACCAAATGTTTTTCATCAGATGTAAGATTTTCATTCCAATCTTTAACATCACCCTGCATTGAGATTTCAGTATGTAACCAAAATGCCTGAGCTTGTTTTAACCAGCCTTCTTCATAATACACTGGAAATTCAAATGGTTTGTAGGGTATTCTTTCAGTAAATAATTTGCTCATAGTTTTAACTCTATTATTTAGTTTCCTCTATGGATACTTTTCTATAATCAGTTACCAATTTTTTAATCTCACCAATAGCTTTTCTAGCTCTTGATTTAGCAGCTTTGGTTGTACCATTGTGCTCTTTTTCAAATTGAGTGTATAACTCTTTAATTTGTTCGAAAATTTCTTGCGAATTTGCCATAATCTTTATTTTGTTTTTAATTGTTAAGTCCAACCATTTTTTCAGTTGGGTGATTATAACTATTGTATATATTGAAAAAGAATTCAATTTACAAAGTTAATTTTTTTATTTTTTTGTTTGGTATTTTTACATACCACATATTGATTGATTGAGTATTATCCAAAGTTATCTACATATTTTTTATGTAATAATTTCTTCTCCATAATCGCCCCATCATTACTTTCTTTTGATGTAATAATTCCATCAGATGATGATGCTTCAAATACTTCAATTGAACCAATATTAGTATCCATTTTAGATGGGAATGTTAATCCATCCGGTCCGAATCTATTCTTCATCACGTGAAATCTAGCGGTGTTGTTTAATTTATCTTTAGATTTTCTACTGATACTCATAATGAAATCTGCGTTCATAACTTTAGCGTATGAATCAGCCACTTTATCAGCTTCAATAACTTCACTATCAATTGCCGAACGATTGGTTTGAGATGCTGTCCAAACGGGTATTCCTAACATACCACCCATTCCTCTTAGTTCAATATAAACACCACCTTGCTCACCATAAGTTGATTCTGATTTGTTTGTAGTAGAGAGTAGTAAATCAGCGTAATCAATAATAACTAAATCCGGTTTATTACCCGCAGCAGTCATCTTTTCAATGTGAGATTCGATGTTTCTAGCTGATATACCCTTTGGTGGAAAATACTTAATGAGTAATCTACCTTTTAGTTTTTTAATCTTTTGAAGTACATCCTCTTTTCTATTTTTTAAATCCCCAGATGGGATTTGTGTGAATACAGTATCATATCGCTGTCCTACATAATGTTCGGATAATTCTAATGAATAATGTACTACATTCATTCCAGCTTTCACAGCAGCCGCTCCAAGTGCACATAGTACCCAAGTTTTACCAACTCCTGATGGTGCAACTATTACTCCCAATTCACCGGGTCCTAATCCACCATCCATTAACCCATTAATACAATCCCAAGAAGTTGGTACAGTTGTTCTATTTAAATCTTCACTACGTTCTTCAAAATCTAAAACGTAATCTAAACCCAAATCAGTATCAACTCCAACTTTCATTGCTTTATCTACTAAATCTTTAATTCTATCATAAGAACCAGCTTTTAATAAATCAACGGATTGTACAATTGCTTCTTTAAGATTCTGATTGATGCAAAAGTTAGAAAATTCTTTTTTTACATAATCCAAGTCATTATCACCTAATTGGGTAAATGCCAATTTAAGTTGTTCAACAATTCGTTTCTGCATTCCAGAATCTTCCATTTTTGAAATTTCAACTTTAAACACATCTAATGATGGTGTACGTTTGAAATCATCATAATATTCCATTATCTCCTCAACAATCCATTTGTTTGCTTCGGATTCAAAAAACTTAGGATGTATAACCTCTCTGAGCGTATCTAATAAACGAACATCAGCAATCAAACAAGATAAAACTTTTGTTTGAAATGATTGTCCGTATTTAGATAGTGTGTCTGTATTTTGCATGTATATAACCTATTTGTTTCCACAAAGATATAAAAAATTTGTGATAAAACCTAATTTATTTTATAATAATGTTGTGGAATGTCGATTGTAACCAATCATTAATGTCTCTCCAATTTTGTAAAACCTTATATTTGTTACCAACTTTAAGGAATTCTAATTTATTGAATGCAACATCATCTTCTCTGAATCTATCAATTATCTTAAGCTTTTGATTTGTTGGTATATGTGGTTCTTTCAACTCCATTAATCGCTTATTCATAAGGAGTTGTTCCCTTGCTTCTAAAATATCATTATAAAGTTTGATTTTACCCAATTTACCTTCACACATTTGAAACAATTCATCATGCGTAATAAGTCTATCTTCAGATAGTTCAGGAAATCGTTTAAGAAGTGTTTTGATACCACATCCTTTAATACCCGGAATGTTATCGGACTTATCCCCATCTAATGTACGATATAATAGGAGATTTTCAGGCCAAATTTCAAATTCATCAAATACAACTTGTCTATTATATAGTTTCTTTTTAGTTGGTGAAAATACACTAACTTTATCAGAAACTAATTGTAGGAAATCTTTATCAGTTGAAACAATTACAACTTCACCATCATACTCATTTTGAGTATATTGGGTTAAATATGCAATAGTATCATCTGCTTCAATTCCATCGTAAATCATTGTTTGAACTGGTAGATAATCCAACATATCATTCAGCCATACAAATTGTTGCCTCATTGATAATCGTTCATCCTCTTCACTCATCATCTCACCATAGGTGCGATTAACTCTAAATCTATTCTTCTCTCTACCAGCTTTATATCCTTCGTGGATTTTCTTTCTGGATTCAGAACCATTCTTACCATCAAAAGTTACAATAACTCTCGTTGGGTTGAATTCTCTGATTTGATATCCAATTGATTTTAATGAACCAATAACTCCACCCGTATGGTCACCATCCTCATTCATTGTAGGATTAGTTGTCCAGCTACGGATGAAGGTATTAAGTCCATCAATGATAAGAACTCTACTGTTTCTCTCTCTTAGGTGGTTTGTTTTGTGTTCCTCACTCACTTTATTGAGGATATCTTTATAGAGTTCTTTCATTAGTTAGTTTTATCAGAGTTAAAATAAGTTTCTATTGCTTTCAATCTATCATCTGCATCTACCAACATTTGAAGAGCTTCTTCAGCGTTGTTATAGAAATCATTTGTAGAATGGTCACCAATTCCAGCTGGATTCTTTTCTAATAATTCTAATGTAAGTAGTGCTTTTGCTCTATCGGCTTGTGCACTTGTTTTTAACATTTCTTTCAATCTACTCATAACATATTTTTTATAATTTAATCCCCGATTACCTCAGAATCTACTACCAAATTATCGGTATCCATTGAATCCTTTTTATATTGTAAGATTGTTGCTTCACAAATTCCTTTGTAAATTTGTTCTCTAATAGAGTCATTATCTTGTAATAATTTTGGGAAATCTTTAGATTGATATTTGATAATTTCACCAGTATCAATATCGGTGTACTCATACCAAGCACCAGTTTGTTTTACCAAACCATGCTCTTTCATTTGCGCCAACCATGCTCCATAGTTATCGATTCCTCTATCAAAGAAGATATCGAAATCAGCGGAACGTAATGGTGGACCCATACGATTTTTAACAACCTGACAACGTACTTTGATACCTACGATTCTATCGTTACCATTTTCCTTTGCCTTAATGGTTCCCATACTCTTTAATCTTAAACGAACCGATGCGTGGAAAGCGATTGCTTTACCACCAGAAGTTGTCCAAGGGTCAGAGAATGGCATAGCGTTCATCTTCTGTCTTAATTGATTTGTGAAAACCAATGTGATTTTCTGTCTACCAATTAAGTTTGTGATTTTACGCATTGCCTTTGAGATAATAATTGCTTTATCGGTTGCGTATCCATCTTTACCATAATCTGCTTCCATCTCCTTTTCAGTTGATGCTGCTGCTACTGAATCCACTACGATTGTTACGAGTTTATCTTTCGATGCTACTCGCACTTTCTCAATAATGATTTCGGTGTATTCGAAACATTGTTCTACTGTCTCAGCCGCTACATATAGTAATTTAGATACATCTACTCCAATTGCCTGTAAGAACTCTCTACTGACCGCATTTTCGGTATCTATTAGAACCGCAACACCACCTTGCTTTTGTGTTTCAGCAAGGAGGTGAGCAGATACTAATGATTTTCCAGATTGTTCAAGTCCAGTAATTTCGGTGATTCTACCAATAGGTAATCCACCATAAGGTCGATTAGAAATGGCAACATCTAGCATTGATGCTCCAGTTGATACCCACCCACTCACGTCGGTTGGGGAATCTCCGGCATCCAAAAAGAATGCTACTCTTTGGTCTTTGGATTGTTTGTTTAGGGAATCAGCAAGAACACTTGCTAAATCCACCTCTTTCGATGTTTTTGCCATATAACTTTTTAGTTTTTAGTTGTTGAATAAGTCATCAAATGCTGATGCTACATCATCCATTTTCTTACGTTCCTCAACTGCTGGTGTAGCGGCGAATGCTTCATTTTTAATTGGAGCTGCTGCTGGTGCCGATTGTGGAGCCGGAGCCGGTGTTGATAATGTTGATTGTGAAGTTGATTCAGAACCTTCATCACCAGTTGGATTCAACCACCCTTCTAATACACCTTTTAATTCAGCGTAAGAAAGTTCCTGATAGATATCAGTAATGTTAGTTTGACCTTCCATTGCTGCTTTCAATTTTTCAGAATCTTCCAAAATAGGAGTTTGAGTTGGTTTAACTCTAATTGTAGTTACAGGATAAGAAGTTCCTGCATCTTCAGCTGATACATAATCAATAGTGATATCTCTACCAGTTGTTGGGTCGGTAATATCTCCATAATCTGGGTCAGCGATGTAACCTAAGATTTCCTGATAAACCGTCTTACCAAATCCCCAAAATTTAACTCCTTCGTTTTCTTCACCTCTTACAATAACAGGTACGAATGTTCTCAACTTCGGTTCCATTTTCTTAGCAGCTTTCCAATCTTCCTTATCACCCATTCGTTTAAGTTTGTCAGCAAACTCAACAATTGGGTCAGGTCTTCCGAAAGACATCGGAGATAGATAAGATTTGTTGTTAATGTTGTAGTGGAAATAAAGTTCGATAAAAGGATTTTCTTTGTTGAACTTGTAAGGTACGATTCTCACTTGAGTCTTACCATTTGCTGGTTTCCAAAGATTGTTTTTTGTACTTCCAGTGTTTTGTAGTTTGTTTAGTCTACCTCTAATTGCATCTAAATTAATAGCCATTGTTTTTTGTTTTAAAAGTTTATAATTAAGTTTTAATGGTTTTATTATGGTGTCTTTCCTACACCTTATATAAATATCAAAAAACCAAGTTTTAAGATGGTCTTATCCATTTATTTATACAAATATACGAATAAAATCTGATACTTCCAAATTTTATCCGTAATATTATTTTTTAGTACGATGGTTTGTCAATGCGTTGATTATATTAACCAATCGTTCAATTTCTTTATCTTTATTACTGATGATATCCATCAATGTAGGTTCAATTGAATTGAGTGCTTCTATCTTTGCTTCCACTCTTGCCAACTCAATACCTCTTATTTCTTTAGTTGAATGAAATTCATGTTCATATTCTCCCAATTGTCTATGACATTGAATTTCCAATTCTGCAACTTCTTTTAATCTTTTGATTTTATGAGTTTCAATATCATTATCTACTTGATTAAATTTTTCTCTACGATACAATTCAATTTCTCTATTGATTATATTCTTTTCAATTTCCAAATCTCTCAATTCCTGAGCTTTGGTATTATTTGATTTATTTCTTCCAAACATAACGTTAGTTTTATTATTTATACAAATATACGAAATTTATCTGAGAATACCAAATGTTTTCTCAAATACTTTATTAAGTTCTAAAGTGAGCTCCCCCACCATAGTTATATTGTGGTGCATTTGAACTCCATCCTTTGGAATGATTACTAAATGGTTTGGCTGCTTGTGCGAATCTACCATATGATTGAACTGATTTAGAAGGTCCACCCATTGAATCCCAAGCAGATTCCCATTTCTCAGGCATTACACCATTTTTAAATTCTATAACTGGTGTATCTAAATCTTCCAATAATTGGGTTACCTCTTTAATTGGGAATTTGTAAAAGGTATTTACTCTAAGTGTTTTATCCACTTCTATAAAAAGTATAGAACGAGCTTTAAGTTTACATAACTTTAATCTTTTTGTTTTAGTTGCGGTTCCTTGTGAAACCTTTACATCAAAAATCTGTCCAGCGGGTACTCTATCAAAATTTATCATATCTTTTAGGGTTTTAAGTTATAACTCAAATATACAACAAATATTTGATAATTCCAAATAAAAAAGGGAAAACTTTCGCTTTCCCTTTAAATTATTGATATTCAATGTGTTATTAAACAATATCTTTCGATTCTATTAATGTATATGTAAACGATTTACCATGTATTGCACCTGATTTTCTCGTAATAACCATAAATTCTTCAAAATCAGCTGCTTTTTTGAATACTTGACATCCTTCAGACCAATTTTCAACATAAGTTGAATCTGCTCCAGCTTTGTGGATGTTGATACCAAAGATACCTTCTTGGATTTTGGTTTCATCATAGTTCATATCTCTATTAGCATCTCTATAAACCTTAACCGGCTTTTGTTGTTTAAGTGCTTCGTATTTACCTTGATGTAATCCCAATGTATGTGAACCTCTATATTGACCCGGAACTAAACGAGCAACTCCAGCTGCATTATGATATTCTTTAACTCCCTTTGTACCAGGGTCGGTTGTGTTTACCCATTCTTTGTAAATCCAATTACCACCATCTTTATATGATACTGAAATTGCATCATCAAATACGTTAGTAACCTTTGTACCGGTTGATGAATTTCTGATACCTACGATGTTTAAATCAAATCCTTTGTTAGAAGCATCTTCAAACCAAACGTATCCTTTTGATTTAACTGCTTTTTCAATTTGTTCTTTTGTGTACTTTGCCATAATTTTTTTATTCTGTTTTTATAAATATAACATTAGTACGAAATTGTTGTACTATTAGAATAACCGGTATTAATTAAGTAGTAATTTGAACTTCCACCACTTGTTGGATTATTTATTATAATTGAGGATGTTCCTATATAGGTAGGGCGTAAATCAGTAGTTGATGAATTTATTATATTATATTGTGATTGGGTAAATAATCTAACATTTGGTAAAGAATTTTCCCATATAGATTTCATCCCAACTTTTTTCATATGAATATAATAAACATCAGATACAGTTACTTCACCATCATTATTTACATCGTACTTATAATAATCTAATCCATTAAATGAATTACTAATAACTTTGTACATTATAGAATTAATATCACTGGTACTTAGTTGTGTTGTAGGTGTTGGAATATCATATTGAATATACCATTCGGTTGCTGGATTGGTTGATTGAGAAAATGAATAATATCCAGAAGAGTTAGTATAAACTGTTTGATGTAAAACCCATGGAGTAAAATCGTTAATATAATCAAATTCTATAACATAAGGTAAAGATGTATTTCCTAAATCATTCCATTTACCACCTGTAACAAATTGTGTATAATCTTCACTGGGTGAGTTATTAGGTTCTCCGGAATTCCAATTTGTGTATTGATTTAATTTATATCGATATGCATATAAGTTATATGTTCTATCAATTTCATCGGCTGTTATAGCTCTATTGAATATTTGATAATCACCTAATCTAAAATTACCATAAGCTCCAGAACCCATATTAGTAACATCACTTAATCCAAATGCGAAATATTGTCCGTTTCCCGAATACACATACGGAACATCTCTAGTAAAATTAGTACTTCCAAAATTTACATTATTTAAATATCCTTTCATTGATGCCCCATCATAAGTAATAGAAACCAAATGCCAAGCGTTTAATGTAATAGATGTACTTAATTGAGTAATTCCACTACCATTCCAAAATCCAACTCTAAGGGTATTACTTCCAGTGATTTCCATTATTGATTCATGCCAACCTGATGTAGGACTACCAACACCTAATTCCGATGATATAACTCCATTTCCGGTTGGATATATCCAAGCCATTATAGTTATTTTATTATTCGAAAATTTGGATGCTAAATTATTTGTTATTGCGTATTGATTAGTTCCATTGAATGTTAAATATTTCCCACCAGTACTTGAGTATGATGGTGTATTGTATAATGTAGAATTAATACCAGATACAATATCAGTTAGTGTGGTTCCTGATGTATAAGAAGAAACATCATAATCAGCAACCAATCCATCAGTTACTTTAGTTTCTGTCCAACGAAATCCACCAGCTGCTTCCGAATAAGTATATCCAGAAACTCTATCTTGATAATATCCAATCCAACCAGATGGCCATGTATTAAATAAGAAATTGTTCTCAGCTGAATTAGATACGGTAGCTAAGTGACCTCCCATATTTTCACAAGCAACCTTTGCATTAGTCCAAGTCATTGAACCAGTAGAACGATAGTAAGAGTGTCCGTTATAATTGGTTTGTGATGTAAACCCAGTAAGAGTTGGTGTAGTACGTTTATATAATTTTACAGCAACATTTTGAGCTGGTAATCCACCCGCATTATACATATAACCCGAATATGTAAATGTTTGAGCAAATACAATATTGGATATTATTAATAATAACAGGGTGAGATATCTTCTCATATTACATTTGGTTAATAGCACTTATTAATGATTTTTTTAATGCAGCTGAAAACGCTGATTTTTCAAATGGAATATTTTCATCTTGCAATTCAATAAATGTAGATTTTACATCAGTCTTACTTTCACCAATTCCAGTATATACTTTACCATTAATAATTAAATCAACAGTCACAATAGTAACTTTTCTTTTCTTTTCAAATGGTCCAATTGAAATACTTGTTGTAGGTGCCTCAATACTCTTAACAACAACCATTACTGATTCACCATCTTCACATATACTATATTTTTCAGATAGAATTTCTTCAGTTATTTGTTTAACACCTAATGTAAATCTTTTAGGATTTATATTTTCAATTTTAGCAAGACTCTCTACATTTTTAACAGTGTAGCATTTTTGTCCATAAGTTAATGATGTGATTAACATCAAAGATAGTAATAATAATTTTTTCATTTTATAAAAGTGCTTTAGCACCAAGTAATACTTGGTAGTTTATAGCATCACTCTTAAATTGTTGAACACCACTAAAACTGATGTTCATTTTAAATTTCTGAGTTAGCTTGTAATCAATTGCAACAAATGGAACTGCTAATAGTCCCGATTGATACCACATGCCTTCATAATAATATACAAATGGTGAATATACTGTAACAAACATCAATGTAGTACTCATTTTTTTTCCTACATCGAAATTACCAACAACTCCGCCTAAAGTTGATAAACTTTGGAATTTGGATTCACCAATATTACCAGTAGTATAATTTACTCCCAACGTTGCTGTTATTTTTTTTATTTTATACGATTCCATTATCGATGTTGTATTAAAATAATCCTTTTCAAAATTCAACATAGATGAATTTGCAACTATTGATGTTAAGTTTTTACGTCTCCAAGCTGCAAATAGTGTTATACAAGAATTATCAATTGCAGTAGTATAATTTACCAAAGCCCCTTTAGCAAATGTATTCTCAGTATTTGATGTGATAAAACTCATATTAATTTTAAGTTGTTGTGGTTCATTACCAGAAGCACTTGATATAGTAACAATATCACCAGTCATCATAATATTACCACGTTTAACAGCTGCTACTTTAGCTTTAACCTGAGATGAATTAGATGATGAAGATGATACAGCCTCTTCAGCTTTTTCTTCACCTGTTTTTTCTTCCGATTCTCCTTTTGATTTAGTTGATTGCGATGAACTACCAGATGTACCATTTTTATCATCTGATTTATTGCCGTTAGATGCGACTTTTTCATTACTCTGAACTGTACCTTGTATTGCTGAACCAGCTGCTCCACTTATAGATGAAAGTGATGACATGGTTGACATAACGCTTGTTAACACTGCTATATTATTAGCTGCAACCGTTACATTTAAATTGGTACTTTGTGCTATACCAACACCACCACAAGGGCCGGAACCTTGCGGATTACTCGCATTAACTTGATTAATCCAACTTTCTAATGCACCGGATTGTAATTGTGTTTGAGTAAAACTTTGAATTTGCCCAGAATATATTAATGATACGCTACCATTTGGGCTATTAATAAAAATATCTTTGGATTTTAAGGTACATGGGTCTGTAAATGTATATGAGAACCCTTGTCCTAACACCACCATAGTAGAGAACAAAAAACTTATTGTTATTAAAAGTTTTTTAATTTTCATCTTGCGAATCCAATGTATTAGATAAAGATACGCCATCCTCTTCATCTACCTTTTGGATTAACATTTTGTCTCTATCTTCAGAGTTGAACCAATAATCTATAACTTTATTTAAGTTACCAACAAAGGCACCTAATAAAATTAATAACATTTCTTTCCAGTCTTGTCCAATTTCTACACCAAAAAATACACCAGAGTTGATTCCAACAATAATTAAGGTAAATAACCCTAATATAATTGCGGTAATTCTCCAACGATTATTTTGCATTTGTTGCAACATAAAATAGAAACGATTTTTATCATCTACTTTAACATAATCAGATTTACCACCGAAAAATTCACTTATTTTGCCCATTATATTTAACTTTTAAATATTCCCTTTTTAATCATTTTTGAAACAACTCTAGATGCTCCAGTTTCAAGAGCTTTCTTAGTTGATATACCAATAGTTGATTGGTTAAATTTAATGTCATCAACACCATCTAATAATGATGCAGTTTTAACTGTACTTGCTTCACCCAAACCACTACCGGTAATAATTTCACCAGTTTCAGCATCAACGAATCTAACCTGTAAACCCAAACGAGTTGTTTGAGTTGTTTTTGAACCATCAGTCATTTTGATTTGTTCATCTTCGGATACTGAAAAGTCATATACCTCAATATAAACGAAGTATTTTGCTAAAATAACATTACCCTTCACTTCTATCTTATTACTTGATATACCCTTATCAGATGCCTTATCCTGTGCAATCATTTTTTGTTTAATCTCCTCACGGTCCTCAGTAAACTTAAATCTATCTGTTGACTCTAAGAATTCTAAAACAATATTAGCAACACCAAGCCCAACTCTCTTATCCTTTAACTCAGGATACATTTCGTAAAGTTCTTCGTTAATACCAATTTTTAAAACTTGAATTGGTAAAACGATATCACCATCATAGTCACCTACAACTGCAATAGATTGTTTTTTTTCAAAATCAGCTTTATATTCTTCGGTTTTAATAGTTCCAATTGTTTGTGCATTACTAACAATAGAAAATAATAAAATTGAAGAAATTATTAATATTAATTTTTTCATATTACCAAGAATCCTCTTCTTTTGGTTTAGCAGGTGCTGCAGCTGGTGCAGGTTTTTCTACAATTGTTTTTTCTTTAATAATTGTATTTGTACCACCCGATTGTTTTTGTTGATTAGTGTTATTATTTTGTAGATTGATAATTACAGGTGCAGCTGGAGCAGCTTGTTCTGTTTTAGTTTCTTCTTTATCATCTCCACCATTAAATAGAGTTGTTGTAACCCAAGTTCCACCTGCTAATACAGCAGTTGATAGAGTTCCAATAATTGTTTTCTTTAAACCTGACCAAGTTCCTTCTGATTCGGGTGCGTTTGTTTCTTCTGACATAGTATTGTTTTTTTGTTTAATTTGTTTTGAGTTGATTATAACAATTATGAGGTCACATTTGTAACCTCATATTATTATCTTAATATAATTTTTTTCGATAGGTTATTGGTAGTTTTTCTAAGAACTGCAACATAAACACCTGGAATTAAGTTACCTAAACTAACTTGGTATTGGTAATTACCTTCAGGCATATTATCATTTACTACTACCCTATATTCAATACCATTAAGACCATATACTGATAACCTAACCGGTCCAAATTCTTTAACTTCAAATTTTACGTTAACATAATCATCAGTTGGGTTAGGGAATATTTGCATACCCTCTATTTCATCAATAGTAACATTTGCCATTCTAAATACCTGTATAATACCATTTGTAGGTGTGATACTTAAATCAACACATTGATTGTTACCAGCGTATTTGTTAGTAGTCCAAAGAGGACTTGTACTCCATTGGTCTTGAGGTCTTTTTGCAATAAATTTTAAAGTTACAACATCATCACCATCTCTTAATGGTTTTATATGTGTACCACTAATATCATATCCACCCCAAGAAATTTCATTATTATTAGTATTCAAATATGTTAACCAACTTGAAGTAGCTGATTTCGATTCAATTCCTTTAAATTCCAATAGAGTATCGTTGTATTTTAATCCAAATTGTAATGAACCAACCTCAGTACCATTTGTTAATACCTTTACAGGTATATTAACTAAATTACCTTCCTGAACTGATAATGTTGGAACATTTACTTCAATTGAAGTTGTTGGAAAATCATATTCTACCCTAGCATCAATTACATTGTAAATTTGAGATGGAACGCCAGGTTGTGGTCCTACTAAAACCTCAATTGGAGTAATACGTGCCATACGATATCCCGTTCCATTTGCATCACCCGGTACTAATACATAGAATGTAACCGAATCAGGTTGTCCAGCAACAATATTAAACGTAAAGTTAGTTACACCAGGAATTGTTGATGTATAATTGGTTGTTGAGCCATTAATAGTAGTATATTCAGATTGTGTAAAGAATTTTACATTTTGAACACTATTAGGCCATGCGGTGAATCTACCAGAAATTCTACCAAATATACCATATGCATCCGATATACTTAAACCATTATCACCATTAACATCCGATGCGTAAAAATCAAATCCAGTTGGTGCTTGTGTACCTAATACATAATCTTGTACTCTTTGTGCATCTGCCGTAGATATTACATTACCAACTGATAACGTATCTCCCTGTATTTTTAATCTAACATCATAACCAGTTGTATCAATTGCAATTGCATTAAATGCAAAGTCACCATTTATATCAGTCATATCAGTTGTAACCTGAGTCCAAGCTCCACTTGGTCTAAGTTTCTTTTCTAAAGCTACAGTTAAATTCTTAGCAGCTGTTCCAGTTACGTTCTTAAATTTACCATGATAAGACATTGTTTGAGGTATAATATTACCACCAAAGTTTTGTAATGTAAGTGCGTTATCCATACCATTTTGCTTTGATGCAATTGCTGGATAAGTTACCGCTCCAAATGACATATCAGCAATAGTTGATAATGATGCAAATCCAGCTACGTGAGTTAATTTCAACTGAACAATTGGTCCATTTGGAATTTCAAAAGTAGATGAACTACCAGTATAAGTCATTGTGACAGTTACATAACCAGCAGCCGGATTATCAACATATTTTAGGTTCTGAGAAAATGTTGTATTCAATGTAGTAAGTGTGTCTACCCCAGTGAAAGCTTGTGTATCATAATAAACTCTAAACTGAAATGCTGTTATATCAGTTGTTGTATTGTTGTAAAAACATAGTCCTACATTAGTATAACCTTCAGCTACCGTACCAGCTAAATAATTTGAATCAAGTGTTATAAAAACACCAGAAGTTGTTGGCGTTGGGCAAGTTTGTGAATACCCAAAGATTGGTACTAATGATACCAGCAGTAAAAATAATAGTTTTTTCATCCGTTTTATATAATGTTTCCTATAAATATGTAGCGATTACAATTTTATCTAACTTTTTTAAATATTTATTGATAAAATATGAAACTGATTCTACTTTTAATTAATTTTTTATTTGTGTTTGATTGTTACTCACAAATTAAAATCGATGATGTTGGTGATAATTGGAAAGCAAAGGTAGCTACTTCATTATCACTAATAAAACAAGTTGACCCTAATAAATATGAATTAATTAATGATGTATGTAAACATATCACCTATTGGGATGGTGATTTTTCAACAACAGAAGATTCAGTTACCATAATGATATCCCAAAAAGATATGAGGTTTAATTCAATAAATAACATAGCAGCTATATTAGTGCATGAATCTAAACATTTATTTTATTTAAAGCATAACATAAAATTACCTCCGAATTATGAGGAAATATTAGCATATCATTATGAATTGGAATTCCTATCAAAAATACCTAATGTAGAACCTTGGTTGGTTAACAACGCACTTAAGAATATAGAATATTATGGTTTAGTTAAATAAACCAACCCCCATATTACTTTAATAAGTTATAGTATTCTTTGAAGTGTTTGATTCTATCAGCTAATCCAATAGTACCACCATTTACTCTTTTAGTTACCGATGTTACAGTAGCATCATCAAAACCTTTATCACAAATAGACCAAAGTTTATTTGAATCAAAGAAAAATGCAGCAGAAGCTAATGGATATTTAGTTGCTACCAAATCAGGATTTGCAACAGTATCTTCACCAATGAATTTAGCGAAGTTAGTATAGTTAGATTTACCAGTTAATTGAATATAACCACGTCCACGAAATTTAAATCCGTCTTTAGATGCTTCATCACCATTACCCATTCTTGATGCGTAAACTTTAGATGCAATCTTTTCAGGGTTTCTAGCATATGCAGCTGCAGTTGTTGAATTAAAGTATTTTCCGAAGATTTTTACTAATCCATCTGCTGAATAGTTAACATTCTCAGTAACGGCTTTGAATCCACCACTTTCGTGTCCACATTGTGCTAAGAAATGAGCTAATCTTAGAGGAGTTGTAATATTGAATTTAGAAGCAGTGTCTGGAATTTGAGCAATTACAGAATCAGGAACGTGTCCTTTAAGAGCTGCCAATTTAAATGAAGATGCTGGTACAGCAACAGAAGGAGTTGGAGTACTTGCACCCAATCCCATCTTTTCCCAAGTAGCATCACCAACGATACCATCAGCAGTTAATCCATTTTTTGTTTGCCAAGCTTTTACAGCTGATTCAGTACCAGCACCAAAAACTCCATCAGCGGTTAAACCTAATTTTGCTTGTAATTTTTTTACATTTTCGTTATTATCACCTTTTTTAACTAACATAGTATATTATTTTATTTAATTGTTATTTTTTAAAATGACCGGAATCTATAATTTTAAAGTCATTTCCATTTCTATCTATCATTTGGTAGTGAGCTTCTATCAACCCAAACCATTCATCTATATGATTTAATACTTGAGTTGCAGTAAAATCTGAACAACTATATAAATCAAATTGGAACATTGGTGGATTATCATTATCCCAAACGTGAATACTAGCATGCGATGTTGCTAATGTTACTGTTCCCGTTATTCCTTCGTTGCCCGGTTCGTTAACATAAACCGATGTAGGACCGGCAACTACTTTCATTCCTACTTTATTAACTAATTCACTAAACCAAACGTTTAGTATTTTTTCCGTTTGAGGTGGAGTTTTAATGCTTCCCTTTACAAGTAAATGTAAATGATTTGGTATAAACATTTTAGATATTCCTTATTGTTTTTTTGTTATTTAAATTCTATAACCTCAAATACTCTAGTTTGTATTCGTTTTGTACCATCTGTATTGGTAAGTATTATTGAGTTCTTAAATTTGGCCCAATCCAACATAAATTTGTTATCCAATACTCCATTATTTTCTTCTTTCACCAATTGGTTTAAAGCATTAATTGTGTATAAGGTATTTGATTCTTTTTTTCTATGAATAAGAATTGTATCCTCTAATGGATATGTTGGTTTATATTCGGTATTGATATTGTACGTTATGTACAATTCGGATAAATCAGTTTTGTTCTGTAAAATATAAATATAATTATAGACAATAACGTATGTCTCTCTTATATTTTGTAGAGTTTGTTGTAATCCATCTTTCGTTGTAAATGTACACAATAATTGTGTTTTCATATATTAGTTTTTATTATAAAGGGGGTTATTAATCCCATATAAATATAAAATTAAATTTCAAAGGTTATTTTATGATTTGTAAACTTCATCATTTGCTGTTTTCAATACTTTAGCAAATCGTTTATCCAATGTCATTTCAAATTTAATCTGTCCACCATACCCAACACCATCTTCTCTAACTTTAATTTCAGCCAATGGAATTATCTTTCCACCCACTTCAGCTTGATATCCTAAAAATGGAGGAGGACCTGTTTCAGCACTCAACTTTTCTTTTATCATATCGTAATCAGATGTTCCAAATATGTTTTTCATAATAGCTTTATCTAATGAATTTGAACCAATTGCCATAGATTCTTCACCATCAGAAACAGCTTTGAGTGGAAATTCAGAACGAATCTCATTTAACATACCTTCTTTCATTTTTGGATTTTCCGTAATTGCCTTTATTGCATTTGATTGGAATTCTTTATGGATTTTATCATTTTCCATAATATATTGTTTAGCTATATCATTTCCACCATCTGCTAATGTTTTAATACTTGCTAATATCACTTTAGATTTAGCTCTACTTCCTTTACCTTTAATAAGGTCATTTAATGCATCTGCAAATGTAGTTCCCTTTTCATCAAATATAGTTTTTAACTTTACAGACTCATCTGAACCACTAGCTAATAATTTTTCAATTTCTGATTTTAGGTTTGTACCAGTTTCACTTAATCTAGCTCTTTGATTTTCTTTATAAACATTTTGGTTTATGTTATCTGGTAAATCAGAATCCCATTCCATAAATTTACCAGCACCAGAATTTAAAAAGTTTACTTCAGTTGATTTTTTCAAAGAAACCTCATCTAATATCTCATCACCATTTTCAGTTTTTATCTTAATATACATATCAGTTGAGAATCCTTTGTTTTTACCATAATCTGATAATCCCAATGATTCAACATCATCTTTAGTATCCCAAGCAGTTGCAACTATTTTTGAGTTTGGGTATTCTTTTGTAATTCTATTTAAAATAGCCTGTCTATTATTTCTAGCGGATTGAATCCAACTCTTTGTTATAATACGACTTCCTTCAGTTTTTAATTTTGGATTGTTTTTTATTAACTCAGCCTCATGCGTTGATAATGAATCAGTAAATTCATTAAATTCATCAGCATTCATAGATGTACCCATCATCGTCATTAACTCACCGGCCTGTGCAGATATTTGGCCTTGTCCTCCAGGTAAATCACTATAATGTGTCCATTTTGTACCATCTCCAGTTGGTTTTGTATTCATCATTCTTTCCAATGCAGTTAAATACTTTTTAGGAAATTTAGGATTTTCAATTAATGATGCTGGTAACTTATATGGTTGAGGTGGAATCGGATTTGCTATTTTTTTATTTTTAATATCAAATTCCTCATCGCTTGGTTGAATACTTTTATTAAACTCCTCACTTTCAATTGAATTTATTTTAGTAAGTGTTTTATCTTTACCAGCTATTTCTCTCTTAGGAGATGCCATTTCTTTTTCAGCAGTATCCTTAGTTGGTTGATACGCAGGGTCATTAGGTGATAACCCAGCTCTATATGAATCACCACCCTGTCCAGCAAATACAGCAGGTTGTGGTGGTTCCGCTTCAGCAGGTGCTTCGCCAGCCTTTCCAGCTTCAACATCAGCTTTATCTTCCTTTTCTTTTTCTATATTTCTATTAGGTTGTCCTTCACCACCTAATTCATTATTTATTTTTTCTCTTTCAGGTGTTCCATCAGCAGGTAATGCTCTTTCAGCCGCTTCTCTACCAGGTTGGTCTTTAGCTAATCTAAGTAATGAACCAACTAAACCTTCTTTATCCTTACCATCTCTATCTTTGTATTTAACGGTCTTATTAAGTGCGGGTGATGAATAGTGTTTCTCTTCACTAGCTTCAGTAAGATTTTGAATAAGTTCATTTTTTATATGAGTATATCCCCACTCATCTAATATCTCAGATATAAGATAAATGTGTGATTGTTTACTCAATATAGGATAACCTTCATCGGAACGATAGGCTAACTCATGCAATAAGTCTAAAAGGAAGTCGTTTTTCTCCATAATTTCTGATTCTCTGAAACAATATTTTATATAAATATTAAAGTTTCGAGTAATCAGTTCCCCAGCTAGCATTAATGGGGAATCCACCACCTTCAGCTATCTCTTTTAACTTTTTAGCTTGAGATACATCGGAATTAGCAGGATATGAAAATAAGAATGAATCGTATGTGTATAGGGAAAGTTCTATATCGGTATCTTTGATAAATTCCAATATTTTAGCTACCCTTTCCATATTTAATTCGGTTTCGGTCGCTTGAAGTAGGTAGTTGAACAATTTTTGCGGATTGTTTCCTTCAATCCAATCTAAGGGGATTCTCCTATGTTGTGTTTGAAGATATCCAGCTTTGGTACTCTTATCCCACAACTTCTCAATGAACTCCTTAACACCCTTATAATAAGGTATTTGCTCAAACTCCTCAGGTATACCACCATATAGTAATTGGAACGTAATTCCTTTACCCTCACCATACTCACAACCATATTGGTCAGCTAACCATTGGTGTACGGATGTTTTGGGTAATTCGTAACCAATCAACTTACCAATAATACGTGGATGATACGCATCATAATCCATTTGTAGGAATATGTGGTTTGGTTTTGGGATAAACACCTCTCTCGTACCATCGGATTTGTTTAGGGCAGAGAAGTTGATTCCACCAAATCGGTTGGATGGACGGGATGTAATGGTGTATGGGTTGTATTGGGTGTAAACGATATCGTTGTGTAAATGTTTAGAAGCTTGAGGCCATCTATCAAGAAATTTTTCCCTATCGACCCGAACACCAAAATGTTCTATATCTGAAAGAAGGGGAATCATCGAATCTCCAACCCAATCATTCTCTATACCAATAGTAAAAGTAGAAGATATCACTCTAAGATACTCACCCCATTTCATAATAGGTGCTATCTTGCCCAAATTATCTCGTATACCTCTTCGGGTATAGTGAGTTATAAATGGTTGGTCCTCAAAACCTATCGGATATAATTTATTGTGTTGAAAAAATGCATCAGATTGTAAATCATTTAGGTTTTGTAAACCCAAATTACATTGAAGTAATCCCTTTTTGTTGATTACCCATTTTGCTTCCTTAGAAGTAGTCAAATCAATCGTAGGAGTCTTACAATCAATATGGTTAAATGGTACAATAAAGTCCTTATCATCAAATCTAACATATAGAAATGATAATTTGTTATGTATAGGATGCTTTTCCAAATCAGACCATATTGGAATGATTATGGATGTCTTAGTATTCCATAAATTTAAAAACTCCGTTACTTCAGTTTGTGACTCTACTATAACCATCCTACAAATATACGAAAATTATTTGAATTTACCAAATTTATTAGATATTTGTTTTATTTTAAAGATATAATTTGAAAAATAGTGCTGATGTGCTGATGTTATACTACCTTCATTAAAATTTCCATCTAATTTAGGTAGATATATGTTGGATTGAAATCCTTCAGTTCTTAAATAGTCAACTTTATCTCTGATATGGAATATATCGTTCCACAAATCAGTTCCATTTACTTTTAAACCAGTATCAGTTACCCTACCTTCATTATGTACTCTAGCATAAGTCAAAATTCGTTTTATTGAAGTGTGTGCTAATCCTAAATAATCTAAACTACCCATAACTTCCAAATCATCAACGAAATTAGAAGTTACATCAAATTTATCGATTACTTTTAGTAAAGATGAGGTTCTCATTACATATGTGTGATAAATGCACATAATATTTGCTTTACTACAATGAATTATAGATGTAAAATGCTTTGGTTCATCATAATAGTTAGTTGTCCAACTCCAAGGATGAGTCCAAGGGTGATTATTAGGAATTGTATATGCTGTCCATAAATCTCTTGTCTTTGGGGCCTCTAATGGAGTTTGAGTTTGATTTATTTGTTGTAATGTAGTATTCTCAAAGAATACAGCTGAACCATATGAGAAATCTAACTCAGTATGTTGTGTATATGTGTTTGATAAGTACTCTAATGTATCTTCTGCCAATAAATCATCATCATCCAATCGTACAATCAATTCACCATTAGCAAGTTTTACTCCAATTTTCCAAGAATTCTTAAATAAATCGTATGGAGTATTTGATGTGTGGTATAAAACATCATTTTTAGGATTTTGTGATTTAAAATCTTTATAAATGTTAAAATTAACATCAGATGCTGAATCATCAAAAATAATAACCTCCCAATTCGTATGAGATTGAAGTTGGACAGATGCCAATGCTTCTTTTAATAAATCAGGTCGGTTGTATGTACGAACTATAACACTTATTTTCACTATTGCACAATTTTATATACAAATATATGAAATTATTTTGAATTATCCAAATTATATTTAATAAATTGTATAAGATTTGGTAAATATAGTGCTATCTTTGGTAATTTAAGTGATGTTAATTTAAGTGATGATGAATTTGAAGCTTTAATCTCTTCTTTAGTTCCTGTTAATCTCCAATCTAATGAAGCAACAGTATAAAAACTATTAGAAGCGTATTTCATCATAGCACTTTGTTTAACTTCATATATAGGTGAATCAAAATCATTTGCCTTTTGTAAAAAGTATCTGGTTATATACCCTTTTTTATAATCAAAATCACTTGGTTCCGGTAAATGCGTAACTACCCTTACCGGCCTATACTCTAATGGTAATTTAATTATATTTTTATATCTATCCAAATTCATATTTTATCGCTTTGGTCTATATCCACCAGTAACTTCAGTTGTCCATACCATACCTTCGATTGTATGCTTTACAGATAACACTTGGAAAAATCCACTATTATATGCAGATGGAATTCCATTTACTTTAAATTTATCACCCCTCTTAATACCACTTATACCATGTATTGAAAATGAAAAATTAATCGGCATTAATGGAGCTGTTCCCTTTTCTTCGGTATTTTTTCCAGTTTTAAATGCTGAAAATATGGATGAGTCATTAAATGCACCTAAATAACATATATCATATAAATCCAATCCATCTAATGTACTTTGCTCAGTATGTTCAACTTTAGGATAAAATGATAATTTACCTAATATTAAATTTAAATTAGCTTCTTTAGCATCTTCCGTATCCATTGTTGGAATTTTAGGAGGTGGGTCTTTCTTTTTCATTTTAACCTTTATCATATCCGTTTTACTACTAAATAAAGCTTTTGGTATATGTTTAGTATCCCCATTTAAACTCTGACCTAGTCTACTTCCTATAATTTGGTTCATTTTTGCTCCACTAATATCCAAATCAAGACTAGCTTCCATAAAAATAGAATCAGGACCAGTTAATTGAAATGTATATGGGGTAGATGGTGTACTATTTGTTATACAATTAGTTTCAAATACTCTTAATTATGTAGTTGTTTCATTTACAGCATGCTCTACTAATTGGAAATCCCACATACCATTTACAGCAGATGATATTCCATTTAAAATTTGATAAAGTGCATCTTTAATAAAAAAGTTTTTAGTATCCATTACACCTTTTGCAAAATCAAAATTTATATACAAATCATGCAAATATCCCCACTCTTCTGGGTTTTTAGTAATAGTATCTGCACCATTTGTTTGTTTTTGATTTAATGGACCTGAGTTTGGAAATTCTACTACTCCACCAACCCTATTATCAGTAACAGTTGCAGCGCTGATTAATGCATTTATATTAGGTAATACATCTGAAATTCCTGCTAATTTCATAGCTGGTGTACTTTTATTTGGTATAAATAATTTAGTAGAATCAATACTATACATATGTTTAAATGCAGAACATGCAGTATCTTTTGTATTTAATATAAACGAAATTATTTTAGAATCTTCACCATTTAAAGTATATCCCTCTACACCAATTGCATTAAATATTTCCATTAATGCACTAAATCTTATAAATTTTTGCTCAGATACAATTTTAGTTCCTTTTGGAAATGAAACTTTTTCACCACCAACAAGTAGTTTACTTTCAGCAAATGTAATACCAAATAAACTTTTACCATCAGTTGAATCATTAACCATCCCAGATACCTCTTCATCAAATCCTATAAAATTATTTACATCAGATAAAGAATCTTGCAAAGCTTTTACATGAGCTGTTTGTCTTGTACCAGGAAGTGAATTATAACACTTCATCCATCTTTGTTTACCAAGAGCAGCTTCACCAGCAGTTTCTATATCATTTTCACCATAAATAGGTTCGCTTGCTAATGTACCTTCATCACCATCCTTTTGAACACCAGTTTCAGATGTAACTAAATACGATGGTAACTCTGTATATCCCGTACATTTGCCACTAATAATCCATTTATCACCATCTATACTAATACTTCCACCAGTATTAAATCCTAAGTAGTTATCGTATTCATAACCTCCCGTTTTTCTTTGTGCATCAGTTTTTTGAAATGATTGAAATGATGATACAGTTGCCGCATTTAATCCAACCAATCCACCAACTCCAGCAGCAGTGTTCCAACCCCATTCAATGAATATGGAATAACCCGGTTCTAAGAAATATTTAGATAATTCCTCCATTTGCGATTTACTAAAACAAGTAATTGAAAATGTTGCTTTTCTAGAAAGATTTCCTGCACCTTCATCAATTTCTAATGAAGTTACAATAGCAGCAGGTCTTTGAGGTCCACTACTACCACCACCAACAGCAGATTTACCATCCCAACGAGTTCCAATAATACCAGATGAATTAGAGCTACCATAAATACCAGCAGCATCAAATAGTTTTACATTTGGATTTGAATACATTGTTAAACCCGGACTTGCTCCAGATGTTAATCTAACCCACGCGTTTAAACCTGATACTTTAAATGAATTACCCTTTCTACCATCTAACTTGGATGTAATTCCACTTTTTATTTGAGAGAAATTTGGAAATGTTGACATAACTTATTGATTAAAATTGTTGCTTATCTCTATATAATTTGTAGGTATTCTTAATACAGTTCCATCTTGAATTCCAAATGGTGCATCATGTATATTATTAGCAGATGCAATTATCCACCAAAGTGATGCATCTTCATAGTATTGATATGCTAGAGTATCAAATCTATCATCTGATTCAGTAACTACATAGATATCAGTATCACTTAATGGAATATCAGGGTATATCTTTGAACGATATACTCGTCTACCATCATTAGTATTTCTGATTTCTGTATTTTCGTATCTACTTGCCATATACTTTTATTTTATTTATATGCATATTTTGATTTGTTATAAGTTGTTGATTTACTTTCAATTAGTGTCATACTAATAGCAACATCAACTATCATTGGCAATACCATACCTTTTTTAATTTCCCAAGGATAATTATCATCAATTGTATATGATAATGAATCTATAAATGCCTCTTTACCTTTATATAAGTTACCCACTGTAAAATACATTAAAGGTGGTGTAACAGATAACCCAGAATATGCAGTTGGATAAGTCATACCAGTCAACGCATCTAATTTTTTCCAAGCAATTGTATGTTCAGCTTCATTTAAAGAAAATACTTTAAAATTAAAACTAACACTACGTTCAATTCCAGTATATGTATAATAATTAAATGGTGAACCTATAAATTTATTAGAATCCCAACTTGGTGACATTGTTTCAGTTAATGCGGTAATTGTACCTCTAAATTGAACAAGCTTTTTATCAGCTACTGATTGAAATCTTAAAGCAACAAAATCAGCATCTTCATTTTTTGCATTTACATCCAATTCATTTATTATATCCCTATTGGTGTACATACCACGCTTATCAGTTTCTAAAAATGTAGTCTTATCCCACTTAGATTGTTTTTTAGATTCTGAGAATTTTTTTATTTTATCAGGTTCTTTTGAGAATATAATTGGTTTGAATTCTAATTCCTGCTTATATGATAAATCATTTCTATCTTTAGGTGTATCTCCTTCTGGAAATATTGTTTTAGTATAAGATGCACCTTTTGCATCAAGCTGTCCATTTTCAGGTTTAGTTGATGGAGTTGCATCTTTATCAAATCCATAATTAGTTGAAACAACTCCAAAAAAATCAGTACTGGTTTTAGTAAATCCAGTAACACTACCCTTTACAATTACAGTTCCTTCTGTTTTTAATCCAGTACGTTCCGAACCTCCAAATAGTTTATTTCTAAGCGCATCTTTACCAAGTTTTATAGCGGCTCCTAATGCTTGTTTACCAATAGTTTTTAAATTACCACCACCTAAACCTTTTAGTAACTTACCTAATAATGAACCTTCGGCTGATTTTTTAATTGCAGCTAAATCATTCATTCTATCTTGAACCAATCCTAAATTTATTTTTTCAGTACCAAGCGTTCCACCTGCCATCAATTTACCAACTACATAAGTTGGAGTTGCTCCTATTGGAATACCTAATTTAGAATTTACACTATCTCTTAATTTTGAAACCTTTCCACCAATCTTACCGCTATCACTCAATTCACCCGATGTAGCTGATTTCATAGCATCCAACATTGGTGTAGTTCTTAGTGTAATTCTCGTTAGTTCATTACCATATATTACAGGTGTTGATAATCCTCTGATTATACGAACTCCTGTCAACTCTTCTTCTAATAAAGTTTCACTTCTTCTTACACCAATTACTTTTCTTAATAATCTTGCAGCTGCAAATCCAGTATTATTTACTAATAAATCAGTAGTAGATATCCTAATATCTTTACTATTTCGTACATCATAAGCAACGGCAGCAGTTTTACCATCCTGAGATGCTAATTGTTTACTTTTAAATAATTCTTCTAATGTTTGTGCCATATTATATTGCGTATGAATTACTTCCTACCTTATTTACCACTCTACCAATTGCGGCTGATACTTTTGTTCCATCCATATAAACACCAACCTTACCAGAACTAAGGTCAGCTCTTAAACCTTTAATTTCATCTAATAATGCGGTATCACCACCTTCAGCACCGGCTCCTTCTCCACCACCCATTCCTAACATTGAACCAACACCAACTGCTATTGCTCCAACAGCAGCTACAGCCATTAAACCAGGCAATGCAGCTATACCAGCTACACCTACTAAAGTCAATGCTCCAGCTAATCCTACTAACGCAAGAGATAGAGCGGCTATTGGTGCAATGTATTGGAACATTTCTCCAATAACACTACCAACCGTTGACATTGCCGTTATAACACTTGTCAATCCACCACCTAATGTAGCTAGTGAAGTAGTTATTAAACTTAATCCAGTACCAACCAACATTATACCAGCTCCCACAAGAAGTAAACCAGGTGCGGCAATTAAACCGGCTAATCCGAATCCCATCAATGCTAACGATAATGTACCTAATGAAAGTGATAACATAGCAATCGGTCCAGCATATTCAAACATTCCACTCAATACACTTCCTATTTGTGGAAGTATTCCTAACACACTTCCTAATCCACCACTTAATGTAGTAAGTGCAGTTGATATTAGTGTTAATCCAGCACCAACCATCATTATACCAGCTCCCACAAGAAGTAAACCAGGTGCGGCTATTAAACCAGCCATACCAAATCCTATCAATGCGAATGATAGTACCCCCAATGAAAGTGATAACATAGCCATTGGTCCTACAAATGCGAATATACCAGCCAATACATCTCCGATTTGTGATATTGATGATATTACACTTCCCATAGAACCACCAATTGCGTTAAATCCAGCTGCGGCAACTAATAAACCAGCACCCAATGTCATCATTGCAATTCCTAATCCAGCTAATGCTAATAAACCAGCTCCAAATATAAATGCTCCTGCACCAGTCATCATTAATGAACCTAATGCGAATGCAGCTGCTCCAAATATTACTAAACCAGCTCCAGCTGCTATTACTGAACCAATGTCCAATCCACTTATTAAACTCATTGCGTATGCAAATGGTACTAATGCTAATCCTAATATTGCTACTGCCAATGCTCCTTTTATCATATCACCTTGTGCTTTTCCTAATACATAAGCAATTGCGGCCAAACCAGCTACCCCAACTAAACCCTTTCCAACATCTTCCCACTTAACAGTTGCAAATTCTTGGAATGCTTTAGCTGCTACATATAATGCGGCTGCCATAATTAACATAGCTGCGGCTCCTTTAATTAAATCATTTGCCTTAATACCCTTACCCATTTTACCCATCTTATCCCCAGCATCGGTATCCGGTGTTTTTATACTTTTTGCTTTATCACCAACACCAGCTAAAAGTTTATCTTTAGCTCCACCAGCAACAGCATCAGTAGCACCCCCACCAAATAAACCAGCTACTTTTTGTGCACCCATCTTAACTAAGTTCTTTAAGAAATCAGCTGATTTAGTAACTATACCACCCATATCGATGCCCAATGATTTAAACCCTTGGCCAAGTTGACCACTCATTGTAATCATCCCACCAAGCCCCTCTAATCCAGTACCTAAATATTTATTTAATCCCATGTTAAGGGTTTCCCCCATAGCACTAAACGTTTCATTTACAGCAGCACCCATTGTATTGGCATTCTCTTGGTTTGTAGCCATTTTTTCCAATTCTGCAACCGAAACTCCTAATAAATCAGCGGATGCTTTCTTTTGGAAGTAATCCATTTTGTTGAATGCTTCAATACCACCTAATGCACTTAAGGTTTCATTCATTGCACCTTGCATATCACCTTCATATGCTAATGCTCTAGCTCTATCTAAGTTGATATCTTTACCAAGCATTGCACCTAATTCTAATTCCTTAGTAATAGATGATTCGAAATCCAATAGGTTATCAGCAACACCACTAATGGTACTCATATTTACACCTAATTTCTTAGCGTATCCTGCTGCTTGTAATATATTTTTACCACCATCTTTTCCAAATAATGCAAACTCTTCAGCTGAACCAGCTAAATCTGCCATTAAATCGGCAGGTATAATTCCATTTTGGTTTGCAAACTCCTGAGTGGTTTTAATCATATTTGCTGCTATTTCGGTTGAACCACCATTCAACCTTGCAAATGAACCCATTAATCCAACTGCTTCGGTATTTGTTATACCCATATTAGCAGCTATTAACCCAACATTAGCTTGTGTTTGGAATGTTGCAGCAGATACATCTCCGAATTCAGATGCTAATGATTTTACAGTACTAGCAGTATCTTCAAATATAAATCCTAATGCAGTTGCGGATGTAGTTGAAGAGTTCAATCCTTGTGAGAATGATTGCCCCAACTCTTTATTCATATCACCAAATTTATTGGCGAACGCACCAGTTGCAATTACTAATGCTCCAATAGCTGCTTGAGGTCTTAGTAAAAATGTTGTTAAGGTTGAACCTAATGCTCCTATTTTTTTCTTTATAGCATCAAACGCAGTTGCCTGTTCTTCTAATATATCTTTTTGTTCTTGTGTTAGAGATGCCATATCCCTTGCAGCTACAACCTGAGATTCAATGGATGCTTCTATTTGCCCTTGAATACTTAGAAATTGTTTAGCTACATTAGTTCTCTTATCCAATGCATTAACTTGCTCTTGAATTTGGTCACTAATTGAATTTAATTTATCTTCTAATTCAGCTTTTTGAACAATATCATCAGCGGTTAGTTGAGCTAACTCTTTTGCTATCGATGATTGTTCGTTATATTGTGATAATATATCAGTTACAATATCAGATGATGTTTTATTTCTTTCAGAAATTTCACTACCTCTTGCTAATTGGTCTGATACACTAGTTGCTATATCTCTTTGTAATATCGCTTGAGTTCGCATTTCATTAGAAACAGCTGAGTATATTGTACCCAACGATTTAGCTTCTTGCTCTAATGTAACAGCACCCTGTACTGTTTTATTTTGATTATCAACAAATGTCTTTAAAGTACCTACTATTCCCTCTAATCTACTTTTTAATTTAATATAAGTTTCATCCAACTTAGCGGCATCTTTTCCCTGCTCAAGCTGAATTTGCTTAATTTGTTTTAGTATCTCAACTCTTTCTTTAAGTAGACTGTTGCTATCTGCCATAATTTATTATAAATCCTTAAGAATTTTCTCTAACTCTTTGATTTCTTTTTCAATGGTTGTTAATCTGGCAGTAACGTGAGTAGGAACTCCTTTCTTTTTGGCTTGTTGTATAAACCTGTCTTGAGTACCCTTTTGAAGGTCATCTAAAAAACGATTTATGAATCCAACAATTGAACCTTCGTTTAAATTTTTCTTTCCCATAATAATTTATGTTATTCGTACTCCTATAAATATAAAGATAAAAAAAAGTGAGGATTATCTTTTAATCCTCACTTTCGATTGTTGTTGTGCTTTTTTATGTTCTTCGGATTCTTTCTTTTTTAACTCAATTAATTTGTTAAAATAGAATTTTCTCCATTGTGATGGCATGAAATACACATCATTCCAGCTGAATCCATTACCATAATTAACCAACTCCCAAATTTGAGTATGGAGTTGAATACTATAATCACTCGGTAGGGTAAAAAAAGTTTATCCCAAATGGGATATCTAGCGCCTCCGTTTCGCCTGTTACATCTGATGTGAAATCAAATTTTAAATCCATATCCGGACTTAACTCCTTAACATATTTTCTAAATGCCTTAGTATCCAATGCAAGGAATCCATTTTGAATCCAGCTTGTAACAAACCCTTTATCTTCATTTCCATCAACAGATTGTATCATATATTTCAAACGAGTAGTAACATCAAATGTTTTTTCTCCCTTTCCTTTATATAATCTTTCTAATGCTTGAATTTCTTTTGTAATTTCAGTTTCATCACCGTGTGTTAGTAATTTAAATACCAACTCTTTACCTGATTTTGGTAATTTGAATTTATATCTATTTTCACCATTTAATAGAGATTCATTAACATCTTTAGTTTTCACCTTAGATAAATCAATTGTTACTGATTGTTTTTCCAATGTAAATGGGTCAGTAATTTCAACAGTATAATCAGCCCCATAACCTAATACTCTTGTTGCCATTAAAATTGCGTTTTTATCTCCAATAAATACATCGTTGATATTAACACCTTCTTCAACAACAATAGATTCGAATAATTTATCCAATACCACACCTTTTTTAATTAAAGTTTGTGATGCAAGGATATCTTCTTCTCTAGCTGTCATGTATTTGATTTCAATGTTACCCTTTCTTAATGGGTGTTTTTCGGGATACACTAACCCCTTTGATGGTAAATCAATAATTTCCGTTGGGAAATCGAATTTAGTATTGCTCATAATTAACCTTTATTTGTTTGTATATAAATATATACTTTTTGAAAAATTAAAAAAAAAGAGAGATTCTTAATAAAAGAACCTCTCTAATTAATGTAATTATTGATTTTTATTTTAGAATTCTAAAATTGCGTAATCATAAGCCAATGTCAATTCGATATCAGCTGCATCGTTTGAATCAAATGATAAATCTCCGAAGTTAGCAGATACAATAAATGCTCCTTTTAACTTCCATTGTTCGATTTTATCACCAACAGGCCCTAGCATATAGAAATCGATGTCCTTTTTATAGAAATCGGCGTAACCTTTTCTACCAGTTAACGATTCATATCCTAAACGAACCCATTCCATTACTTGTTGTGCTCCAGATGGAACGATTGGGTCATACAATGTTATTGTAATGTCCTGCCATTCTCCCTTACCTTGCAATTTGCGATAAGTGTTGATATGGTCTAGTTTAACCGGTTCGAAAGTGATAGATGGTCTAGCCGCTGATTTTATTAAGTAAGATTGAATTCCGTCAATCTCCATAATATAGCGGTTCTTCATCTTCGGTTCGAAGTTGGTAAACATCATTTGTGAAAATTCTAATACTTCTGCCATGTTTTATCTCCTATTATACTAATAAATATTAGTTATTTTTTTATTTGTTAATTTATGCTGAGAAACTTGCTCCAGTAGGTAAGATATTGAAATCAATTACAATAAATTCAGCAGTTTTTGCTGGTTGTAAGAATATCTGTCCTGCTAAAATGTTTCTATCTACTACATCAGGTGTGTTGTTAGATTCATCCATAACTACTTTGAATGCGTATAAACCTTGTCTTTGTTGAATTCCTTCTAAGTAAGGTTGTACAGTGTTGATAAATCTACCACGAGTTGCTGCGGTATTTTGTTCGAACACTAAGAATCTAGAAGTAGATGCGATATACTTTTTAACGGTAATCAATAATCTTCTTACGTTGATTCTATCCAATGCTGATGCTTTATCTTGCAACGTTTTTTGTCCAAATGCTACAATACCTTGCCCAGGGAAAGAAGCGATTGGGTTTACTTTGTTTTCATATAAAGTATCTCTTTCAGAATGTGTTAATCTATTAAGAACTGAAACAGCTCCTACGATTCCTCCTCTATTCAAACCAGCAGGTGCGAACCATTCAGCCGCAATAGCGTCATTTGATGCGTACACAGCAGGTAACAATACTGATGGTGGAACACTTATTAATTTGTTAGTGTTTGAATCAACCATCTTAACCCAAGGGTAGTAAGTACCAGCGTAGTTTGAATCAACTGCTGCTGCCTGAGTAGTAGCTTGTGCTATTGTATCAGGTGCTGCGTTAAAATCAGCGATGTAGAAACAATCTTGTCTAGCTTCAACCATATCAATTACTTTAGTAGTAACCGGAGTGTGTAATCTTCTAATAACACCCGGAGTTACAACCATATTGATATCATATTCATCAGCGTTTGAAATTGCGTTGATTGCTTTAGAGTATGCCTCATATCCACTAGCTACAGAAGTTGATAAATCAAATCCCTGTGAGTTAGCTGCTGATATTGCCGTTCCTAAGTTAATTGGAGTTGCCGGAGATTGTCCGTTAAATCCACCTTGGAAACCTAATATAAATTGTCTCTTAGCCATATCAGTTGAATCAGAACCACTCATTACATAAGTAAGTTGAGAATCAAATCCGAAATCTACGTTTGCTCCAATTTTAGTAGTTGGTAATGGTGCCAAATAATTAGCGTTATCTAATTTAATACCAATTGTTTCGAAATCAAAACCAGCAAAATAAATTGGTGAACCAGCAGTATTATCTACTGAACCAGTTTGGAAAACAACAGCAGGTATCCATTCGGCCTGTGTTGTTGTTGTTGTTTCAATTGGATTAGTATAAGCTCCATGTCCAAATGGTGCTGCTGATACAGGGTATGAACCTTGCTCTTTAACTTCTACTCTAATATATTTTGAGTTATTCAACCAATCACCATATTCAGTAATTTTACCAGTTGAATCAATTGTCATAAATCTATCACCAATTACTCTAGCTATAAAGTTAGGAGATGCAGGGTCTAAGTTTACGTTGTTAAATGTTTCTAATACTGATTTTCTCTTATCAGTATCATTGTATGCTCTTACAGATACAGAGAATGTAGAGTAATCAGTTGCTCCATCTTCACCAGCTGCTTTCACATTAGAAATACCGATTTTAAATCTTGTGTTTTCGTTGTTACCATATCCTAATGTATGGAAACGGAATAATTCATATCTCTCACCAGAAATAAGTTGTGATTTTACATAAGGAGTTTGTGCAGGAGATGCTCCAGCTTGCGAAGGTGCTCCTAATCCTAAATCAGTACCACCAAATACTTGAGATGGTAATGCAATTGCTACAACTGCTCCAGCAGGATTGCTTGTATTGTAATTAAATGCAGATGCTTCATTTTCAAAGTATGAATAAACATATCCATCTTTTGAACCAAATGGTGATTCACCAAATACATCACTTACATCATTAGTTGCCGATGGAACTAAAGATGATGATACAAAACCAATACCAGAACCAGAAACTACAAATGAACCAGATATAGTTAATGATGGTGTTACAGTAAATGGACCAAATCCTACTTCAGCATCACCATTGTTGGTTGAGTGAATAGTAGAGATTAATTTCTTACCAGCAGAACCACTAGCAACTAAACCAATTGGTGTAGCTTGTGTATATCCTCCGGTATCCATTACCCTTACAACAGTCACAGTACCTGCTTCTCTTAAATAGTTTTGAACCGCATACTCTGTGTAGTATGTTCCATCAGGTGTTCCGAAAATGTTTTCGAATTCTGATTGTGTTCTTACGATTGTGGGAACAAACGCAGGTCCTTGTTTGAAAGGTCCTATAAACGCTGCTCCAATTTCTCCGATACCCTGAGCCAAGAACGATAAATCGTTTTCTCTTGTGAATACTCCGGGTGATACAATTCTTTCTGCCATATTTTATTTCTCCAATAAGTTTAGTTTGATTATAATATCAAATACACATATAAATATAAAGAAAAATCCCAAAACATAAATTTTGGTTGTATGATTGGGAGTTTTTCTTCTTTTATATAAATATCAATTATTTTATCAAAGATTTAATCATTTCTTTTAATTCATCAATTTGTTTTTGCTGAGAATTGATTATTTCGGTTTGTTCTTTAATACCTTCAACTAAAAGAGGAACTACTTTAGCGTAGTTTACAGTTAAGTAATCTTCTCCAGATTTGGAACCTACAATATTATTATTTTTATCAGTTTCCGTATCAAATGGTGCTAATGTCACAATTTCAGGTAAAACTTCTTGTACTTCTTGTGCTGATAAACCTAATTGTCTTTTTTCGTTTTTGTATCCGAATGATTTTGCTAAATCATTTTCAACATAATAGAATCCATTCAATTTAGAGATTTTATCTAAAGCGTTTTCAATAGAACCAACTTTAGTTTTTAATCTTTCATCAGAGTAGTATGCAATAACATCACCCTGTGCGTAAACCCAGTTATAAGAATAAACATAATCATAGTTTGTTCTATTCAATCTGGAAGTACCATTCGGAGCCAAATAATATGCAGTATCACTGTTGTGGTAATATACGTTACCATATACTCTATTATTGAAATATGCAATAGGGTTACCACTCTCTCGTCCGATATATGCTACGGAAACTGACTGGCCAGTAGTATTATCATGTATTCTTACATATGAGTTTGCATTATTATCATTTGAATCTAATCTTAAGTTGATATCATTAAATGAGTTAATACTCATCGAATCACTAAACGAACCATTTAAATCAGTAGATGCGATACCATGATTTGAATAAGTGTCATAATTCGCGTTCCAGTCAAATGACATGTATGCCGTTTTATGGAATGAATTTGACCAAGTACCATATCCCTGTGCTCTACCTTTATTAGTATCTGAACCGAAGTATGTTGTATCAGTTATGGTTGTATTGAAACGAGATGTTGATGCAAAATCACCATAGTATCCAGAGTTATTACCATCGTAATATATACCACCATAAACTGTACCTGTTCCGAAATTTGAATAACCAGAATAGTTGTTTGAATTTAGATATCTAACCCATCCGCTGAAACTTCCTCCGGTAATATTTCTTTGATAAATTTCATTTGCATTATCTTCCCATCCATATGCCAATTGAGTTCCCCAATAGTTACTTGAGTTTGCATGTCTCATATTTACCTGGAACCACCAAGTTCCAGATGGACCACCATTATATTTATCTTCACCAAACGTAAATGAACTTATTGGAGTTCGATTGAAATCTGAAACCCAGTTTCCTTCTCCATAACCACTCATATCATTATGAGCTTTTAATGCAGTCTTAGTTATATTTAAACGAGATGTTGATGCTGGGTCTGCATAATATGCACTATCAGCCGAATCATAATAAATTCCAGCATACATTGCTCCACTATTTCCATCATTCACATCAAGCATAGGTACAGTTCTCCAAGTACCAGCATTTGGCCAAGATTGACGGAATCGTAAATTTCCAATTGGACCACCTACCAACTGCCAACCATATGCACTATTGTATGCATTGGTGTAGTGATATGCTTGAGTACCTACCCAATGTGAAGTACCAGATGGTTGATTTGATGGGTTTGACCAAGAATCAATGAATCCACTACCCCATGTCATCATAGTGTTGAAGTCAGTTGTACCCCAACCCATACTTCCAACCCAATAATTAGAGTCGCCCGTATGAATAAATCTTGGGATATTGTATTTCCATGTTCCTTTGGTTCCTTCTACTGTTCTTGCGGTAAATCCATTAACGCTGGTGCTTCTATCACCTGCATAATTACCATAGTATCCAGTATCATCATTATCATAGAATATAGGTGCCTGAACTGAAGTTCTGAACCAACCACGTGATGATATTGCCGCAAAAGTTGTACCATAGTTCATTACCAATAAACCGTGGTCATTTAAGAATCCAGCTTGTCCTCCAGCATTAGGATGTGACCAAGATAATCCATATAAGTTACCAGTACCAGTACCATCAATTGCTAATTTATATGCATTACCCATTGCAAATATACCCTGATATCTAACAGATGTATAAACACCTACAATTGATTGTCCATAGTTGTTATCTAAGTAAAGGTTTTCATTTCCATCAATTCGGATACCACCATTTGCTACTACATATGATAATCTAGCAGTTCCATTAGGGTCTAAATAATATGCAGTATTTGCATAATCATAGTAAAGATTAGCTCTTAAATTTTTATTACCACCACCAGGTCCAATGTAAACATCACCACCATCATAATAGTTTAATTCTAACGGGTCACTACCTCTACCATTTACAGTATCAGCATATACGTTTCTACCAATGAAACCATAACTCGTATCTCCCGCCCAATATAAATTATCATAATTAATAGCGTTTATACGAGATGTTGATGCAAAATCACCATAGTATCCCGTATTATCCGAATCATAAAATATTGGTGCTCTTAATGAGTTACCACCCGTAGCGTAGTTGTTAAATAATACGGTATTATTTGGATACATTTCCATATTAGTAACTCTAGTACCAGATGTATTTGTATTATAGAAATACAAATCACCACCATCACTAAATCTCATATATGCCTGTCCGTGTGCGGTATTTATTCTACCAAATCCGTTTGGTGAACCATTATTATTAGTTACGTTATATCCAAATCCACCCCAGTTCCACGTTACACCAGGTTCAGATACCCACATTCTTAAATTAATTTCACCTGCACCAGCACCATTGTTTCCAGACAATAATCTAACTCCAATTTGAGAATCCCCATGTCCACCATTTACTTGAAATGTACCATATAAGTAAGTGTTACTATTGGGGTTCATATAATATGTAGTATCATCTATATCATAGAATATAGTAGCTCTTGATGAACCATATGCGTAATGATTACCAGCAGTATCATATCCACCAACTGTTCTACCGGCAGTTTCAGAATACATATGGAATGCATCAGTACTACCTAACAATTGAGTTGATGTACGTTTACCAACATACCAACTACTACCACTACCACCAATATAACGAACCATTGCTTCCCATCCGTTACCAGGGTTTATAGTAAGGTAGGTATGTTTAGCTCCAGTTAAATTTAAATTATAAAAATTAGATGTTGATGCAGGGTCTGCATAATATCCTGAATCATTTCTATCATAATATATAGTACCATAAATTGGACCTGCTCCATCTAATGTGCCACCATTCATATTGATACCACCATACAACCAGTTATAACCAGCTGAATAGATACCAGATGGATGCCAAGATGCGTTTCCAGTTCCACCTACGTTACCATTACCTTGATATGAATAAGTTTGTAGAGTATTTAGGTTTGATGCACCATCACCATTTATATAATACGCAGTGTTGGTATCATAATAAATTGGTGCCCTCATATCCGTATCAGCTCTAAATGTAGGAGCGTATGTATTAGATAATCTAATTTCAGGCGTTATTGCAGTTTGGACTGTACCAAATGATGTTACTACTGCTATATTCCAATTTCTAGATTGTGAATCAGCGTTTGAACTTCTAAATCCAGATGTAAAATCAATAACACTAACTACCGGATAACTCCATCCAGTATTTGTTTCACCTATCCAAACACAATCAACTCCGTCCTGATTACCAAATCTTACAGTATGTGCAGTTGCACTTGCTCCACCTATAAAAGTAGCAGATGAGTTATAACCACCTTGGTCATAAGCATAATTACCTAATAGATATTCTGATGTTTGGTTAGTAGAGTAATTATAAATTCGAACCTTCATAGTCCACATAGGGTTATTTCCCCTAAATGGTAATTTAATTCTAATAGCTCCAGTAGAACCATCTGATGAAAATGCTGCTCCTTGTGGTGCAGTTATTCGTGTCACAACGTTTGGTGATGATGATGAATAACCATCACTACTAAATGCTCCACCTGAATGAACAGTTCCACCTATTCTTAAAGAAATTCCAGTTGTATTAGGGTCTAAATAATACCCACTATCATTGTAATCTCTAAATAATGTACCTCTTACTTCTTCAGATGCCACAATTCTAGATGAAATTGCTGCTCTAAATGTACCATTATTGATAATCAATAAACCGTGGTCATTAAGATTATTAGCTCCACCTAATCCACCTGCGTTTGGATGTGACCAACCAATACCATACATATTTGCCGTTGATGTACCTGCCGTATTTGGTTTGTATGAATCACCCATAGCAAATACCAATTGTAATCTCTCTGCTGAATAGTTACCAACTATACCTTTTCCGAAATCATCAAATACAATATTTCTAGCATATGTAATTCTAGTAGTATCTCTCGTATCATGGTAGTGAATTAGGGAATCAGTTCCAGCGAATCTACTATATCTATAAACATTATATCCAGAATCCCAATACCAATGGTCACCATACCAAGATGATGAATCTTCTCCAAAATAGAAATGAGAATCACCACTATCGGTTGCACCAACTCTTAAAGTATCATTAATATGAGTTTCATCAGCGTTACCATTTCCTAAATAAGTGTATCCATTTACATATAAATTATTAGTTACCCTAACATGTGCATCACCAGTACCAATTGAGAATATAAGCGTACCTAAATCTTCAGTATCATAAAAACGAATACCACCATATCCAGGTTGTGCACCCATACGGATACCAGTATGCCATCTTAAATCTAATTTAGTATATGAACCACCATAACCTTCTATATTAGTACCTATGTAATAGTTATCATTTGCATCAGAGTTACCTCCTCCAAAATGTAATCTAGCAGAACCTACTGAATTGTATGCGTTATTACTAAAGTTACCACCAATTACAACTCTTCCCGCAGTTTGTAAATCATTTAGGTTTGATGTTGATGCTCCATCTATATAATAATTAGTATTATTTGCATCATAATAAATTGCTGCAAATAAGTTACCACTACCTCTATTATATCCAAATGCGGGTACAAGGTTTCCATTTAGATAAAGGTCATTTACGTTCATATAGAAATTACCTCTATCCGTATAGATATGAGCATATGAACTATTTGCAGGTCCTATTTGTATGTATCCAACGTCTGTAGTAAATCTAACACCCCAATCACCAGCTCCAGATAATGTAGAATTATTTGCAGATGTACCCAATCTAATTGCGTTTAGTACAGAAGTAGATGCAGGGTCTAAGTAATATCCAGTATTATTTTCATCATAGAATGCATATGCGTACATATTGTTAGCAACCAAATTTTCATATGATGTACCCGGATTATTTCTTATTGAAATTCTACCACTTGCTTCCATTGTAATATTGGATGCAACTACACCACTCCAATGGAAACCAATTGATGGTGCGTATGCAATGGCCGAACCATTTGCACCACTAGCACCTGCTTCTCTAATTTGAAAATGTTGTTGATATGATGTTCCAGCGGTTACACTATATACAGGCGATGCTGCATCAAATGCAATTCCATTCATACGAGATGTTCCTGCTGGATTTGTATAATACCCAGTATTATCAGAATCGTAGAATATAGGTGAACGCATGTTCCCAGTTGCAGTCAATTCACCACTTTGGTTACCATAAATTACGTTACTACCACCTGAATTTCTCCAAATCCAGTCTCCAGCAGCTTGGAAATACCAATTATTAGAATGATATTGAATCTTACCACTAAATTCACCATCCCATGTAGATGAATCACTTCTCCAACTACCAACAGTTCTTAACGATGTTGTTGATGTAGGGTCTAAATAATATGATGTATTATTCGAATCATAGAATATAGGTGCTCTAAAACTTGCTGCTGCAGTAGCAACACCACTATCATTTACACTAAACTCAACAGTAGTCCAAGCATTATCTACTACTTCTAAATATCTACCTGCACCACCACCTAATTGTACAGTTAATACACCGGCTGCTCTATCAGATGCTCTACCAATCCAAGCCTCACCAGTATTAGTTTGAGAATTATTAAATGTACCAACTTGAATTCTACCCTGTAAATTAGCAGAAATTCCATTTGCTCCATTAGATGGGTCTATATAATATGATGTATTATCCGAATCGTAGAATGTTGGTGCAGCAATACCGAATTGACCTGAAGTTGGATATACAATACTATCTGCCGTAAAATCGGAAATGTTAGTTGCAGAAGGTGATGTGTTAATATAAACCGCACCAATTGCACTATTTGTATTGGTAGTAATACTTCGTGTAGTTCTAATAAGAGCATCAACTGATGAGTAATATCTAACATCAACATATACAGGAATGTATCTATGGTCACCACTTACAACTACTTCAGAACCAATAGTTACTTGGAAGTGATTTGAACCTATACCATTTGCTTCAACTAATTGAACTGATGCTGCAGAAACATATCCATAAGAAACTATATATCTTTTTCTTAAACCTTTATCGTAGTAATTTTCCGAAAGTTCAACTTCAAATAAACCAACAGAGTTCCAATCATTAAAATCAATACCAATTCGTGCAACTTCAAATCTTCTAGCTTGAGTTGCAGATGCACCTAAGTTATTGATTCCAAAATATTTATAATCACCGATTTGGAAATCATTACCTAAATTTATTGTACCATTTACAGTAAGAGTTCCAGCAATATTTAAGTTATTAAGAACAGATGTACTATTTCCATCAATTCTATATGTTGTATCATCCGAATCATAGAAAATTGGAGAACGCATATCACCTGTTGTTGATATGGTAGTATCCCCACTATGCCACAATCTTCTACCAGTACCCCAAGTTGCAGAATCAAATGCTTGTCTTGAGAACCATAGGTTATCACCATACTTATCTCCAACAATTGCGTAACTTTGTTTAACATCACCACCATTATAAGTTGACATCCATAGAACATCATTCCAACTTCCACCAAATCCAAGGTTTCCGTTACTAAGCATGGCTACCTTTAACTTACCAGCTCCGAATGTAGCTGAGTTAGGTTTTTCAGTTCCCCCAGATGAATAATGTCCTCCTAAAAAAGAACCAGCAATATTTCCAGTAGAAGTATATATTCTATGGTCATAATATGTCCCTTGTTGACCATCTAATAAATCTGCATCTAATCCAGAACCAGCACCATCTGTACTACCTGTCCAAACTTTTTCATTTTCCCAATAAAGAATACCATCAGTACGCATTTCCAAATACTTACCAACAACACCACTAATGTGAAAAGCAATACCAGTGGTTGTAGTGCTATATGATTCAGTCCATAAAGCAGCGGTAGTATAATTGTTGTTTGTTTGTGCTTTTCTAAACTGCCCTCTTACTGATACTATTTCATTTATATTTGAAGTACTAGCTGCATCTAAATAGTATGCGGTATTATCTGAATCATAAAATATTGGTGTTCTCATGCTTTCAGCTGAGAAGAATCTACCATTTGTAAACATTGAGTGTCTTATACTCCAAGAAGTACTATCAACGCCAGATGCAAAATAATGTTGTATATCACCACTACCATCCATATGTCTTAACCACATATTATTGGATATAGTATTTCTAAATGTCATAGATGGATACTGTCCTCTAATATTTATTGCACCATCATTAGGAGTAGTGTTAGCCCAGTTATTTACTAATTGGATATGGCTAAGTACAGAAAGTCCAGCAGGATTTGTATAATATGCAGTATTATCCGTATCATAGAATATAGGTGCCCTCATATCTACTTCAGATGCAATCCTTACATTAGAATACCAACCACCATTTGTTAAATTAAGATAAAAATTATTTTCACCTAAGTAATACGCGTTTGATGCTCTAAAATTAGTACCTCTTATCGTAGAAAAAGTAACATCATCCGTTGTACGAATGTTTTGGTTCATTAAATGAACTTCAGTTGAACCTTGTCCAGTATCTATCGATGTACCACTTATTGTACCATCTGCTATAAAATTACCAGTTCTTAATGTTGGAGTTTTAGTGGATGTTACAGTACCAAATGATGTTGTTTCAAATGATAGAGCCCAATCACCATCCCATTGAGATACAGCGAAGTTTGAATGTCCACCAATAAACTCAGTAACAACTATTTTAGGGTATGACCAAGTTGTTGCTAATTCACCGATGAATATTGTACAATAAGTACCATCATGTGCAAATCTAACAGTATATGCAGGTGCCCCAGCTGCCCCAGCAACACTTGCATTTGTATTAATCCAAGATGTTGATGGTGAATAATTATATCCACCCATTGAGTATTCCCAATAAGTATCTCCACTATAATTGTAAATACGAACTTTTAACTCCATCATAGTGTTTGTCCACGATTGAGGAAGTCGTATCTTTATTGCTCCAGTTACGGATGATGTACTATTATTTAATGTACCTCCATTTGGATATGTTATTTTTAATACACTACCTTGCTCTTGTGCGAAAGCATTAGCATTTATATAATTTAATCGAGATATATCATTATTAATAAAATATGTAGTGCCACCACCTACATAAATTGTATTACCAGTTATATTTGCAAAAGTTACACTATCAGTAGTTCTAACATTTTGGTTCATCAAATGAACTTCGGTTAATCCTTGCCCAGTATTAACTTGAGCTGCTACTAAATTACCAGCTAATGTTAATGAGTTTAAGTTTGAAGTACCGGTGTTTAAATAATAAGTTGTATCGAATAAATACATTGTATCAATTCTATCCAACAATAAGTTACCAGTTTGTGCTGAGTTTGCTGTAAAAACATTACCCCCTACACCCAATACAATTCTCTTAGATGCGTTTATGAATTTTAATCCTGCCCAACTATTATAATCCCAATCATTATTATCAGTAAAACGTAAAGATGATAAGTTTCTCCAAATGGTTTCACCAGTTGAGATACTTGTCATTGTCAATCCATTTGCTGCAAAATAATAATCATTACCTGTTGTTGTAAGATTTAGTCTAGCAAATGTTATAGTATCAGATGTACGAACGTTTTGGTTCATCAAATGAACTTCAGTTAATCCTTGCCCAGTATCTATTTGAGTACCATATAAATTACCAGCAGATTGTAAATCAGAATCAGCGTACCATCTATCAGTTGATTCGTTCCAATAAAATTGTTTTGTTGCTGCGTTTCCTCTCTTAACTTCTATACCAGCATTTTCAGTTGGTGCAGTTGCTGCTCCAATATCTGCATTTAATGTAATGATATTATCACCTACATTAAGAGTTGTTGTATTAATATATGTTGTTGTACCACTTACAGTAAGGTCACCACTAATTGTAGCGTTACCAGTTACTGCTAATGTAGTACCATCGAATCTTAAATTACTTTCAACGGTTGCGTTTGGTGCAGTTCCGTTTAATGTGATTACACCATTATCAGTTGTACCAGTTAATGCTAATACACCAGATGAACCAGATGTTCCACTACTACCAGATGTTCCACTCGTTCCAGAAGTTCCACTCGTTCCAGAAGTTCCACTTGAACCAGACGAACCAGAAGTTCCACTACTTCCAGATGTTCCACTACTTCCACTAGTCCCAGATGAACCACCACTACCAGCAGTACCCCTTGTTCCAGAAGTTCCACTACTTCCACTTGTCCCAGAAGTTCCACTACTTCCACTTGTCCCAGAAGTTCCACTACTTCCAGAAGAACCAGATGTTCCACTCGTTCCAGATGTTCCACTACTTCCAGAAGAACCACTTGAACCACCACTACCAGCAGTACCTCTTGTTCCAGAAGTTCCGCTTGTACCAGATGTTCCAGAAGTTCCGCTTGTGCCAGATGTTCCAGACGAACCACTACTTCCAGATGTACCACCAGTTCCAGCAGTTCCACCTGTACCACTACTTCCTATTAATCCATTTATTCCACTCGTTCCAGATGTTCCAGATGTTCCACTACTTCCAGAAGAACCAGATGTTCCAGAAGAACCACTACTTCCACTTGTCCCAGAAGAACCTGAAGTTCCACTCGTTCCACTTGTACCAGATGAACCACTACTTCCAGATGAACCAGACGTTCCACCCGTACCAGCCGTTGAATTTGTACCTGATGAACCGCTAGTTCCAGAGGTTCCAGAAGAACCACTACTTCCAGAGGTTCCGCTACTACCGCTACTCCCAGACGAACCTGATGTACCACCATCTCCAACAACTCCATCTATACCACTCGTTCCAGAAGTACCACGAGTACCACTTGTTCCAGAAGTTCCCGAGCTTCCACTTGAACCACTACTACCACTTGAACCAGATATTCCAGATGTTCCAGATGTTCCAGAAGAACCAGAAGAACCAGACGAACCAGATATCCCACTAGTCCCAGAAGTTCCTGAAGTTCCCGAAGTTCCTCTTGTTCCAGAAGTACCACTCGTTCCCGATGAACCAGATGAACCAGATGTTCCACTACTTCCACTTGAACCACTACTTCCGCTTGTTGCGGATGTACCACCACTTCCGCTTGTTGCTGATGTTCCAGACGAACCACTTATTCCAGAAGAACCCGATGTTCCAGATGAACCAGAGGTTCCAGAAGAACCAGAGGTACCACGTGTACCACTTGTACCAGATGTTCCACCACTTCCAGATGTTCCGCTTGAACCGAATCCACTTGAACCAGATGAACCTGAAGTTCCACTTGTTCCAGAAGTTCCAGATGTACCGCTACTTCCACTACTTCCACTACTTCCGCTTGTACCAGATGTCCCAGAAGTTCCAGATGAACCACTAGTTCCTCTCGTACCACTACTTCCGCTTGTACCAGATGAACCACCACTACCAGATGTTCCACCACTACCAGATGTTCCACTTGTCCCAGATGTTCCACTACTTCCACTTGAACCACTACTTCCACTTGAACCACTAGCTCCAGAAGAACCACTACTACCACTTGTCCCAGAAGTACCACTTGTCCCAGACGTACCTGAAGTACCTGAAGTACCACTCGTACCTGATGTACCAGCCGTACCAGCCGCAGGTTCCCATATCAATCCAGTCCAACGATATATGTTAGTATCTGAAGTGTTATAATATATTTCACCAACTTTACCAGATACTGGGTTTGATGTATATGATGGTATTTGTATTGTATCTTTAACTCTTAACGAACCAGTAAATTCATGCGTATCCGAAGATTGGTCACCAAATTTATTGGAACCAGATGAAAATATTATTGATGAAGATATGTATGTTGTTTTTAATTCAGTTGCGGTAATTGTACCTGCTACATTTAAACTTTTTAAAGTTGTTGTACCATCTACATTTAAATTACCAGCTATTTGAGCAGAACCACTAACTCCTAAATATTTTTCAGTTACGATTCCTACATTTACTTCTAATCCTTTATTAGGAGAAATGGTTGCGGTTGCTGAACCTGATTTTAATCGATTAATATCACCAATCGATGCCGCTGATATATTTGTTATGTTTGAACCATCTCCAGCTAAGAAAGATGCCGATACCGTTCCAGTAGTTAATAAAGAACCGGTTATATCAGTATTAACATTTATAGAAAGTTTATTATTTGATATTCTAGCTGTCCCATCTCCACTTTGAATTTTAGATTGTGCATCTGCGGTTAATCCTTCAAATGGAATTTTGGTTAAATTTGAACCATCACCACTAAATGAACCAGAGAATGAGCCGGAAAATTGAGAACCAACAAATTTACTACCACTAAAAGCAGAACCAGTATATGATGATGCCAAAACACCATTAGTAACTGATAATTTAGTGTTGATATCTAACGATGCCGTTGATACCGTTAATTGCTGTACTCCGTTTACATCAACCGATAGTAAACTTTGACTGACCTGATTAATACCATTTGGATTCTTACCTGCGTACTTCATTAATCTTTATATTTATGTAATTTCTAATACTGATACTACAACATCAGCTGATGTGTTCACCGATGATGTTACAGTAATAGAGTCATTTGCTTCTAATACTACTTTTTGGTCACCACCTACTAAAATAGTTGATGAACCTTGTGGAATTAATACTCCTTTAATTAAATATTTTGTTACCCCAGCTGAGTTATCAGTTATCTGAACATCAACGTTGATGTTTTGAGCAACAATATTTGCTACACTAACCCCAATTACCGTTGCAACAGCATTGGATGGAGTCGTATAAACACTTAAACCACCCGTTCCGGCTGGTCCTTTAACACTATTTTTAAATGTATTTGCCATATTTTATTTTTTTATCCCAATGCAATCGCAAATGCTATCGCTGAATCCAATACATTTACACCATCCACATTAAATGAACCGCCTTGTAAATCTATCGAACCAGAAACCGCAATAGAGCCACTTGATACCAATACATATTGAGTAGTATTACCTTTATCATACCCTAATCGTAAACTATCTTTTACACTTAGGTTAGTAAATTCAGCAGTTGTTACTTCAATATCTCCCTTAAAGGAACCAGTAAAACTTCCAGTAAATGAACCACTTAGGGTTGCATATGCGGAAGGTGCTTGGTTAATTGAGCCCGAAAAACTTGGTGCATCTATTCTCATTTGCTATTTATTCCATTCTTTATAGGTATAAATATAAACAAATTTCTTTTACTACATTGGTTTAGCCGGCCAGCTTAAATTATATGGATTTTGTTGAGATGTTACATCTCTTAAAGATTGTCTATATGTTTGCCACTCAACTAAAGTAGTACCACTTATAGGTGAGTCTTGAAATTGGGTCCAATCTGATTGTGCTAATAAAGCATCTCTCATAATTCTAATTTCTACCCATTTTTCTTCAAGTTTTACTGAAATTTCTGATTCAGTTGCATCGGTTATATTCCAAACTTGAATATATGATGAATCGGATAGGATTGGAGTACCTTCCTCTATGTTTTTTGTATAATCATCAGTATATTCAGTAGCTTCTACATAATATACATCAAATGATTCTAATACCTCATTAGTTAACACCGCAGGGAAACTTGTATTTGGATTTTCCAATTTAAGTTCACTAATTGTGTAAGGATATCTTATATTTCCGTTTTCTAATTTTAAATACATATCTTTATTATTTCCAATTTACAGGTATTGATGCGTAATTTGTAATTCCAGTACAATTGTTAAATGCGTTTGTACCTAATGGTTCAGGTGACCTAGACCAAAGTGCTTCAACAGTTCCCCAACTAGCTGAACCATTGGTTATGGAACTCATATTAAATATATTCGTAAATACCGTAACATTTGGATTATATGAAAATGTTGGTATATTTGTTAACGCTCTATTATTTCTAAATGTAGATGAAAAGTTAATTACTTGTGTATTATATCTGAATAATTCATTTGGTACACTCACTAATGATGTACATGCGTTAAAAGTTGAGTTAAATGATGTTACTAAAGTACATTCATCAAATAAATTGTTTGGAACTGATGTTATTCTTGTAAATGAAAATGTATCTATAAAATCCAATACTATTGGAGAATAACTAAATAAATCAGATGGGATTGATGTTATACCAGTACCCCTAAATGTATTGTTAAATTGAGTTATTCTACTTAAACCAATTGCACCACCAGGTATTGATGTTATATTTGTACATCCATAAAAGTTAATACTTCTTAATCCAACATTTCCCCAATCAAGTATCGCAGTATATAATACTCTATATGTACTATTATCAACCCTAAATCCAGGTAGTGAACCAATTACAGATACCGTATATGTACCAGCGGTTGCATATGTATGAAATCTATTAATATCAGTTACACTTTCTATAATAGGTGATGAATTACCATCACCCCATCCTACTTGAACTTTTGGTTGAGTACCACCAACAGTTACTAAAGGTAATTCAAATAATTGCCCAGCACCAACTGTTAGTTGGAATTGAAATGGTAGTACCTCACTACCACCGGCTGCTGTTACTAATCTTCTTGCTATACTCATAACTTTCTTAACTTAAATTTGCTGCGGATAAGAATCCATAATATGTTGTTCCACCATCATAAGTATAGAATACTAAAATATCAGTTCCATTTGCAGTTAACGCAGGTGCTATACCACCAGCCCAATCTACTGATGCCGGCCATGTTGTTGTAAAGTTACCACCATTCACATAAACCAACGTAAATCCAAATCCCTGAGGAGATGATGGTGGGTTTGAGAATGTGTAAGTAACATTTGCATTAGCCGTATATCTAAAATTATTTGCAGTTGTTAAATTAATTGTTACACTTCCACCCGTACCTAAATTAGAAAATAATTCTCTAAAGTTAGGTGTATAAACTGATGTATTTGCAGTTACATTATTTCCAGTTATATTACCTGATATAGTTGCGTTACCCGTTACATCTAATAAAGTACCATCATAAGTAAGTCCACTTTCAGCTGTAATATTGGGTGATGACCCATTTAGTGTAAGAACTCCGTTATTAGTAGTTCCAGTAATTGTAGCCGATATCCCAGATGAACCAGATGTACCAGATGAACCACCATCACCAGTAATACCAGATGTACCACTTAAACCACTTGAACCACTTGAACCAGCCATTCCAGATGTTCCAGATGAACCACTACTTCCAAATAAAGTTCCATCTAAACCAGATGTACCTGCGGTTCCAGATGAACCATTTGTACCCAATCCAGATGAACCCGATGTACCAGATGTACCGGATGAACCAAATAAAGTTCCATCCTGCCCAGATGTTCCAGAAGTACCATTAGTACCTAATCCAGATGTACCATTAGTACCTAATCCAGATGTACCAGAAGTACCACTACTTCCGAATAAAGTTCCATCTTGTCCACTTGTTCCAGATGAACCATTTGTTCCAATGCCAGATGTTCCATTACTTCCACTTACTCCGCTTGTTCCAGAAGAACCACTACTTCCAAATAAAGTTCCATCTTGTCCACTTGTCCCAGATGTTCCAGCAGTACCCGTTATACCAGATGTACCATCAGTACCAATACCAGATGTTCCCGATGTTCCAGAAGAACCAAATAAAGTTCCATCCTGTCCAGATGTTCCCGAAGTACCAGCGGTGCCCGTTATACCAGAAGTACCAGATGAGCCACTTTCACCACTTGTACCAGAAGTACCTGATGAACCAAATAATGTTCCATCTTGTCCAGAAGTACCTGATGTTCCATTCGTACCAACTCCAGATGTTCCAGAAGAACCACTTTCACCTGATGTTCCGCTTGTACCAGACGAACCAAATAAAGTTCCATCTTGTCCAGAAGTACCCGATGTTCCATTAGTTCCAACACCAGATGTTCCAGACGAACCACTTTCACCTGATGTACCAGATGTTCCAGATGAACCGAATAAAGTTCCATCTTGCCCAGAAGTACCTGATGTTCCATTTGTACCTAACCCAGAAGTACCAGATGAACCACTTTCACCTGATGTTCCAGATGTACCAGATGAACCGAATAACGTACCATCCTGTCCACTTGTTCCAGAAGTACCATTTGTACCTAACCCAGATGTTCCTGATGAACCACTTTCACCACTTGTACCAGATGTTCCAGACGAACCGAATAAAGTTCCATCTTGTCCAGAAGTACCTGATGTTCCATTTGTCCCAATACCACTTGTACCAGATGAACCACTTTCACCACTTGTCCCAGATGTTCCACTACTTCCAAATAAAGTTCCATCTTGTCCACTAGTCCCAGAGGTTCCGTTTGTACCTAAACCAGAAGTACCTGATGAACCACTTTGACCACTTGTTCCAGATGTTCCACTACTTCCAAATAAAGTTCCATCTTGTCCGCTTGTTCCAGAGGTTCCGTTTGTACCTAAACCAGAAGTACCTGATGAACCACTTTGACCTGATGTACCAGATGTACCACTACTTCCAAATAAAGTTCCATCTTGTCCGCTTGTTCCAGACGTACCAGCAGTTCCACTACTTCCGCTTGTTCCAGATGAACCAGATGTACCAGATGTACCAGCAGTTCCATTACTTCCAAAGAATGTTCCATCTTGTCCGCTTGTTCCAGAAGTTCCAGATGTACCACTTGAACCGGATGTACCATTAGTACCAACACCAGATGTTCCAGAGGTTCCAGATGAACCAAAGAATGTTCCATCTTGTCCGCTTGTTCCAGAAGTTCCAGATGTACCGCTTGAACCACTCAAACCACTTGTTCCACTACTTCCACTTGTACCAGAAGTACCCGATGAACCAGAAGAACCGAAGAATGTTCCATCAACTCCACTTGTTCCAGAAGTTCCACTACTTCCCGATGTTCCAGTTGAACCAGAAGAACCCGAAGTACCACTACTTCCAAATAAAGTTCCATCTAAACCAGATGTACCTGCGGTTCCAGATGTTCCAGATGTACCACTTGAACCAGATGTACCACTACTTCCACTACTTCCACTTGTCCCAGAAGTTCCACTAATTCCCGATGAACCAGACGTACCATTAGTACCAGATGAACCAGATGAACCACTTGTACCAGACGAACCTGAAGTTCCATTTAAACCTGAAGTTCCAGATGTACCATTTGAACCAGATAAACCACTTGTTCCAGATGTACCATATGAACCAGATGTACCATCCGTTCCAGTTGAACCAGAAGTTCCACTACTTCCACTCGTTCCATCAACTCCACTTGTTCCAGATGAACCAGATGAACCAGATGTACCATCCGTTCCCGTTGAACCACTTGAACCAGAAGTTCCACTACTTCCACTCGTTCCATTCGAACCACTTGTCCCACTTGTCCCAGAAGAACCAGAAGTACCAGAAGTTCCACTACTACCAGTTGAACCAGAAGAACCAGAAGTACCACTACTTCCTGATGTACCATTCGAACCACTCGTACCACTTGTTCCAGAAGAACCACTTGTCCCATCCGTTCCCGTTGAACCACTTGTTCCAGATGTTCCACTACTTCCGCTTGTTCCATTTGAACCACTCGTACCACTTGTCCCAGAAGAACCACTACTTCCCGATGTACCATCAGTACCGGTTGAACCAGATGAACCAGAAGTACCACTACTTCCACTCGTTCCGTTTGTACCAGAGGTTCCAGATGTTGCACTTGTTCCAGATGTACCTGATGTTCCACTCGTTCCCGATGTTCCAGAAGAACCAGATGTTCCAGATGAACCATTCTCACCACTAGTTCCAGAAGTTCCAGAAGTTCCCGATGTACCACTTGTCCCAGATGTACCAGAAGTGCCAGAAGTTCCCGATGTACCAGATGTACCCGATGTTCCATCTAATCCGCTTGTTCCACTTGAACCAGAAGTACCATCAACTCCACTTGTCCCGCTTGAACCAGAAGTTCCAGATGAACCACTTTCACCGCTCGTACCACTCGTACCAGAAGAACCACTACTTCCACTCGTTCCACTCGTTCCAGACGAACCAGATGAACCAGATGAACCAGAAGAACCCGATGTCCCACTACTTCCACTACTTCCTGATGAACCCGATGTTCCACTACTTCCACTACTTCCACTTGAACCACTACTACCACTTGAACCAGAAGTTCCACTACTACCACTCGTTCCAGAGGTACCAGAAGTACCACTACTTCCACTTGTTCCAGAAGAACCAGAGGTTCCACTTGTCCCAGAAGAACCTGAAGTTCCACTCGTACCAGATGTTCCACTACTACCAGAAGTACCAGATGTACCAGAAGTTCCGTTTTTATCAACAATTTCAATAATTCCAATCATTGATGAATGAACTGCACATTGATAAACAATATTGTTTGGTGCATCTTCAGGTACTCTATATGCTATTAAATCAGTTGTTCCAGCTAATCCATTTAATGGGTCATTATTTATTGTACCATCTACAACTGAAGTATTACCGCTTGATAATCTTAATGCAAATGGGTGTGATGCTGAAACTCCACTTACATCAAAGTAAAATAATTCACCTCTTACTAATGTTAAGGTTGGGAATGTAGCATCATCATATCCATCAAATGCATAATTGAATCCATCATTAATTACTTCGAAAAGTCTACCACCTTCTCTACCAGATGTTCCAGAAGAACCAGAAGTGCCCGATGTTCCCGAAGAACCAGATGTACCAGTAGTACCACTTGAACCAGACGTTCCACTCGTACCACTACTTCCACTTGAACCACTTGTTCCAGATGAACCTGATGAACCAGAGGTTCCAGACGAACCTGATGTTCCTGAAGAACCACTACTTCCACTACTTCCACTCGTTCCGCTTGTTCCAGATGAACCAGACGAACCTGATGAACCAGAGGTTCCACTACTTCCACTACTTCCGCTTGAACCACTACTTCCGCTTGAACCAGATGTTCCAGATGAACCACTACTACCACTTGAACCACTTGAACCAGATGTTCCAGAAGAACCACTTGAACCAGATGTTCCAGAAGAACCACTACTTCCAGAAGAACCAGATGTTCCACTACTTCCAGATGTTGCTGAAGTACCAGACGTTCCAGATGTTCCACTTGTCCCACTTGTTCCAGATGAACCACTACTTCCACTACTTCCAGAAGTACCAGACGTTCCAGATGTTCCAGATGTTGCTGAAGTACCAGACGTTCCAGATGTTCCACTTGTTCCACTTGTCCCAGATGAACCAGACGTACCATTTGTTCCAGATGTACCTGATGTTCCAGATGTACCTGATGTTCCACTCGTACCAGAAGTTCCACTACTTCCACTCGTTCCACTCGTTCCGCTTGTTCCAGATGTACCACCAGTTCCAGATGTACCACCAGTTCCAGATGTACCATCTACTCCACTCGTACCAACAGCTGCATCGATTGATTGTTGTTCTAATCTTCCAGTTGTTGGGTTATAGGTAACCACTAAATTTGTTGAACCTAATGGTAAATTTTGTATGAATGTACTACCAGTTACAATTAAACTACCCGATACATTTAAACTTCCCGTTAGTGCAGCATAACCTTCAAATGGGAAACCAGTACCACTTCCACCACCAACTGCGTTTAATGCGTATTCGGCTATTGATGCAAATGATGATGAGAACACATACATTGATGCGGTTTGAGATGATAGTAAATCACCATCACCAGTACCACCGCCACCTAAGATAGTTACTAATATACCATCAGAACCAGAATCAATTACACTTACACCAGAACCAGTAAAGTTAATTTTTCCAGTTTCAGTTTGTACTAACGAACTTGTATAGTAAATGAATAAATCAGTTCCACCACTACCAGCTTCACCAGCATTTAATGCGTAAGATGCAGTAAGAGCGAAAGATGAACTCAACACCGTCATAGATGATGTTTGTTCGTTTCTTACAAAGTTTTGTAAATCGTTTAATAATGCAAGAGATGCCGAATCAATACCAGCTACATTTAATGCAGTATCAGCAGTTTCTGCTGAAATTGCTCTAGACGCTGATGGTACAATTCCAATTACGTTGTTACCACTAATTGCTCCACTTATTTTTGAACCACCACTACCAACTACTACAACTCCAGAAGTTAAACCACTAAATACTACTCTAACTCTATCACTGTCCAATGGTATGATAGCTTGAGGTATAATCATTCCATTTGTACCAGCTTCATAAACTTGTACGATTGGATAATCAACATCAAAGTTGTGTACAACCGTTACTTCAGTTACATTTGTAAATGGTTCTGCGGTTGTTGGTGTACTCTCAGGTACAGGTACATATTTAGAACGGGCCGCATCATAGATAAGAATATCTCTATCTTCAGCATCACCCTCTCCATAGTATCCACCATAGAATGAACCGGTAATTTGTCCACCATAAATTACAGGTGCGTATATATTTTTTTCAACACTTAAGTTTCCACTAACTGATGCGGATGCGTTAACAACTAATCCAAAGTTTGGTGAAAGTACCGTTGTAAATGAACCACTTTGTAAAAGTGAAGTTTCAAATGATAAGTTAGCTATATTGATGTTAGTCAATCCACTACCATCTCCAACAAATGATGAACCAGAAGATAAAATAACACTTCCACCAGTTACAAATAATCCACCACTTACACTAAGTGAACCAGATATAGATGTTTTTGTACCAACCTCAAATCCTTTATCAGGTGAAATTACCGCCTGAGTTGAACCAGATATAATTCTATCTAATTGAAGGTCTTGTAATGCGTTTGCAGGAATGTTAAATAATCCACTACCATCTCCATCAAATCGAGATGCTGTTATTGGAACGTTTACATCTAATTTTAATGGGTCAATAATTGCTATACCAGAGCCAGAGTTAATTTTTACTAATTGTAAATCTTCAAGTGCTTCTAATGGAATATTGAATAACCCACTACCATCACCACTAAATAAAGATGCCGATATTGAACCACTAATATCAACTGAACCCGTAAACTCAGAACCACTTCGTGCGGATTCTACTTTAAATCCAAAATTAGGTGAAACTGAAGCCGTTACTGAACCAGATGAAATTCTTGGAGATGCTGCAGCGGTTACGTTTGTGATAAAAGTACCATCACCAAATATAAATTTGTTTACATATATTGATTCAGATACATAAACTGAACCACTAAATTCGGATTTAATTGCTCTTAATGTAGTACCATCTAAAACTCTAAAGTGGCCATCAGTAGATACCGAAGCAGTAACGGAACCAGTGTAAATTCTAGAAGTATCAATTGCCAAATTAGCAATATCAATATTTGTCAATCCACTACCATCTCCAGTATAAATACCATCAATAGTTATTGAACCAGATACATCAATTGAACCAGTAAATTTAGAACCACTATCCAAAGATTCAACTTTGAATCCTTCAGTTGGTGTTACGGATGCCGTAACTGAACCACTCACTAAACGATATACATCAAATGATAAGTTAGCAAGTGAAATATTAGTTAATCCACCACCATCTCCAAAGAATGAACCAGAGAATGAACCAGATAATTCATTTGCTTTTACAATACTTGAACTTATAGTTTGGGTTACATATAAACTTCCACTTACATCAACTGAACCAGTAAATTCAGAACCACTTTCAGCTGATACTACTACAAATCCAAAATCAGGTGTTACTGATGCGGTTACACTACCACTTTTAATTTCAGTTGAAATAAGTGCTTCAATTGCTTCAGTAGAAAGTGCGGTTAGTGGGATATTAAATAAGTTTTCACCACTACCACTAAATGATGAACCACTAACAACCTCAATATTACCACTTACAAAAAGTGAACCACTAAATGTAGAACCACTTTCGATTGAAGTTACAACAAATCCGTTATCAGGTGTTACTGATGCGGTAACTGAACCACTTGCGATTAAGTTTGATAAAAGTGCATCAGGCGTTAATGCTGCTCTTGGTATATCGAACAATCTAGCACCACTACCACTAAACGATGAACCACTACTTAATTCTACTCCACCACTTACAAATAATGAACCTGTAAATTGTGAACCACTATCAATTGATTCTACTTTAAATCCAAACTCATTCGAAACTGATGCCGTTACACTACCACTAGCCAATATTCCACTTTGGATTGCCAATAGTGAATTAATTGCATCTTGTGCATCAGGTGAAAATGCTGATATTGGGATATTGAATAAATCAGCTCCACTACCACTAAATGTTGAACCACTATTTATAGAAACACCACCACTTACAAAAAGTGAACCACTAAATGTAGAACCACTTTCGATTGAAGTTACAACAAATCCGTTATTAGGGTTAACCGATGCCGTTACACTTCCACTAGCAATTAATGTTGCTGCTTCAGTAAGTGCTGATTGTGGGATATTAAATAATCCACTACCATCACCAGTGATTACACCATCAACAGTCAAAGAACCAGTTATTTTAACCGAACCAGTCATTTGTTGTATATCTGTCAATGAATCACCAAATATATTTGAACCAGAAGAATAAATTACTTCCGAATTTATAAACGTTACATTTATTTCTGTTGCGTTGATTGCCCCAGCTACATTTAAATCACCATCAATAGATGCGGATGTATTAACAACTAATCCTAAATTTGGTGAAATAGATGCAGTAGCAGAACCACTAGCAATTCTATTTGAATCTCCAGTTAAATTAGAAAAAGGAATATCGAATAAATTTCTACCACTACCACTAAATGAACCAGTTACTAATTCTATATTACCAAAGAATTTTGAACCACTTTCAATTGATGTTACAACAAATCCAGTATTTGGTGCTACTGATGCGGTAACTGAACCAGATGTAATAGTTGTACTAATAAGTGCATCAGGTGTTAGTGCTGTTCTTGGTATGTTAAATAATTTTGCACCACTACCAGAGAAAGAACCAGTTACCAATTGAACATCACCAAAGAAAGTTGAACCACTTACAACTGATGTTACAATAAATCCATTTTGAGGGTGAGTTGATGCGGTAACCGAACCACTAAATATTTTAGAAGTATCTAAATCAGAAATTGCTGATTTTGGTATATCAAATAATCTTGCACCACTACCAGAGAAAGAACCAGTTGCTAATTGAATATCACCAAAGAAAGTTGAACCACTTTGATATGATATAACAACAAACCCAGTATTTGGTGCTACCGATGCAGTTACACTTCCACTTACAATGAATGATGAAAGTAACGCATCTTCAGTTAATGCTGAACGGGGGATATTTGTTAACCCCTCACCACTACCACTAAAGTATCCACTACCAGATAGAATTTTTACTTGCCCTAATACTTTAACAGAACCAGTAAATTGTGAACCACTATCCAATGATTCTACTTTGAATCCAAAATTAGGAGATACTGATGCAGTAACAGACCCACTTTGGATACGAGTTGATGCAATTACCTCTTCAGCAAATGCAGATAAAGGAATATTAGTTAATCCAGCTCCACTACCACTAAAGAATGAACCAATATTAGCTTGTATGTTTCCATTTGCTATGATATCATCATTAGATACAATACCATTATTTGCTATTATATTACCATAGAAAGTTGAACCACTTTTGAAAGAATCAACTACAAAACCATTCTCATTTGAAACAGATGCAGTTATTTCACCATCTTGGATAATAGATATTTGAATATTAGTAATTTGAGAACCATCTCCTGCAAAATTACCTCTAAATTCAGATGCAGTTACAAATGTATTAACTCTAACAGAACCAGTAAATTGTGAACCATATGCCTGAGATGTAACTATAAATCCATTAGAATCATCAACTGAGGCAGTTACATTACCATCGGTAATTACAGGTATAGTTATATTTGTTAATCCACTACCATCACCTCTAAATAAAGATGCTGATACCGAACCAGATACATCTATTGAACCAGTAAATTCCGAACCACTTTGAGCCGAATTTACTACAAATCCAATATTAGGAGATACCGATGCCGTTACTGAACCTGATTTTATTTCAGTTGAAATAAGTGCATCTTCAGTTAATGCCGAACGAGGTATGTTTAATAACCCCTGCCCACTACCACTAAAGAATGAACCAGTTAATGCTTGAATAATACCACCACCACTTACAAATAATGAACCACTTACATTTACAGACCCAGTAACATAAACTGAACCTTTAAATGTAGAACCACTTAATGGTGATGTTACTACAAATCCATTTATATTATCAACAGATGCAGTTACTTGCCCATCTGCTATGAAATTTCTATTAATTACCTCTTCAGATAATGCTGATAATGGAATATTAAATAATCCCTCACCACTACCAGAGTAAAATGAACCAGATTTAAGAGTTACACTACCACTTACATCAATTGAACCAGTAAATTCAGAACCAAATTGTGCAGATTCTACTTTAAATCCAAAATTACTTCCAACAGAAGCCGTTACTGAACCGGTTGCTATCCTAGTAGCTTGAGCTACTTGTTCAGCTAATGCAGATAATGGAATATTAAATAAACCAGCACCACTACCACTAAACATTGATGCAGTTACAGTTCCCCTTACATTAAGGTTATCTCTAAGTCTAACCGAACCTGTAAATTCCGAACCACTTGCAACTGAAATTACTTGAAATCCATTTTGTGGAGTTACCGATGCGGTAACTGAACCACTTGCTATTATATTTGATAATTGTGCATCCGGTGTTAATGCTGCTCTTGGTATATTGAATAAACCAGCACCACTACCAGTAAACATCGATGCGGTTACATTACCAGCTACTATAAGATTATCTCTAAATCTAACTGAACCACTAAATTGTGAACCACTTTGGATTGAAGTTACTACAAATCCAGCTTTAGGGTCAACGGATGCCGTTACACTTCCACTTGTTATTAAATTTGATAATAATGCATCCGGTGTTAATGCTGCCCTAGGAATATCAAATAAACCAGCACCACTACCACTAAACATTGATGCGGATACGTTTCCACTAACATCAACTGAACCTGTAAACTCAGAACCACTTTGTTGTGATTCAACTCTGAATCCAAAGTTTGGAGAAACAGACGCTGTTACTGAACCCGATGATATAAATGTACTCAATAATGCATCAGGTGTTAATGCTGCTCTCGGAATATTAAATAAACCAGCACCACTACCACTAAAAATTGAACCACTATTTATAGAAATACCACCACTTACAAATAATGAACCTGTAAATTGTGAACCGCTTTCGATTGAAGTTACAACAAATCCAGACTTAGGGTCAACCGATGCGGTTACACTTCCACTACTAATTAATGGTGATACAAGTGCATCAGGCGTTAAAGCTGCTCTCGGAATATTAAATAAACCAGCACCACTACCACTAAACATTGATGCAGTTACATTACCATCTACATATACCGATGAGCTAAACTCTGCTCTATTGGTACCCTCTAATCTAAATCCATAATTTGGATTAACCGATGCCGTTACACTTCCACTACCAATTAATGGAGAAACCAATGCATCCGGTGTTAATGCTGCCCTTGGAATATCGAATAAACCAGCACCACTACCAGTAAACATCGATGCGGTTACATTACCAGCTACAAATAGTGAAGAACTAAATTCTGCTCTATTGGTACCTTCTAATCGAAACCCATAATTTGGATTAACCGATGCGGTGACCGAACCTGATGTAATAAATGCCGACAGAAGAGCGTCAGGCGTTAAAGCTGCCCTCGGAATATCAAATAAGTTAGCACCACTACCACTAAATGATGAACCACTAACAATTTCTATGTTTCCACTCACAAAAAGTGAAGAACTGAACTCTGCTCTTGTAGTTCCTTCTAATCTAAACCCATAAGATTCATTAACGGATGCCGTAACAGCCCCATCAACGATTCTTGGTGATTCTGCTGCCGCAGGAAGGTTAAATAACTTACTACCATCACCCTCAAAGAAGGATGCTGAAGCTGTATTTGATATGTAAACGTTATTACTGAATCTACCCTCACCATTTACATCAAATGAACCTGTAACTGATACAGAACCAGTGAATTCTTGTAAATCTACTAATGAATTTCCAAATCGGTTTGACCCAGATGAAAAAATAATTGAAGATGATATGATTTGAACCAATATTTCTCTTGCAACTATCCTATTATTAACATATAAGTCACCAGTAACCCTAACATCACCATTTATATCCATATCACCATCAAAAGATGATGATACATTTACTAAAAATCCGGTTTGTGGTGAAATTGATGCCGATGCTGAACCAGAAATTAATCTAGAAGCATCTTTTACTAAGGGTAAATTGGTTAATCGTGAACCATCTCCTTGAAATGAACCACTAAATGAACCACTATACTCAGGAAATTGTAATTTTGTTACAAATAAACGATTACCAAACTCATCAGATGCTAATAAAGCAACTGAACCGCTCGATAAACTACCACTAATAGGTACCCCTAAATTAGGTTCTGCTTCATTCAGTTGAAGAAACTCATATCTATCTTCAGAAACATTCTGAGGAAGCGTTACTTTTACCTTACCACTTAATAATTGACTCATTTATGTTTTTTCAACTTAATTATTACTCATTTGCACTTTCAAGAAGTGATAAAACTATTTTCAAATCGGTAGAACCTGAGAATAGTAATCCAAACTCTTGCTCTAATACTAATTTACCAGCCACTACGGGTGAAAATGAATCACTTTTTGGGATAGGATAGTTCCTTACTAACTCTACCGCCTCTTGCGTTTCTCTCACCGGGTCATAAATAGTATCCGATATAACAGTAAATAGTTGAGAAATAATTTCTTGTGACCCAGTTTCTGCAATTAAACCATAATTGAATGATTGGGTGAAAATTGTTTGATAAATTCTATCCACATTAACCGAACCAGTGATGGATTGGTTAATTAAAATTTGTTTTACTAATGTATCTGTATAATTAATTGCTTCGTAAGATGCCGTTACCTGTCCAGTTGGAACTAACGTTTCACCATTTTTATTATAAAATGATAAAGCTGCTTTATTTGTTCGGATAGTACCCCCATTTTGAATATCATAAACTACCGCATTTACTGCAGTATCCACATATGCTTCATATCTAGATTGTGAAAATCCAAATGGAACTTCTGCTAAGTTATTATTGAAGTTAGTATAAGCTGCTACTTCTTTTTTCAAAAATGTTAAATTTTGTTCTAAAAGCGCTGATGCGCTATACATACTTCCGGTGTTGATAATTCCAGCAACTTGTGGTACTGGTATTTCTCTATTCGAAGCTAATTTAATTGTTACTTCTTCAGTTTGATTACCATTATTGGTAACTTGAGTCGATAGTATAATAGTAGATACACCACTCGGAGTGGTGTATACTTGGTCTTCTTCACCGGTTAGTGTCGTTACTACCGATTTGAATGCGTTAAGTGGTACAAATACGTCTGCCATAATTTTATTTTTATCCTTCTAATGCTAATGAGAATGGTGTTACTAATGAGAACAATGAACGAGAGAATGTTCTACCTTGCAATGTTCCGGTTGCTTGATTAATTATAAGCCCCGTACCAATTTTAAAGTCACCAAGCTCGTTACCAGATGTAAAGTAAACTCTACCTCCAGCCAATTCGGTAATTTCTTTCGTTGGGTCAGCAACTCCAGCTCCACCCTGGTTAAAAGGTAATGCCTTATAAGTTACTCCAGCTCCAGAATAAGAAAAGTCATGTCCAGTAGTAATTATCAAAGAACCAAATTCTTCAACAGGAGCATTTCTCACTATTCTTTGGAATTGTGTTCTTAAATATCTATTAGTTTCAGCTGTTTCTTTCTTTTGTTCGTTTACAACTACTGCTGCTGAACCATATACCCCAGTATAATATGATGATGCTGCTCTAACACTTCTTAGATTTCCACCATATAATAAATCCGTTGCTATTGCATCTACAATAAATCCAGTATCTCTATAACACTTTTCTTCATTATAAACAAAGTTAGGAAATGCTCCAGCGGTATATGATATTGCGATTGATTGTAATGTTTTTTTACTTCCCCTTAATAAATCAACCGATAATTTTGTTTGGAATGATGGTCTTACTAATTGTTCTTTCAAAATTACCTTTTCAGCCATTCCCTTAGCAAAATCAATACCATCAATTGTTTGTGGTTTTTGTTTAGTTGTTGCTTCCGATGGAATATAGTAATAAAACGTTCCAGCCTTAATACTTCTTTCATTTCCACCATAAACTAAATCCGTTCTAGCTGCATCTATAATATACCCAATATCACGAGAACAACTTGCTTCATTATAATAAAATTCACTCCAAGATGATGAAAGATATTGAATTACTTCAGTTTGGATGAATCTTTTATTTCCAATTAATAAATCAGCACCTACTAATACTGAAGCCGATGGTTGTACAAATTCTACATTTTGAATTACTTTTTGTGATAATCCACTTGCGTATATTATACCATCAACAGTTGGGTCCAATTGAGAAGTTGTTGAAGGAACTCCATTTTGAGTAGCCGCAGATGGGAATAGATAATAGAATGAACCAGCGGTTACACTTCTCTCATTTCCACCATAATAAAGGTCAGTTGCAGCTGCATCAATTAAATAACCAACATCTCTCTTACACTTATCTTCATTATAATAAACACCACTCCAAGAAGATGATACATAAGCGATTACCTCATTTTGGATAAACTCCTTATTATCTCTTAATAAATGCCAAGATGCAGATACTTCGTTTGAAGCAGTTACGAATTGAATATTTTGTGCTATTTTATTACTTAAACTAGCTGCGTATTTGATTCCATCTAATGTTTGATATAGTTGTGAACCAGTTGCCGCTGATGGGTATTCAAAATAGTATTTAGCATTTACTACTGATGCTGATACTGAACCAAATAGTAAATCTTCAATTGCCCCACTTACAATTAATCCCACATCTCTACTACAACTAGCTTCATTGTATGCGAATCCACTCCAAGAAGAACTAATATATGCAATTACCTCATTTTGGATAAATGGTATATTTGATTTTATTAATGAATATGCTTGTAAAGTTCCAGAATCTATTAACGATGCAGTATATTGAGAAATGGCTGGGAGTGAACCCGTTCCATTTGTTATAGTATTCATTACTAATCCAAATGATGAACTTAATGCGTTTAATACATTAATATTAGATGTACCTGCTCCACTTATTTGATTACTATTAGTAAATTTAATATTATTATTAGTATTTGAAGTTACAGTTGGTACTTGTAATATATTATTTTGAATTAATTTGTTTATAATTGTTTTAACATATGATATTGCTTCAGTAGTTTCATTTAACTGAATAGTTGTAGCTTCAGATGGATATCTATAATAGTAATCAGCTGCTACAATACTTCTTTCGTTACCACCCCATAGTAAATCGGTTGCTATTGCATCTACAATGTAACCAACATCTCTTCTACACTTAGTTCTATTGTAAGTAAAGTATGGATATACTGAATCTATATAATAAATTACGTTTGTTTGTATTAATCCTTTATTATCTAATATTACATCATAATTTGCAATAGTTTCAGCACTTGCGGTTACTAATAAAGTATTTCTAACTATTTTATCAGCCAAACCAAATGCATGATTTACACCGGTGATTGTTTGGTCGGATTGAACCGAAGTAGCTTGTGATGGATATAAGTAATAAAACTCACCAGCAGTTACACTTCTTTCATTTCCACCATATAATACATCGGTTGCTACTGCATCTACAATATATCCTACATCTCTCTTACATTTAGATTCAATATATTCAAATCCACTCCAAGAAGAACTCATAAATGAAATTACTTCGTTTTGGATTAATAATTTGTTATCTAATAATAAGTCATATGTAGTTTGTCTTTCTAATGAAGCAGTTACTAATGTTATATTATTAATTATTTTGTTAGTCAATCTTTGTGCGTATGTTACACCATCAACCGTTGGGTATAATTGAGCATCAACGCTTGGGGATGAACTTCCACTAACAGTTGCTGCTGATGGGAATAGGTAATAGAATGTTCCAGCGGTAATACTTCTTTCATTTCCACCATAGTAGAAATCAGTTGCTACTGCATCTAAGATATATCCAACATCTCTACTACAACTTGCTTCGTTATATTGAAAATTACTCCAAGATGAAGAAATATATGAAATTACTTCATTTTGAATTAATGGTTTGTTATCGATTATTAAATTTGTTACACCAATGGTTTGTAATGAAGCAGTTACAAAGATATTATTTTGTAATAACTGATTTACCATTCCTTTAGCGTAATTAATACCACTTAAAGTTGAATCTAATTGATTATTTTCAGATGGAACACCACCATTTGTTGCTCTTGATGGGAATAGATAATAGAATTCACCAGCTACTGAACTACGTTCATTTCCACCATATAAGGTATCAGTTGCTACTGCATCTAAAATATATCCAATATCACGAGAACAACTTATATCATTGTATAATACACCACTCCAAGAAGATGATACATAAGAAACAACTTCCGATTGAATTAATGATTTATTTTCAACGATTAAATCATATGCGTTTGTTCTACTATCAGGTGCTAATGCAAATTGATTATTTACAACAATATTTTGAACTAATCGTCTAGCATAATTAATACCATCCAATGTTGGGTATAATTGTGCTGCGGTTGTTGGAGATACACTACCACTAACAGTTGCAGATGATGGATATTTGTAATAGAATTCACCAGCGGTGTTACTTCTTTCATTTCCACCATATAATAAATCCGTAGAAACTGCATCAATTATATGTCCGATATCTCTTCTACATAATGATTCGTTATAATCGAATGTACTCCAAGAAGATGATAAGTAAGCGATAGTTTCACTCTTAACAAATTCTCTATTTTTTCTAATCAAATTATAAGATGCCGAAACCTCCATTGATGCGGTTTCAAAAATTATATTTTGAATTAATTTTTGTGTTAATTTACTTGCGTACTCAATACCATCTAATGTTTGGTTTATTTGAGTAGTTTCTGCTGCCGATGGGTATTCTAAATAATACTTACCATTCACAATTGATGATGAAATAGTATTATATAATAAATCCTCAGCTGCTCCACTTACAATCAATCCAATATCTCTACTACAACTTGCTTCATTATATGAAGCCGTACTCCAAGAAGAAGATAAGTAAGATAAAGTTTCTATTTGAATAAATGGAATATTTTGCTTAATAATTTGATAAGCTGCTAATGTAGATGGTTGGGTTGAGGCCGCTCCATATAAACTAGCCGTAATATACGAACCACTGCCATTTGTAATGATTGTAGAAACGATTGATATCGAATTGGATACAAAGGTTACATCTTCTAAACTAGCGCTTAAAGAGGCTGTAAATTGCTCTGTGCTACTAAACTTAGTTAATCCATTTATATTACTAATTTCAACCGGAATTGAACCAGTACCATTTTTAATAATATTAATTATATTAGCAAAAGATGAACTTACGTTGTTAACCTGAGTTATACTTCCAGATTGTAATCCAATTATTTGAGGTACCGAAGTTACTTTAATTAAATCGTTAGTATTTTCAATTAATGCTGGAACTGAGCCCGTACCATTTGTTACTATATTAGTTACAATATTAAATGATGAACTTATAGTATTTCTTAATGCCGATGATACCGCAAATGATGATGTATATTGTGATAGTTCACGTTTCTTAATTAATCCACTTACATTTGTAATTGTAGTTGGTAAATTACTCACACCATTAAATAAAATATCAATTGTAGTTGCGAATGATGAACTTACTGATAATGATTCTGATATAGAAGCAGTATATATTGATTGAATTTGTGGTATGTTAGTAACTTTAATATTATTAATAGTATTTGCTACAACCTCAAAATCACCCAATGATGGTATTTCAATATATCTTTGCGTATCTGAAATTGGTAACTCATCAACAATATTAATAATTCCACTTGCTTCAATATCTTTACCATTTACATAGTATAAAGTATCAGGTGCATCGAATGGTACAATAAATGTTAAAGTTCCAAAGGTAACACCATTATTAGTTACACCTTTTGTATATTGATTTCTAAGACCTGGTTTTATATCAGTTTTAATATAAAATGGTCTAAAATCTAATTCAGTTGCATTTACAATATTTAGTGAATTTACAGAGAATGTATAAAGTTCACCTCTCTTTAATGTTAAAGTAGGGTCTATACTACCATCTTCGATAGATGCAGTTAATACGTTATCAAATTTATTTAATTGATTTTCATTAAATAAATAATTTGCAGATTCAAATGCAATTACTTCATAATAAGTTGAGTATTCAGATGAACCACTTAAACTCAAACTTCCACTAATACCATATTTGATAATATCAGTTACAATTGAAAATGATGATGATACTTTTTGTATTTCAGTAGCACTAGCAGATATAGATGATGTGATTTGTAAGCCATTACCAAATTTAATACCAGCTGCAGTATTTTTAACCAATTGAATTTCAGCAGGAATAGTTGTTCCAATAACAGTTGTTATTAAATTACTTCCATATGAATTTTTAGGAATACCAACCGTTGAAATCGGAGCCCCATTTCTATCAGTTCCAATTGTTTGTTCGGTTGTAACTGAACTACCACTTTCAATTATTTTAATAATTGTATTAACGTTGTTAGAAATACTTTGAGTATTTGCGTTTGCTAACGTTGATTGAATTTGTGTTATACCACTAACATTTATTGGATTATTTATATTCCAAATATAATCGTTTGAATTACCAACTATTGCCGATGGTATATAATCAGTTCCATATCTAATAATATCCTCAATAATACCAAATGATTGTGATACTAATGTAACTTCAGTATTACTTGCAGATATAGATGATGTTACCGAATTAAATGCCGTAACTTTTATGTTACTATCAATATTTAATCCAATTTTTGGAGTTGGTAATATTTCTGATATTAAAATTTTATCGGTTAACGCATTTACATATTGAAGTGCATTTATTGTTTCAGTTAATTGAGTAGTATTTGCTACTGATGGAAATAAGAAATAATATAATCCAGCAGTTTCAGTTCTTTCATTACCACCATACAATAAATCAGTTGTAATATTATCAACAATGTATCCAACATCTCTTCTACATTTAGCTTGGTTATAATCTAAATTAGGATATTGAGTATTGATATATGTAATAGTTTCAGTTTGAATTAAACTACGATTTTTTCTCATTAAATCAACAGCCCCAATTACAGAATTAGATGCCGTTACAAATGTATCGTTGTTTAATAATTTTTCAGTTAATCGTTTAGCATATCTAATAGCATCTAATGTTTGATTTAACTGAGTAGTTGTTGCCTCCGATGGATATCTAAAGTAGAATTGTCCAGCAGTTACACTTCGGTCGTTACCTTCATATTTTAAATCAGTTCCTACTGCATCTAAAATATATCCAATATCACGTGAACAACTTACCTCATTATATTCGAATTCAGACCAAGATGATGAAATATATGCAATGGTTTCTGCTCTAACAAAATCTTTGTTATTAAAAATAATATTATATCCATTATTAATATTAGCGGATGATGTTATGTATTGATTTCCTTTTAAAATATTTTGTGCAACACCACTTGCGTATTTAACCGCAGTTAATGTTGGTTCTAATTGAGTTGTAGTAGCTTCGGATGGATATAAGTAATAAAATCTTGCACTCTTTATAGATTCTTCATTTCCACCATAAAGAATATCATATGCAGCTCCACTTACAATATATGAAATATCTCTCTTACAAGTTGTTTCATTATATGAAAACTCACTCCAAGACGAACTCATATATGCAATAGTTTCAGATTGTATAAATGGTATATTATTTATAAGTAAATTATATGCGTTTTGTTTTTCACTTGATGTGCTAGCATTTGAACTACTTGGTATAATTGTAGGTAAATCACCAGTCCCATATTCAATAGTATCATACACAATTGAAAATGATGATGATACCGAATTTATTGTTTGTAAAGATGATGTTGTACCTGTTTGATATTGGTTTACATTACTAAATTTAAAACTAGCAGATGTATTACTTACAATATTTGGAGCTATACCACCAGCTACAATAGACATAATTGTATCAAAACTATTATTAGTTGTAGTAATTGTAGGTGAATCTACAGCTGAGGTTTTGTATTGAACAATATCAGTTGCTTGAATTGAATGAGATACATTTGATATACGAACATATGATTCGGTTGCAGGATTTCCTCTTTCAATTATATCATATAATATATTAAAATTAGTATCAACACTTGCAATATTTTGTAATGATGCGGTTGTTGATGAAGTATATTGATTTTCACCAGAAATATTGTAAACAGATTGCGATGAATATCCATTTATACTACTTTTTGCAATTAAACTTGGTTTATTTACAATTCCATTGTCAATAATTGAACTTATTAATTTAAAATCAGCTTTAACTATATCAGACACTTCATTCGAAGAATCTTCCGATAAAAAGTATTGTGGTAAAACATTAGGGTCAGTTACTCTAATTCCGTTTTCAGTATTTGGTACCAATGCAGGAATCGTAGATAATCCACCTTCAATAGTATTAACAATAATTGAGTAATTATCTTGTACATTTAAGAACGCATCAAAGTTACCACCACTACCCGTAATAAAACGTGAACCAGATGCGTACATACCATAATCACCAAATGAGGTGTTAGAGTTAAGTAATACCGCATGTCCACCATCGATAACTTTTACTGAATATGCTGAGAAGTTTGTGAAGAATGATACCAACTGAATGAATCCCCTTCCAACAACTTGACAACCCACACCATTTGGTGCAACCTGTGTATATGCATCCAATACCATAGAGGCTAATGGAGAATCAGGATGGATTCTATTTCCATCTACGTTCAATCCACCACCTCCAGCAGGAATATCCTCATACAGCTCAAGGAATGAGTTCTCCTGATTTGAAATCATAGAACAGTTCTGAACGTATGGTGATGTTGTAATAAATGCGTTTGGTGCGAATGCAATTGCGAATCCACTTTGAGAATCATCAACCGATGGATATACTCTCAAACCAGCAAATGTCATCTCAGCAAGATAACAACCACTATTTACCCAAAATAAATCTTCGTTTTCGTTTTTAGCAATAATTTTAGTTACCCTTAATCCAGCTCCCCAAACAGTTGTGTTTCTTGGAAGTTCAATTGGGTTTTCTTCTAAATAAGTACCCGCATCAACAGTGATTCTAAATCCACTAAAAAGAGAACCAGTTGGTAAACCATATCTACCATCATCACCCGGAGTTGCTAATTGAGCAGCTTTCTTAATAGTTCTTAATGGAAATTGCGGTGAAGTACCACTATTATTATCATTACCATTTGTAGATGATACATAGATAGTTGAATCACTTTTTGCAAAATCCTCAACTAATATTCCACCAAATCTTTGTGTATCAACCGATATATCAGAAAAAGATGCAGTTGCATCCAATCTACTTGCCGCATTGGCAAATGATAATGCACCATCAATTTGTAATGACCCAGTAATTTCAACCGAACCAGTTATTCTTTGCTTATCCGAAGTACGAGTACCAATATCAATACTTTGTGATACTAATAAAGAGCCAGATATAAATACAGAGTTGCCTACGGATATACTATCCCTAAACTGATTTACTTCTTCTATTTGTTTCTGTGGTATTAATCTAGCCATTATACTATTTGTGTAATTTTACCTTTAATTTCAAAATCAGTTCTAACTACGTCAGCCGGAACTCTTGTTATACTTTCAGTAAAGGTTATAGTTATAGAAGTATCATCAAATGTTACCGAATATCTATCGTTTGTTTGCTTCACTCCGTATAAATATACATCTAAATAATCCTTGGAATCTGCAACGATTAAATCTTCATAAACAAATCTAAAATCATCCAAATTTAAAGTAAATAGTTCACCATTTAAAGAAATTGATGTTGGAGTTGCCTCATAGATAAACGTATCTTTGATTACTTCCAACACAAAATTTTGAAAAGATTCTCTATCCCTCTTTGTAGTTATACTACCTATATCTATATTTGGTTTTAATCTAGCCATTAATTAATATTTTCTAAATCACCTTCTATTTTTACTTCATCATTAGATTCAAATGCCCAAGGTTGTCCATAATTTGGGTCATTTGTATTTTCAATTGTTGTTGGGAAATTTGTTCTTATAAATTTTATGTGAAAATCATTTCCAACTTGTTCAAATTGATAATCTCTTGCGGCAATAAATCCACCCCATACAAATACATCAAATCTAGCAGCAGTTCTTCTTTTATCAGCAACTCTACTATCTAATGTTTTTAATCTACAATTTGTAGCTTTCCATATCCAATATAATGAATGTACCAAATCAACGGGTTCCAAAATGAATTCATTTGGTTCGTTAACTTCTTTCATTATATTTTTAAGAGTCTTTATGTTCATAGTTGTTCAAATTTTCCTACAATATCCACTTCATCATTTATATCAATATCAAATCCTAATGTATTATTAAATGTAAAAACGATTTCATTTGTAGTTCCGTTAAAAGAATAACTATAAGTTGATGCTGGTTTAAATTCTGAATTAACATAAACTCTAAACCAATTTAAAGTATCAAACGAACCAATTAGTTCATTTGGTAATATTGGTTTTCTAACATTTGTTAATTTAACAACACCTCTATTTACCCCACCAGTTATACCTACAAATTGTGCTGCTTGAGAACCCCTTATAGCAACAAAATCTATAACAAACTGATATTCATTATATATGTTAGGATTGGTGAACATAGTACCACTTAAATCCGTTTCTACACCCCATACAACTTTCTTTGGTGTGAATGATTTTTTAACAACTGGTGCCTCATCACGAGTTTCAGGAAGTAAATATGCATTTACCACCATTGTGAATGTTGTTCTTATAATTCTTTCCGAACCCTCTCCAACTTCTTGTTGATTATCAAACGAATCAATACGAGTTCTAAATTTGAATCCATTTTCAGTTCCCCAATATCTATCAGTTGCGTATTGAAATTGTTCAACAATTTTATTCATATGCTCGGTGAATGATGACCACACCATTACCTCATAAGTTACTGTTACATAGTCGGGTACCGAAACTTCATATTGTTCATATGCGGGTTTTGTACCACTTTGTAATGAAAATCGTTCGTATCTATTTGTTTTAGAGTATCTTACATAAGCAGGTAACGTATTAACATCTTTGAATTGAGCCATAGCGGCATCTCTTTCAATAGAGTTTCGTTTGAACATTACTAATGGTATTTGAATCTTACCTCTAGCATCTCTCAAATACCCATCTACTCTAGCGTTTTTCCAACGTTCTGCATTACCATATATAAGTGGTACTTTAACCGCATTACCATTTTCTTCCACATCAGGAATAATGGTATCTACCATATACTCAGCTATGGTAGTATCTATATCAATAAGTTTTACACCTTTAGTGAACTCTTTAGATATCGAACGCTGTAAACCTCTATTTGTTTCTTTTTTATTCATTAGATATCTCTCATTTCAGTTTGTATAGAACTTCTACGTGTCATAAATGTAGAACATATAATTGAGAATTTTTCTCCAGTCTGTCCACCAATTAATTGGTCCTCTCTTACATTATCAATTTCAAAGTATGCATTATTATGAGAAATAATATCTCCAATTTCTGGATAGAATCCCTTTCCCTCTAATGTGAAACGATTAAAACGGAATTGTACAGTCTGTCCACTATCTGGTCCAAATCCTTCATACGAAATACCAGTATCATCTCTCTCAATTACAGCAGTACATTGTGTTCCTTGAAAATACGATTTATTTAAAGATTCCCCATACAAATTTGTTTTCATATCAGAAATGACAAGTTTGTATAGAACTACAGTTGTTTCAATAACTGCATCTACCAATTCTCTTGATATTCCTTCAAAAAATCGGATATCTCTATCTAATGCAAATCTTGGCATATTATCCTACATATATTAGTAATGGAATTTTTTTCAACATCTCTTGCTGATGTTCTGATTCCTGAGCCTTAACTTCGAATTGGTTTTTTCTACTCAACTCCTCTAAGTTTTCTCTCAATTGTTCCATTAAATTATCCTTTTCAGTTTGAGCTTCAGCTCTTAGAGCAGCACCATCTAATGAAATTTCAGAACCTGGAATTGGAACTGAACTATATTTTTCTCTAATTGCTCCTAATAATTCCTTAGCAAGAGCAAGTGTATATTTTCTAATCCATTGTCTACCAACATCATTTATACTTTCATATTGAATAAAACTATATCCAATATTAGCATAATCAGAAACTACATTTGGCTTTACCTTTGTAGAATTGGTTACAAATTCATCGGATACAAAATATTCAAAATATAATTTACCAGCAGTAGTTGGTATAGGGAATATTTGTAATTTGTTGTTAGTAATATTAAAGGAGTGTGCTGATTTTCTAATTTCATCATTAAATTCAATTGCTTGAATTCTTAACATATCTTCGAAAATTGGCATTAAGATAAATTGAGCTGCTGGTGAGAATGAACCAAATCCAAACTCATCAATTAAGTTAAGAGTTCCCTGTCCACTTACTGAATACGGGTCAAAGAATCTATTGATTGCAGGTGTTGGTTCGTGAAATACTTTTGTTATTTGTATTCGCTTTCCAGACTCGCTTACATCAGCAAATAAAGTTTGTAAATCGTAATTTTGTTGTCCACCCACTAAATCAACACTACCTTTTTTGATATCAGTACTTCCACCAGCACCAGCTAATGTACCATATGCCTCAACAATACCAATAAGAGTTGGTAAGAATGAACCTTCAACAAATTTACCAGTGTAATCGGTACCAGTTGGATTACCCTTAAGTACATCCAAATTGTTTCTGATATTAAATTGATTTACCTGTGCACCGTATTCAGATACGGATTCTTCGAAACAAGCAAATAAACTTGCATCTACTAATTCCACATTTTGAATTGGGTATCCCAAACGAGTAGCAACCCAGTGGGCTACCTTTGGAGCATCTTCACTAAATTCATAATCGTTATCATAAGTTCCAAATGGAGTTTCTCCCGGAAAGAATGATGATGAACCTGGGTATATGTATTCTATTGCCATTTACTATTCCTTTCTAATTTTATCTTACCTATAAATATAAGAAAAAAAAGAATAGTGGTTTAGAATGGGATTATATAAAATTATGCTATTTGAGTTACAGTCACAATTACCGATGGTGTTGCGGGTCTAGTTGGTGATACTTGCGTTCCTTTATATTGCAATTGTCCGTTTGCGGTTGTTTTTGACCAATACAATTCTACATAACTTCCGGATGTAATTGGAGTTAAGAAGTTTAATGCTGCCACTTGGAATCCACCACCACTTACCTTTTCAATAGAGAAATCCGTATTTGAATTAGCTA